CCTATACCACCGGGGTTAGTCTCGACCTTCTCCTTCACACCAGAGGAGCAGTACTTGGTAGAGAGGTTTTTTGTTTTGTTACAGTTTAGTAATACATAAATGAAAAAATTTGAAATAACAAGAGAGTTGATATCAACTCTCTTGCTACAGTTCTTTTATCTTGCTGTTATTTATAAACATTCTTCTTAGTATATCATATCTCAATTTCTTAGGTCCTTTATAGATGTACTTATTTCCCTCTAATTGTTTTTTAAGTTTTCCAAGTTGCTCCATTACATACTTAGGGTTACTATAAGTAACATCGTACAATTCTACCCAGCTACTTTTAACATCGTTATCTGTGAATTTTACCTTTATATGTGCAACTATTAACCTGTGTCTACCATCTAATTTAACCTTTTCTACCAACGTAACTCTCTCTAGAGTAATATCTGCTCCAACTACTTTTTTATCCATATCAGCCTCCTTGTAGTTTATTTATTAATCCTACATCCTTCATCTTGTATAGGATTTCATCCATCATCGTTTTTATGTCCTCCAGGTATTCTACCAAAACAGGTTCTTCGATAAGATTAAGTATAATAACACTTTCTAACTCAGGATAATCAGTATCATGCTTAATTGCTTTCTGATATCTAAGTATAGAATCTATTTTTCTATACTTATTACCTAAAACATAGTCAATTATTTTAATACCGTCAATTACTGTATGTGAAAACATACTATACTCATCGACCATGTATCTTTTAATGGTCTTATAGAAGTATTTCATATTTTTCTTATTTACAGTAAAATCCAGTTCTATAGCCCAGGCATAATAAATCGGGTATTCGTCTTCGTATATTCTTTCTACATCTTCTAGATATCTGATTTTACCCGTTCTTTCATTCCTTAATGTATGTTTTTCCATATAGTTCCTTTTCGATTATTTTTGTTTTAATATAGCTTTGTAAATTCTTTCACCATTTTCGTATAATTTAATAAACCCTGTTGCTGGATTTATTAAACTCTCGCTTCCTAACTCTTTATTAATCCATTTCTTTAGTTTATATATATTGTCCTCATTTATTATACCCTTATAACTATTGGACTTGTTCTTATACTTAGTTTTCCATAAGTCTAGTAAAACAACAGCTTCACCTACTCTACCTATAACACTATTTTTTGGTATTTCTTTTATCTCTGATACTTCTACACCGCTCAATACTCTTTTGAGTTTACCTACTAATATCTGGAGATACATAGGGTCTCTCATTACGAACTTCCTATTAAGGATATTATAGGTTCTATCAAATCCTTTAAAAGCATCATGGTTAGCACTCATTTGTTTTAATTTAATAGAAGATATCTGCGTATTGTTTATCATAACTAATTGATATTTATATGTAAATTCAAACAACTCTGGACAAACGCTACTACCTTGTTCTTTGTCCTCTAATAAATTAATAGCATTTATAACAAGATATAACAGCATCTCTTCTTTCATGTTTTTCAAATCTTTTTTACTAAACTTCTTGATTTTAGGAAATTTGAGAGACAAATATGACCTCACTAATCTATTCTTGTGCTTAGATAGAATCCTTTCTATTTTGATGTCTCTTATTTTTTCTTTTCCTAATTCAATGTTTTTAACATCCTCAACGTCTATATTTGTAAAAATACAAGGATTATTTACTTCACCATACTTTCTACAGGCTTCGGGTCTGTGATCATATATTTTACATTTATATGTTTCTCCGTCGAAGAAAACACAAGGTCTATCCGATAAAACCACTTTACTACCGGTCACATCTTCTTTACTCACCACGTATAAGTAATTATCATCACCTCTCACTATCTGTATCTCATCACTCATTTCGCTTATAAGACTATTTTCAAAATGAACTTTTGCTAGTTCCTCGTCTTTAAAAGGAACAGCTGTATCACAACAGCCTAGTCCCTTTTTGTTACATTCCAAACATTTTTCTAAACATACTCCTGGTGTACATTTTCTTTTATCCATGTTTACTCCTTTTTTTCTTATTTGTTTAATTCAGTTTAGTTATGTAGTATTAAAAATTAATTAAGTTTAACATACATAGGGAGTTAGTTTAACTCCCTATGTATGCATAAATAGTGAATCCGGTTAATACAGCATATGCTAAAATTCTTAAGCTCCAAGCCAACATATAAATAGCTAATGCGATAGGGTTATTTTTAATAACGTCATCCATATTTTCCTCTTCAAATATCTTAAAATACTTATCAGTATAGAAATCTGTGACAGTCTCTATAATAATCAATCCTACCGCAACCATTAAAAATATCTGGATAGTTAATAACAATCCTCCACCTACAGGAAGATTTTCTAATAGTTTTACATTAGGGTCTAATGCTAATGTATAAACAAAATACACAATCAAAGCCGTTATAAGAATAATCGTTCTTTTCTTTTTCATTCTTACTCCTTTCTAATAATAAAATTCACTATCGTTGTTATCTAAAATCTCTTCTGTTTTTTCTTCGTATTTATTTACGATAGATTTAACGTTATTTAACTCTAATTCAAGTTTAGTGATTTTATCACTAAGTTCTTCATTCTTCTTTACGAGACTCATAACTAGTTTTCTCAATTCCTCTATTTCAGTACTTTCTATATGTAGTTCTTTATTTTGTTTTATGTCTTGTAAATTAATCTTTAGACCCATTGAATACTCCTTTAAAATATTCTGCTAATACTTTAAAATTCTCGAAATCGTATTTAGTACATTTCTGTCTATAACTTCTTTTAAAGTTATTATGGAAGTTCATATGGCAATGATAACACAACGTTACTCCGTTATTGATATCGAATCTTTGATCTTTGAAATACGAAGCGTGGTTAAGATGGTGTGTTTGTAGTCTCTCTTTTGAACCACATATTACACATTTACCATCTCTTTCTATTACTTTATTATGCCATTCTCTATATTCCTTACTATTTCTCCAACTAGACATTGTTAACTCCTTTTACTTAGCGATATTAGTACTTCACTTATAGATTCATCAAGGTTACCTATTTTGTCTAATACTTTTTCCATTGTATTTTCTAATCTGTTTATTGAACCATCTACTTGGTTCTTATATATATTAAAAGTCTCTTTAGTCGTATACTCGGAATTAGCGTCTGTCTTGGATATGTATTTTTCTTTAAATACCGTTATCTCGGTTTTCAAGTCGTGTACGACTTTATTAAATTCTAGTATGGAGTCATGTAGATTATCATATTTTTGAAATAGAAGTTTTTTATAGTTCTCGAAAATCTCGTATTTTTCTCTTATTTCTTCTTTTAAAGCTGAAACGTCTTCATTTATTTTTCTTTCTAATGCAGAATCTGAAGCTTGTGAATCTGTTATTATCTTCTCTATATCTTTTATAATAGATTCTATCTTTATTGTAAGCATATCTCCTAAGTGGTTTACTGAATTATTTACATAATTAGGTATGGTATTCTCAACTTCTTTATATAGGTTTTTTATCTTACTCTCAGCTATTCTCATAGACGCAAATATAGATCCTCCAAATCCTATAATAGCTATAACGATCTCTATTAAACCTGATTCAAATATGGAAGATGTTGTTTGATGTATTGTATTTGGATCAGCCATCTCAAACTCCTTAGATATCCTTATAAAACATTAAAGTCATCAAAAAGAAAAAAAAATAGCTAGGATAAGTCCTAGCTGTCGATTATTTTATAATCTTTTATAACCCCATCTTTCTTTAACACATCTAATACAGGGGACAATACCTCTTGTACCTCCTCTTTACTGAGAGGAGATCTATAGTTTTCATAATAGACTGTTACATCCTTATTACTTAACGGAATTACCCCTACAACACCTTTCCAGACATCTGGTTGTCCGAATAGATGACAGCCCAAATTTTTACTATAACCATCAGGACTGGATTTAAAATACACAACTGGAAACACTTCCTTTAGAGTAATTCTTAAATCCAACCTTATGCTACCAACAAATCTTTTAACAATTTCACCATCTATTTCTACCTCGGTCTTAACTCCATAAATTTTAAATAAATCTTTTTTCATTTCTACTCCTTTTTTTTTTATTTTTGTTGTTACAAATTAATTATATACAACTGTATTGAAATAAAAATAAAAAAAGGAGACAATATGTATAGTAGAATACTAAGTGAACAAACCATAAGAATTAATATAAGCATAGGCATAATAGAATTAGCAGGAGTGTTAAAGGAGTCTAAAATACCAGATGAGTATTTATATGGTGTAAGTGACTTACAAATAAGTACTGATATTTTAGGAACTATACATATCAATGGCATAATAAATAAATATAACTTATCAGAATTCGCAAACTTTGTATTAGTAATGTTCGATATGAGAAAATTACATCTATTAAGACTTGAGGGTATTGTAGAGATTATACCGGATTATAGTAAATATGGTTTATTACAGGTAAAAATCGAAACTATGAAAGATCTTATAGAGTATTTAGCTTATGACAGATCAGCTATAATTGCTTATAAACTTAACGGAACAAAATATTACGATATTATAAGGTTTAACTATAAAACAGTCTATATAGATAATCTAAACAAGATAGACAAAGGATTCTTGGTATTCAGTAAAAAGACGACAGACGTCGATGAAGTTATTAAATTAAATACGTATGTGGATAGAAGATTTAGAAGGATATACTATCCTGATTCATTAATACTCTTACCATTTGATAAAATAACTAGTACTGATAATACTTGGTATAGGGGTAGAAAAGTCCTAACTGATAAATTAGAGGACCAATACGAACTTATAGATATAGTTGAATCTATCTATAGTAGCGAATTAGAAAGTGATTTTGATTATGAGGATATTTCGGTATTTTACGAAAAAGAAATAAAATTATTAGAGTATAAGCCTAATTTGAAAAAAGTTACTAAGGAGTAATTACTCCTTAGTAACTCTCCATATTGCGTCATGGATACCAGGCCAAGTGTCTATAGGAATGAAATCATATTCCATAGACTCTAACATTGTCCAGAATGCGTCGTTAGACACACAGCCTCCCATTCCTTCACCGACCACAACAAGCTCCTTACCTCTTGGTAATTTCTCTAAAACTTTATGCATATAGTCGTCCTTATAAGGAGGCCATATACTTAATATAACATCGTAATCGAATTCACTCATAGCTGATAACGCATCTTTTTCTATCACAGGAATATTTCCTTCTGTGTGTATCCTAAAGGTCTCGGCTACCTCGTTGAATTTTTCAGAACTTTTATCAGTAGCAGTTATATCAATCCCTAACTTATTTAATCTATTAGCGATTAATCCGGTACCAGCGTTTATCTCCAGTACCTTCTTACCTTTTAATAGTTTATACAGTTTTTGTATATTATCTTCAGTAGGCATCATCCAGCTGAAATCCGTTATAAAATCTCTATTTACAATACCGCCAACTATTAGCTCCATAACCTCTTCTTCACTCATTTGTTTTTTCTTAGAATATAATAACTCCTCTTTAGAAGGGAACAAATTCCCTTCTACAATATTTAATACTAAGTCCTCTAAAAATTTCATCATCATCTCCTTTTCTTATTTTTTTTTTACAACTTAGTAATATATAAACATAAAAAATAAGAATCGTATCGTGGGACTATTTTTCCCACGATATATAATTTTCTATTTTCCATCTATCGTTATTCTCATCTATAACGGATATTAAATCATATCTATCTTTAAGAATAGGATAAAAATATTTTACCCTAGCACTATCGTATAATTTAATACTCTTAACAACGATGCCATATTTATAACAATGTAATCTAATATACTTCTTCATATATCCTCCTATTAATCAAACTCCATAGGTTTACATACATACTCTACCTCAGCAGTATCTTCTTTAATTTTTTCCCATCCATCAAATACCTCAGGAGATTTATAAGTAGTAGATGTAGATTCAAACATATTTACTTTATTTTCTGTCTCATCTTCTATAGCTGCTATTTTATCTAAATGTTTGTAAGGATTTTCTCTTTCTGGGAAGATAGACGCTAATCCTATATCTTTAAGTCTCATATTTGCTAAATAATAAGTATAATCCTCTATAGTCTGTCCACTCATACCTAAAATATTATTACCTATGAAGTGGTTAGCGAATCTGATTTCTTGTCTTACTGCTTCTTTAAATAAGTCATAAACAAGTTCTTCGTCCCAGTCATCGGGATTCTCTTCTTTAAAGATATTTATAATATGTTTAAAAGCTTCACAATGTAAAGACTCATCACGTTTAATAAATTTAATCTGTATATTGGTAGCAACCATCAGTCCTCTAAACGCTAGGTTATGGAAAAACATAAAACCATTATAGAAGTATAATCCTTCTAACATATAGTTAGCAATAAGTAATACTAAGAAAGCTTTCTTATCGTTACTATCCTTAAATGTTTCGTATAGTTCTGCTATGTATTTATTTCTCTCTAAAGCAATAGGATCGTCCTTCCATAAATAAACTATGTGTTCTATTTCATCTATAGATAACATATTCTCTAAGATATATATGTAAGATAATGAGTGATTAGCTTCTTCCCAAGCTTGTCTAACTAACCATAACACTACCTCAGGAGCAGTTATAAAATTTGCTATATTAGGTAGGTTGTTAGTCTGTATACTATCTAAGAATACTAAATATGATAAAATACCGTCATATGCGAATTTTTCTTCTTTTGTTAGTATATTCTTGTACTGTTGTTTATCTTCTGTCATTGATGACACTACGTCAGGTAGCCAGTTATGACTATAGGCTTTATAATACAACTCTATAAAAATAGGATATTTAATTCTAGAAGCTACGAAGAGATTCGTAATATCTCCTCCTATGAGTTTTATGTCCTCGGACGCATTTGGATTAAAGAGTTTTTTCTTAAGACTCATATCTAAGTCATTAATGACTTTCATCATTCTTTCTTCTTTTCTTCTTTTTACTAAATCTAATATCTTCATATCTCATCCTTTAATTAGCGCAATCTATACATTCTTGTTTTTTATTATCTTTTTTACTCTCTCTATCAAGAGTGGTTGAATAATAAACAGCTTTTAAATCACCACTTAAAAATCCATCGATTATTTCATTACTTATTTCATCTATGGTGTTAAGATTAGGATTCATATTTAACTCCATAGATATACCCGTGTCTATGAATTTTTGTAATGCTCTTGTGAATTTAATCAAGTCTGTTACTTTATACTGTGTTCTTGTTTTATAATACCAGTATTTCTCCTTAATAAATCTAGGTAAGATAGGTATGTTCAAACCTGATAGAGTTTCATAATAGAACTTATTAAATACAGGTAAGTAACTAGGCATTACACCCATAACTAATGAAGTAGATGTATTAGGGGCTATAGCTGTTAGTAAGAAGTTTCTTATACCGTATTTTTTAATATCCTGTTGTAAACCTACCCAGTCGAAATTGTTGCCAGTATATTCTTTAGATAACCTATTAAGCTCTTTAGGGTCTTCTCCTAATAGAGTATCATAGTTATCTGGATTAAACCAAGGATAACTTCCTCTCTTTTTAGCTAACTCTACAGAAGCTTTATAAGCGTAATATGTTAACCTCTCTGCTTCTGCAGCTCCAAATCTTCTACCTTCTTCAGTATCATACATTAATCCTTTATAAGCCATAACGTCTGCCAACCCTAAAAATCCTATACCTATATTTCTTAATCTTCTACTACCGTATTCAGCTTCTTTTACTGGATAGCTAGTCAAGTCTATAGATTTGTCTAACATATCCACTGCATGGTAGACAACGTCGTAGTATTCATCGTCTGTTAAATCCACGCATTTAACAAGATTTATGGAGATAAGATTACAGCTATGATACATACCGTCAGTCTCAGTTGTTTTAAGTTTTTCATTCTTACATTCAGTCTTCCAGGTAGTAGCTACCTTACATACTGAGAATGATTCGTTACATAAGTTACTCATAGGTGTGAATAATCTTCTTTCTTTATTAGTCTCATTCTTTAGATAGTTAGACTTGTTAAGATTATCAAAGTTAGCTATATACATAGAACCTATCTCTATCCAGTGCCATAGGAATTTACTCCATAAGTTATTAGCTTTTATTTTTCTGTAATGTGTTAGTTTCCCTTCCTTACATAATCTTTCTGCTAATTCTAAAGCTCTATAATATTCTTCTCCGAATAACTCTGTAATATCTATACCTGTTAGTTTCTTAAAGTAATAATGATTAAACTGGTATACGTATTCTTTGTTTTTAACTTTCTTCATAAAGTAGTTATCAACGATAGGTTGTGGGAATATCTCAAATGTTTTACTTCTGATATCACTCTTAGTTTCAACTCTTGCTTCTATAAAATCTTGAACATCTAAATGCCACCATCTCATACCCACTGTTATAGCCGCTGCTCTTGTACCTCTTTGATTAACAGCCACAGCTATGTCATTTATAATTTTAGTCCAGTGAGTTATAGGATTAGACTTAGGTACGTTTCCAGAATACGAATTAGAAGGTCTTAGTTTAGATATATCCCAACCTACACCACCTCCTTCTTGAGATATAATACTCATATCCGAAATTGATTTTAGTATTGATGGTAGATTATCATCCATAACTCCTATAAAACAACTTCCTGTATTACCGCCTCTTCTTAAGTTCTTTTTAAAAGGTGTTGCTAACGATATAAATTCTTCAGATAAGTATTTATACTTAGTAAAGAAGTCGTCTCTATTATCCGCTAATAATACAGCATTAGCAATATGGGATATGAAAAGGTATTCGATGGGTCCGTTTATATTCTTAACTAGATATCTATCTAACTCTATAAGCGATTGTCTTATTAATTTATTAAAGTCCGGATGTTTGTTAATATCTATATTTTTCCAAGTACCGTAATATATGTCCTCGTCTTTAATGTTAAGTTCTCTAAGTTTTCTGATAACGTCTTCTGTGTAATATCCTTTATCTGTTAAATACTCTATTAGAGTTAACCAGTTAGAAAACTTTATGCCTGTATTTTTATATACCCTACTGTAAATATCCCACATAGCTAATCTACCAGCTACGATTTCCCAGTCAGGATTATCTACAGAAATCTCCTTTATAGCTGTCTGTAGAAGTATTTCCTGTATCTCGGATGTTTTAACTTTCTCTGGTAGATAAGCATGAAACTTAGCTTCAAATTCTATAGGATTTATAGTTGTATTTTTAGTAGCAAATTCTATCTGTCTTTTAATTTTACCAGGATTAAACGGTTCTTCTCTACCATCACGTTTTATAACTACCTTACACATCATCACTCCTTAATAATTTTAATTTTAATAGCAAGATATCAGTTTTTCTATATCTTTTTCCAAAACATTTCGTTAATTCCTCTAACTTTTCTAAAACCATATTTTCTATAATAACCGTATAGATTTCTGTCTTTAATAGTTACTTTTATGTGTTTAAAATTACTCTGTAGGTATTTAATTAACTTCTTACCTATTCCTCTTTTGAAAGAATTGAGATATTCTAAATAGAGTATGCTATTTTCCATAAAAACCTCAGCGCCTCCTTCGACTCCGTTTTTACCGATGACTAAAAAATAAAAATAGTCATCTTCTTTTATTCTTTCTAGATCAGGTTGCAATACCAAATCTTTATTTTCTAATAAAAAAATAGTATCGAATTTAGAATTGCTTTTTCTGTTTATATAACTGAGGAGTAAGCATTTATACTCCTCGTAATTGAATTTATTAATTTCTATTATCATTCTCACTCCTTTTAAATATAATAGACTTTCTACCAAAATCTTTTCCGCCTATCTTTTTATAATAATTACGAACTTTTTCGTTGATAGGCGTTGTTACTAACCTATCTTTTATGGTTAGTAACTGATTTATTAAAATTCTCCCGTATCCCTTTTTGGTGGATACGAGAATCGAAATTTCCCAAATTTTTAAATTTAAATCGTAAACTAGAACAGCAATCGCGTGGTCATTATACCATACCTCAACATCACCTGTATTAATCATTTCACTTATATGTTCATAATCATCCTCTTCAGTATCCCAGAACCCATGTGGTTCTAGAATACTTTTGAAGTATTCAAATTTAAATCTTCTTGCAGGATTCTCTGTATTCCATACTCCTAATCTAAATCCATTTACATGTATCATATCTACTCCTTTTTTATTTTTTTTATTACATTTTAGTAATATATAAACATATAAAAATAAAAAAAAGAGACTATAGTAGCGTAAACACGCTACTATATGTTTTCCTCGTATACATATGTAAGAATAATAACTGGTAAAAATATAATAACGAGAATTAATACTATTATAAATCCCATAGACGTAGCTAATGCGAATAGATAGTCGACTAGCATGTCTTTGAACCTCCTATCGTACTTAACTCTCTCTTCTCTATAAAATAGTAGAATAGTTATAAAACCTGCTACTACCCAAAATATGAATACATAAAACATAAACTCTATCATTTCTCAATCCTTTCGTAAATTAATTCTTTTATAGCTTTTACAACTTCAGCTGTTTCCTTTTGAACTCCCGGTCTACTTAGTATACTAGTAGCATTTCTTTCTAATAGCAAATGACCCCAAGCTTTAGGGTCGTTTAACCAACCACCTATAATCCAGGTATTATATTTAAGGTGGTTACTCCATCTGTTATATATTTCTTTTTTATATCCCAAAAGTTTCAAGAATTCACTACCTACTATAGGTGAAAATTTATTTAACATAAACTCTAATATTAGATTTCTATCGTAATTAGATTCTTTTATTTTTGTCAAGTATGTACTAAATTCTAGTGTATTAAACTTGTTTTCCAAAAAATCTTCTATTAACCCGATATTCTCTTTCCACCTTTCAGTTATATCCCCGGGTAACCAATAGTCATCTTCAGAAGCATATCTCATACTGATAGATATCTGACTTAATCTACCGTGTGTTCTGATTTGCGCAAACGCGAAATATGGAGCCTTCACTTCCACGATAAAAAAGTTCTTGTATTCATCATTCATATCAGCTAGGCTGAATAAGATATCTTCTATCTTTATTCTTAGATATACTCCAGCATCATAATTCCTGATAACAGACTTAACATACATTAAATCTCTTAATAAAGCTCTTCCATTAGTGAAAACATTATACGCGTTCGTTATAATCATTCCGTCTTCGGATATGATAGACTTATGACTATAGTCCCATATATATGAATGTTCGATAGGTAGCCTAAATAACGACTCAGTATTGTTATTATACACGTCTACATTAGTAGTATAATAATTAACGTAAGCTATGTTGTCGTCTATCTCTATCTTAGCTTTTAAGATAACCGGTATAAACTCGAATGGTCTACCAGGAACATTCAACTCTTCCATCAAATCTTCATAGTCTTTTTCTATCATATACGATTTATCTATCGCTCTCTCTGTTATATAAATACTTTCTACATCCATATCCCCAGCTGCTTCCTTTAATAAATGCTTAAATCTTAATTCTGGGTTTTTACTGAAATCTTTACCTCTGGATATAGCAGCTATGGAGGTAACTGTTCTGATTATCTGTTCTTTATCTTTAACTAACTCCGAATAATCAGTAATGCCTAATTTATCCTCAACTGTTTTAACGTATCCTTTATCCCATAATTTAATTTCTCTCATTTCTGACTCCTTTCTTTTTTATTTTTACCAACTAGCTTCATATTTAAATTTATCAAACATATTTTCAGGGATTTTGTCTATTTCTTTTATAGTAAATTTAACCTTATTTAGGTAACTATCATCTATATCCGTGTTACCGAAGAAGAATCCAGACATAGGCGGTAGTAATTTATTAACTTCTTCAAATACTTCACCTTCTGTTAAAATAAAGTTGTATGGATCATCTACTGTATTAGTGATGAGTTCAACAACTTTTTCACAAGTCTTTTTCAATTCTAATAAGTCGTCGTAATCAACATACATACCTTTGAGACACTTATACTCGCTATCACAGAAATGTCTGTAAAACCAACCGTGTATCATATTAGCTTTTCTCCAGTATATAACTGGTCTAATATAGTAATCAAGCTCTTCTCTTTTCTTTTCTATTTCAGATAAAATATTTCTAATCTCTTCTATTTTCTTACTAGTATCTGTTAGTATTAATCTGTTAACTAAATCCTTAAAACCTTTAAGTATCTCTTTCTTTTCTTCCTTAGTTAAATCCATAATAGTTATAGGAAACATGTTGAAAATGTAAAATCCTATATCTTCGTCATCCATTAAATTATCTGTAGCAACTACTATTACTTTTCTTACAACATCGTCTCTCACGTCGTCTCTTAGATACTTTTCATATTTATCGATGAAATCATCTATATACCCCTTATTTTCAGTCGAAAACTTTTTGGTAATTTCTTCGCCTATTTTATTTAACTTATCTGTTAAATCTTTTACCTCTTCTTCTAACTTCACAGTTTTATCGTATTTAACGATTCCTGTTAGATACATATCTAGTCCCATTTTAACTCCTTTTTTAGATTTGTTTTGTTGCAAGTTAGTAATATTTAATCAATTATGCTTAAAAATAAATATGGAAGTATGTAGGGGTATCCCTACATACTTCCTTTAATCTTATGTATGGTCGACACAGCTTTACTTCCAGTGTCATTCTGCTTAGATGTAGTTAATTTTATTAGAAAATCACCGAAACCTATGTTTCTTAAACTTCTTTCTGCAAACCAGAACAATATAATTATCCACATAGAGTTGTATATCATATCTACATACTTCTCTTTTAAATCTGGTTTCCACAAAATAACATATAGAAACAACACAAAAAATCCTAATGTTAATACAGGTCTTATTAATCCTTTTAGAACTATCAAGAACCTAGGTTCTGATTTATCTGTTACTAATGTATTATCCATGGTACTACCTTTTATCAATTAGTAACGTTACAAAAACTATTATAAATACAAGCATGGACGGTAGGACAGTAAAAAATACATCACTTATCTCTGGAGTATGATATTCTCTATCTATACCATCCATTACCTCTTTAATTATAGCTATAAGTAGGATAAAAGATATTGTAGATAGAATAGCTTCCATAGGTCCTAAATAGAAACCTGAAATAGGATAAATTATTAATGTTAGAATTAATCCATAGAAGAAATGTATAAATTTATCACAAGATGCGATTATTAACATATCGTTTATTTTATTGTAAATAGTTTTAAAAAATTCCATTTTTTCCTCCTTTTTCTATAAAATAGATATATGTCGTCTTTATTAATGTTCGTTACATAGCATTTAGAACTTTTCTTATTCGAGCTATAGTCACGTAGTAATAACTCAAATAGGAAGTTAGGAGATATGTTAGATGGATCGTAATTCCACATAGGTCTAAATGATGCTATTTTTAAAGCATTAGAAACAGCTTCGCTACAAAACCATCTATCACTCCTATCTTTAGTTGGAAGTATAAAACCAAATATACCAGCTATATCATATTTAGCTCCGCTTATCTCCTTAAAAAACTCTTTTATAATACTAAATTCCGTCTTCTTAATAGCCAAATCTACATATACCCAACCAGGTTCATGTATGTTATGCTCTACACAACCCGCTGATTTAGTTATCTCTCTGGAAGAACATTTAATCCATTTACCCTTATCTTTATAAATGAGTTCTACGTGTGAAAATGGACCGTTAGTCCACCAGGCTATTAATTTACTATACCATTCACCTTTAGGACCGTCTGCTACTACAAATCCTAACTTTACGTCTATTTCTTCCTCATGCATGACCTAGTCCTTATCTAAAAAGTAAATCATCGTATTCTAAAAAAAAAATATGGAAAGGGGTATCTACCCCCTCTCCATAATTAAATACCCGAACATAAATCCGACTATAAAACTTAATACCTGTATCCAGGTAACGGTGTTAAGATTTCTATTAAGATAATGTACTGTCAGGATACTAAAAAAGAAAATAGTACCGAGTATTAGCGTCTTATCTAAGCATATGAAAAACTTAACATAAGTTAAGAAAACACCCATAAAGAAGTATAATAAATACTTATAAAATTTTCTCATAGTTTAGACCTTATGTCTTAAGACACTAAATCCATAAAACCGTGTTCTTTAAATATAGCTATAACATCTTCTTCAGAAGATTCTGTAGTTAAGTCTTTAGCTTTTTTGAGTATATCTATAGCAGCGAATGGATCTTTATAGAAAACAGTTTTAACAGCTATTCTATACTCATCGATTAGCGTAGCGTAATAGTCTAACAGATTCGTCCATTTTTCAGCTGCTTCTACTATCCTTTTAGCATAATCCTCAACACTGATACCTAAGATTTTAGCAGATATACTAAGTACTCTTTCAGCGTTAGCATCTTTATTATTAAGATATGCTTTAGCTAGTTCTAACTTAGCGTTATATCTCTCTTTAAGCTCTTGTGTAACATCTGGTTTATCGGCTATGATTTGTTGGATTAAATTATAAAAATGATCAGCTATTCTTGTAGTCAAAATGTCGAATGCTGTAGCTCCGAATTTTACTATATCTTCTTTACTTATTTCATCAGGTGTAGGTAGTTGTAATTCTACGTTAAGTTTTACGTATAAGTCTCTAGAAGGGATAACTTTACCCTCGTCTACTAGCTTTTGACACTCGTCTTTTAAAGGTCTTTTATAAAAAGGAGTTAAGAACTCTTCATGCGTAGTTGGTTCTTTATAACAATCAGTATTAAATACTTTATAACCATCTATAACATCGTAATATACTGCGTACTTATCGTTATAGAAACCTCCCGGTAACATTAGTTTAGTCTCGTATTCTTTAACATATTTATCTACGAGTTCGTTTGCTTTCTTACATAAAACAGCATATTTTATTGCAGTTAAATATGCATCTGGTTTGTTAGATTTAATAGCGTCGTCTATGTTTTTAACGACATTACAACTTGTTCTAAGTTTATCAAGTGTTAACATATCCTATCCTTTTAAATTATATTTACCTTGTACAGGTATCAAGAAATTTGGATATACCGTAACTGAACCAGTATCTATGAGTAGAACTATACATACTTTTAAATAAAAGAAAAAACTAAGAGGAGATTATTCTCCTCTTAGTGATTTATAAAATATGTCTCTATTTGCTTCTAATTCAGTTATTACTTTATTCAGTTCTTCTATAGTTGTAATATTTGTAATCATATCTTCTGCTTTTTGTCTGTGTCCGATAGCTGTACCTACGATAGCTTTATACGCGATCGCTTTCTCTATAACTTTATCTACTAATACCTCTAAACTAATACCTCTGGTAACAGAAATTTGTTTAAGTAATGGGATCTCAGCGTTTTCTGGATCAGCTTTATAAGCTAAAGCTTCAAGTTCTTGTTGATTCCAAGTTTTTTGTTCATGTTCAGGATATGTTTTAGTAATTAAACTCATAGCTTTATCGAACTCTTTGTTAACCTTCTCCAACAGAATAGGTTTAATGAAGTCTACGTATTGATTCATATCTACTTCAGGCTCTTCCCATTCTTCTGCAGCTAACTGTAGGAAGTATTTAAGAGTAGGTCTTACTTTACCTTCGTTAATTAGTTTTTGACATTCTTCCTTAAGAACTTGGTTACCTTCATCATCCATAGTGTAACAGTCATCTTTAAATACTTTTTCTTTAACAACTACAATTTCACCTGTTTCTTCATCTATCTCTTCTTTTTCAATCTCATTAACATATTCAGCGTATTCGATAGGATTAAACTGTTCGTCATAGTCAGGATAAGTCTTTTCATACTCTCTTTTCTTTTGTTCTATGTAATTTTTGTATATGTTATATTTTTGTACATCTTCCCAGTATACTCTAATAACGTTTTCTGGTTTGTTTTGTTCTATTACTAATCTTAAATCTTCTTCTGTTTTATACAATCTCATTTACAACCCCTTATTTTGTTATTTTTTAAAGAAAAAAGGATTACAGGGAGAACCCTGTATTTATTAGTTATTGTTATAGAAGTATGGTAGTGGTACCCTTTTTTGTCCTATAAGAACACGTTTACCGTTTAAGTCGGTTACAGTAGTCGCATTATCAACGATTTGGAATTTATTGTCATCTCCCCAAGAAGATATATTTGAATCGTATTTAAGTTCTTTAAATACGTATTGTAGATATAATCTGTTATTATGTTGTGTTAAGTATCTTGTAAATTTAACAGTTGGTGAATTATCGTGTTGTAGATAAAAGTCGCTATTGACTAAATGTCCTCCTCCCCAACTACGTGGATCGAAAGTATCGCGCGCTAATCTTGGGTTTAGTAAAATACTTGTATCGTTATTATAGCTACCATCACCAGTAGGGATTTTATTTATTAGACTTTGCACGGCATATACGCCATATCCATAATAAGCAGAATTAAAGAATCTTACTTCGTTATCTTTATGTAGGATATGATCATTATTAGCTAATTCCATAAAATCGGCTTTTGTTTCATATACTACAATCACTTTCATTAGGTCTAACATTTCTTGTTCAGAACTATATCCTAAATCGTTATATGAATCAACGATATTTAGATTAATAATATTTTGTATAAGTTTCCCGCTATCTACTAGATACGATAATTTATCAGCTCTAGATACATCTTCACGTCCCTTATTCTTAAACTCCATGAAATTACCATCTTTATCACTTACTAAAACTTTATATATACCATTTGTATTAAAATACTTTTTAGATAATTTATAGAACTGGTCACCATAGGTAACATCTATCCCTACATCAGTAGGTAGTAAACTATCACCTTCTTCACTTACTAATAATGGAGTACCGTTGAGTCCTTTTTCTAGCCACTCTTTTGGATATCCTCCGATTTCTCCATCATCACCTAAATCTACCCAATTATCAGTGTTACTATAATCCTCTGTATCCGGATCGATAGTAATCTCACCTCTATCCACTAAACTTCTGTAATATTTACCATTAGCTTTTACATAAGTGTTTTTGTTAATAACTGCTTTTTGGTCATCTCCAGATACTGTGGTATACTCTACTCTATCTTTTAATGGTCTTGGATCTCCTATGATATCTGTTTGAATATACGTGTTATTATATACATAACTTCTATCTTCAGGTAACATTAACATCATATCTATCTCATAACCAGCACCCCAAGGCATCCCGCTACTACCACTAGTATTGTGATTAAATGTTATTCTAAACATTCTATAACCATTACTTTTAACCATTAGTTTAATAAAGTTCTTACCATCGCTCACACCTACGATTGTACCAGGTTTAAACATTAGCGTTTTGCCTTTATGTATTAACCCATAATCATCAGTACCTCGTCCAATATACAAAACATAACCGTCATAACTTTTAGCTTTAGAAGCACTACCAGTATATAAAACTTTTTCACTAATTACTACATAGTTTTTAGAGTTTTCTTTACCTCTTCTTTCGCCTACAATATCTTTAAGTTTCTCTTCTTCTAAAATTTCAGCTAAAGGTTTTCTATTAGCGTTCATTCTTAAGTCTTCTACATCCATTTGGTTAACCTCGTCTGCGTATAGACCTGCTTCATGACCGCTTATTTTAGAAGCTATGTAACCGGTTCTATATTTAGTACTACTGTCATCAGCTGGGACTACGCTCTCATCTTCAGTAACCGCTGCTATTTTACCAGTATCGAAGCAATCTTCTAGACTACCTACAAATCTAGTATCTAGTGCATATTCTTCAAGATTCAACATCCTATCATCATTTTTATCATACGCAACTGCAGTACCCTCAGGATTCAATACTTTGTTAAAGATACCATCATTACGTCTTTGTACTAAAGCTATCGGAATAGCTCTGTATTTAACATCTAGTTTATAATCCCCCTCGCCATCAGTAACTAATTTACTATCTATATAAGAACCACTAGCATTAAAATAACCTTCTCTTAGTTTTATATCCCAGTAGATAAAGTTACCGTTCCTATATGTATAATCTAATGGTTTAACTGCTTTACCTTGTGGCGTGATTAATTTATAGTTTAAATATTCTGGTCTAGGTCCGAAGTTACCAATAATTCTATTCCAAGTTAATAAAGACCCGTTATCAGAACCCTTAACAACTCTAATTCTATATCTTCCTTGTGTCCATTTACCATCTCTACTTAGGAAGATGTTATGGTCTGGGTTACTTGCTAATATAGTTTTTTGTTCATCAGTTAACTGACTCCATTTGTAACCTTTACCCACTAACTCACCTGGTTCTTGCCAAGTACCAAACAAACTGTAAGTATCTGCTCCTGGGAAATCTCCTTCAGTAATACCAGGTACATCATCTACATTATCACCTCTGTATTGTGTATTACCATATGGATATATAATATCTTTTTCTTCAATATGTTCTTCCCAGTATTCTAAGAATACCAAGTCTTGTCTAGATATAGAATCTCTGGCTTCAAATTTAGAACCATATTCGTAAATGTCGATACCTTTATCCATATCCATTAGACATACCACAGGTTGTTCTTCTACTTGTTTGACTGAGACGTTATCTAATTTAATAGTTATGTCTTCGTTTTCATCAGTAGTATGGAAGAAAAATCTTATTAAATTAACTGTCTTTTTCCCTACGAAGTCGAATTCGAAGTCTTCAAATTCATTTGTTTTTGTAAAATAAATAACTTTGTCTTCATAGCCAACTGGATAGTAAAATCTTACCAGTATTTTATCACATTGTTCCTTATCTCTGAGTGCTGAAAATTTTATTCTATATTTAACACCCGATATTAATTTTTTATCGTTATCATTAGCAACATCGATATAAGAACCGGCGTCTGATAAATTTAGCAGTAGTTGCTTATTTTCGTCATCGTAGGAAATTTTATCACCGTCTAAAGAACTCCAGCCCTCAATACCGCTGTCAAATGTACCGTTAACAATTAATTCTCTATCAAAATCTTTTAGAATAATAAAATCACCTTGTTTTAAATCTACAGGTAAAGACTTACTGTCTCTTACTACTGCTTTTACTGTCGGTGGTTCTGGGAGTTTTACTAAATTTGTCGAAAAGTCTGTTCCTACACTATTCAAAGCCACTAGATTACCATTTAAGTTAACTACAGGAATAAAGCTTCTATCAGGGGGTAAAATAGCGCCGCCCGGGTCATTAGGATTTTGTCCTAAATAAAATACATTAGGTTTTTCATAAGTACGACTAGCTCCCCAGATACCATATTTTATATACCAGTCTCTTAGTGAATTAATTCCACCCCATTTTACAAATCCGCTACCAGCAAACTGTTTTCTTCTAACTTCTTGCAAAGCTCTATATTCAGCTTCAGTCATAACTTTACTTCTTGTTACTCCGTCTTCTACTATCTTATTGATTTCTTCTTTATACTGTGCTAATTTCTCGTTAAAATCACCCTTAATACCGTCTACGATATCTTCAATGTTTGTTTTTGTATAATAGTTATCAAACATAGCCTTTATACTATCAGCGATCTTATTAACTTCGCCTTTAGTATAGAAATCACGTAACTTATCAGTTAACTCATCATCAGTTACACTGTTCTCTTTTAGATAATTAATAACGGTAGCTAAGTTATCAACTTGTTTCTCTTTTACTGAACCATCTTCTTCCATATATACCCAAGTTACTTTTTTAGGATTTTCAGTATCTAAAAAGTCGTTGAGTACTTCAGAAATATTAATAATATTTCTGCTAATTACATCCCAGTTAATTGCCATTGTTTCTCCTTATGAAAAAATTTAAAATCGGGAATATCATTCTAATTACCGGTTAACTTTTCTATTAACGCTTCTTGCATATTTACTATAACCTTTAATTTAATTATTTCCTCTAAAAGTTTATCAGTCGTCTCTTCTATAGAATTGTAGTCTTTTAATTTCTCTTTTAATTCCTCTATCTCTTTTTCTAGTGTCTCATTAGTGTTTTTTAACTCCAAGATACTTCTAAGTCGATTAGGTATATTCGTCAATACTTTCTTAATACTTGAAATCTCATTATCGCTGATATCTTTATATACTGTACTTTTTATTTCGTCTAGTATACCTAATATATCGCTAGTAATCTCTTCAGCTCTCTCTATATCTTCCTCAGTAACATCGTCTATATCTCCTAATAACACTAACTTATCTATAAATCCTCTCAGTATGCTAAGCTTATTATTTAGCTTGTCTATAACATTAGATTTCAATCCTGATTCTATGTTTAGTTCAATAATCTTACTCAATAGGTCATCTACAGGAGTGTAGTCTCTTAATAACTGTAATAACGCAGTGTTAGTTTCAAATAGTTTAAGTAAAGAGATATTTTTATCATACTGATAGATAGGGTCTCTTACTAAATCAGGATTTGTAATAATTCTTAACTTACCATAGTTACTATATGCGTTAGTATCTGAGATGTGACAAGCTTTAATTGTGTACATTTTACCTGGTTCTAATATGTTAGAAGGTATACGTATCTCTGTTAAGTTATGTTTATCATCTAACCTTTTCCATATCGTGTTACCAGAAGTATCTTCTATTATCCAGTTAGTACTTCTATGCTTACCTATACCCATAAACAGAGTAAAAGGTGTTGTCTTTACTGTGAATCCTCCTAAAGGAGCATTTCTTTTATCAAAGTCTATACTAAGTTCAGGAGTAACCAATACCGTATCTGAAAATGTAAAGCCTGTTGCATTTCTAGTTACTATGTTAGGTCTACTCCAATCGCTCTCAGTATCATCAGAGAAATGTATCTTAGTTCTTGTATAATATAAATCGTTCTCTGTCAGTGGTAAAGGAACTCTTATCTGCGTAAGGTTCTCAGTATCCTCTAACGATTGAAAAACAACATCATCATCGTTGAAATCAGGACTTAAGCTGACTTGCCAGCTAGTCTTTTCATGCTTTATATCGCCGTTAGTTTTAATAGGATCTATCTTTAAAATAAACATAGATTACTCCTTATCTACTAGATAATTCAACTGATACCCGCCTTATATCCCGATGAGAACATTAAAAAATAATGATATACAGATAGGAGAAACCCCCCTACCTGTATGTAAAGTCTATTATAGGATAACTATTACCTGTTTCTCTGATTAGAAATTCAAATAGTTCATTAGTTAACGGTTTGAACTCTATGGTTATGACATACGTGAGTTCATCCATACTACTCAGGATATCATAAGCGTTTTTATTACTTAATAACTCTTTGAACCCTATAACTACGTCATCATACGTATTAGCATTATCTAAAATGTTATCAACTTCATTAAGTATAGATGGTAATTTCAGGGAATCATCGTCACTGATAACAAAAGTGTAGTTATGAAACTTAGTTACTTTTTTTCCATTAACTCCAACAAGTTTTTATAATCATCTTCGTTCGCTATATTATAGATATTCAACAATCCATCCATGTTTTTATTTAACCTGTATAGGTTAAACGTATCCTTAGACTTATTGTAATCTAATTTATCTTTAGCAGGATTCTTGTAATAAGGGTCATATACTATTATATATTTAGCTAAGTTTTCGCCAGTATAAGAGAATAATAATGTTAGAAGTGCTGAGTTTATATATTTCACAGCCGGTGGTAACTTATCGAAGTTATTAATATAATTAGCAGCTAATTCTATGTTAGTATTACTAGGAGTCCATTCTTTAATGTCTTTATCCGTGCCACAGAACTTTTTCCAAGGTTTAATCAATCTCATCTTCTTCTTGTCTATGTTATATTTAAATAGTTTTAACAGTATATCTATATTCTTACACATACCTCTTATGTTAAGACCTTTTTCTTTTATAGTATTTAGAATTGTTTTAAATCTATCTACGATATGCTCTGGTAACGATACATCTTTATCGTATAGTAATATTACTACATCATTGTTATACTTTAACTTATCTAAATCCAATTCCTTCTTATTAGGTGTTTCTTTAAACAGGTTAATTTGCTTAGGTCTAGATTTAGTATTGTTCTTTACTTTCTTCTCATACTTCTTAGTAACATCTTCAAACATGTTATCAAATTCCATAAATTACTCCTTTTATCTATATTCCTCCTAATCTTATCTTATTTACTCTATCGTAACTTAGATTAAGATATTTATATTTATAGTCTGTTCTAAATTTTATCTTCCTATCTCTTGTATTCTTCCTAATACTCATTATTTCGTTTTTATGCAATCGTTCGTCTAGTAGTTTAGTTCTAAGTCCCAGACTTTTCATTTTTAGATTAGTAAGATTTTTAGTATTGAGTTCAGTCTCTTTCAAATTTAATTTAGATTCATCTTTCTTATTAGTAAGATAAATAAAACTTAGAAGTATTAATAAGAAACCAACTATAAGAAGAATAGACAAAATTAAAACATCATGGTCTACCTTACTTCTTTTTAAATACTCTAATAGACTTATACCCATAACGGTTAAGGTTATTATAAATACAGTACTGAATAACCAACAGTTGTTGGATTTATACTCTGATTTATCTAATTTAAATTCAGGCATCTTACTCCTTTATATTTTAATACTTCATAAAAAGGATACATATGGATAAGGCGAAATTAACAAACATAAAGAGAGAAGCTAAGTTAGTACAACATTTCTCAGAGAGAGAAGTTGGAGAAGATACACATATAATCAGAGAGAAACTCATACACCCTGACGGTAAAGTAACAAGAGATATAAGAATAGTTAAAGACTTCCAAAGACCTTTCTGGATAACTAAAGAGATGTTTAGAAACCACAAAGAGAAAAAAGAAGTAGAGTTGAAAGATAGAACCTACGAGTTTAAATCCACTCAGAGTAGATTAGCAGAAAATATAGCAAGACGTTTAGGAGATCAATATGTATATACTGGAAAACCTAACCTAAGATTATTAAAAGAATCTCCTTATTTATATGGTATAGATGTAGATGCTAGAACTATAATAAAACATAAATATTTATCTAAATACGATACTGTTACATTCAACGAAGTAGCAGCATTCGACATTGAGAAAAACATACTAACAGATGAAATAATAGTAGCTTCTTTAGCTAGTAAAAAAGGGATATTCGTAGGAATACTAAGTAAGCTTATATGGAAAGAAAAAGAGCCTATAACTAAACTAAAGCAGATGTATGATAAATATATACCAGACGTAGATATAAAAAATACTCCTTTAGAGTTTAAAATCTTTAGTAATGAGTTAGAGTTATTAAAATGGATATTTAAACAAGCTAATAATTTAGATATAGATTTATTAGCTATCTGGAATATAAATTACGATATACCTGAAATATTAGATACGTTAAGGAAATATGAGGTAGACCCTGCTGATATATTCCATTATGATAAGATACCGAGTAAGTATAAGTATTTTAACTTTAAAGAGGGGACTAAGACTAAAGTAACTGCATCTGGTAGAGTTGTACCGAAAAACCCTGAAGAGATATGGAGTACCGTTAAGAGTAGCAGTAACTTTTATATAATAGACGCTATGGCTGCTCATAGATACGTTAGAGCAGGAGGAGCTACTGTTCCAGGAGGATATAGTCTGGATAACATCCTTAAAGAAGAAGGAGTAGCTCAAAAATTAAAATTCGATACAGGTTCTGTTAACCAAGGAGCCGAATGGCATATCTATATGGTTAAGAATAAACCATTAGAATACATCATATACAATATATGGGATACTATGTCTATGTTAGTATTAGACGACAAGACAGAGGATTTAAAATACGTTATAGATTTATTATTAGGAGTAAGTCATTACGACATATTTAACAGTGGTCCTAAAAGGATAATAGACGCATATTACTTTTTCGTATTAAGTAAAGGATACGTATTAGGAGTTAAACCTAGTAACGTAGATACAGAGGATAAATTATTAGGATTAGACGAATGGATAGTTACATTACCTGGGTATAGAATAATAGATAATGGAGCATATGCTTTAGAAGAAGGTAACTTTATAAGAACTAACATAAGAACACATATATGTGATATAGACGCAGTTAGTAGTTATCCGAGTAATATTAGAGCAGCTAATGTATCTAAAGACACTACTCATAGAGAGTTATTAGCTATAGAAGGTAAAAATAAATCTGAATTTAAGATAGAGAATATTAACCTTATGTTTGGACCTATTAATTCTGTTCAATACTGTAGAAATATGTTTAACTTCCCATCCTTAAAGGAATTAGCAGAAGCTTATTAAAAAAGAAAATACCCGGAGAGTATTTCTCCGAGTATCAGATTTTTGTTACTTGTTTTACGCTACAGTTATCATTTTTATATACCTGCTTACAAATCCTACCTACCGAGAGAATCTTAGTATTCCTACTACCTATGATTCTTTCAGCTCTTAAGCTAGCGTCCATTACATATTATTTATAAATAGTTCTAATTACATACAAGGATTCTATTGAAGCTAAGTCAGCCAAGTAAAAAAAAAAAGGAGTTAATATGTTTAGTAGCATAGTTAGACATCTTAAGTTAACGGTTACGAACGATATCGATGAGTTACTATTAGAGTTGAATAGACTATCTAGTAAGAAGATAAAGCCAACAACCAACATAGGCGTTCAAAATCCTATATACGCTATATTTTTAGCATATAAGGAACTAGGAATAGATATAAAACTTAAAAACAATGACGAATGGAAAGAGTTTTTCCTACATATAATAAATCCAGATATTATAAAAAGGATTACTCATATAGGAAATGATTTAATTAAGTTAACTAACGAAATTAAAGATGATAATTTTAAGATAGACGAGGTATATAAATCATCTACGTTTAAAGACATTATCAAAGTTACGAATAGGTATACCAAGATAGAATTAAACATTTATCAGAAAAAGCTTAAAAAATACATTATGGAGAAAATATTTAAGGATAAATTTGAAGTTAAATATCTAACGATCATACCTATAGGACATCCTATAAAGAGATCGAACTTCTTAGAGATGCCTGGATTTATTATAATGTTAAGCGAAGATGCTTTAGAATTAACTAAGAAAAAGGAGTTATCGAAAAAAGAATTGAATACGTTAAAGTTACTGTTACCGCATATAACCAGTAGCTATTTTAGCAAGTTAACATTGATACCTAACTTGTATATAGTTGGTAAAACCATGTTAGAATGGAAAAAGTTAGTAGTAATACCTGATATAAAAACAATTGAAAATATAGTTAAAATAACTAAAAAATACACAGAAGAAAAACTTAAGCTTATACCTGAGTTGGAGAAACTAATGGAAGAGTCAGAGGTTCTCAGTAACTTGATATCGAAAAGGAGTATATGGGACGATATAGAGAACTTCATATCTGCATTCAAACCTATGAGTAATGATAATTTTTATAGAAACCTAATCAACTACTATGAATTTAATTTAGAGAGTAACGTCAAGTCGCTTAGATACATAATAAGAGACAATTTTGAAAGAAAAAAATAGAAGATAGATGGGACTAGAGGTTAAAACCTCTAGTCCTCTGTAATTTCTTCAATTTCCTCTATATCTTCTGTAGTTTCATTACTTCCTGAACTCATGAGCTTTTTGGCGTAATCTTCCAAATCATCGATAAGTTCTTTATCGATGGACTCGATTAATGATATACTGTTAACCCAAGTTCTATTCCAGAGCATATACTCATCCCCGTATACACTTGTAGTATTATTAATAGCTACAGGCACTTTATCATATATTATTAGGGTATCTCCTTTCCATTTATACGGGAGACCGGTCCTCTTGAGTAATTCCTGATCTCTGTATAAATGGAAAGTCCACTCGTATTCTTCGAGTGAGTGGACTGATTTAATTAATATATATTTTGGATTAAATACATTATCTATTATAAGGACCTTATTTGTCGTACGATCCACAAAACTATACAACCCTCCCAGTCTCCTTCTGTCGTTTCCTGTGTAAACCAGCGAGTCGAATCTATAATATAGACACGCTAACAGTTCTTTTCTAATTCCTGGTTTACGAGGGAATGTTATACATACTCCTTCTTTTTCAATTCTAATTTTCTCATGTTTAATCACTGATTTATAAACACTACCAGTAAGTAAGTACTGAGTGAAATCTATTTCATCAGCGTATCCGCTTAGCCCAGTATGAGAACATATAACGCCGCTAAAAGCATATGCGACGTTATTTTTTATATTTATTAATAAAAAGTCAGTATAATAACCACCCAAATCGTCTTTGAGACTCGGATGGTAAAAAGCAACTCTATTAATATCCAGTCTCTTCACCTTCCCAACATATAACCAATCATCGGGTAATTCTACCCTAACTTTAACACTTGCGCAGCACCTTTTAATTTTTGTTGGAATAACCTTATCATTTAACGTATATATACCGTCTGGATCGGTCCAGACGATATCGAACTCTTTAGTTTTAGGGTTGTAAAACAACCCTGTTTCATTATGAATAGTTCTATGGGTATATCTTAGTTTTAATATTTTTTCCATTTTTAACTCCTTTTTTTTGTTTTGTTACAGTTTAACTATATATAAATGAAAAAAAAAAATGAAATACAGATACGGGTTTTATCCCCATATCTGTATCTAAACACTTTTCTATTAACATTCATTTCGTGTCTTTCCTAACTTTTAGAACCCATAACTTCTAAGTCATGTTTGAATATTTCAAGTTTCTCGTAATATGCCTTTGCATATTTTCTAGCATCTTTACCTCTTACATCATTATCCATTAAAAACATCTTTATATGGTTAACACTAATATCTTCTTTTAAAATCTCTTCTGTTAACGGAAACTTCTCTTTTAACAGGATTTCAATCTCAATAGGTATTACATTCTCTTCCATTCTCAACCTCCTTGATTAAATCTGATGTTAACTCCTCGTTTATTACATTATCTTTATCGAACAAATAAGTATACTTTTAACTATAATGTGTTTTACCATTGTACTCCGTAACTATGTATCGATCGTAAAGGTTAATCCTGTTATGTAACTTAATGAGTCTACCTTATCTCTTATGTTTATTCTCATTTTCTATCCTTTATAATTTCTCTTATATAAATAATTCTAATATAAACAAATAAGAACATAATAAATATTAGAGCATTATCATACTGTCCAGTAAAGGAAAGAAAGAACATAATTATTATAAGCACAAGGGAGATTAGATCAAGACGTTCTTTAATCCCTAGTTTCGTCATCTGTAATATTCCCTGTGCCTATACATTTATTATAATTAGGAGTATACCACTTATCTACACACTCTTGTGTTTTGCATTTTGTAAATTTACCATCTATAATCTCACCCTGTCTACTATTTATAACTTTAGACACTTCATCAAGAACACAAATAGGATTAGCTTTTAATTTTAGTAGAGCACCTATAGCAAAAACTGAAATATCTGCAAATATATCTATAAGTTCATCTCTCTTATTAATTAATTCTTCATCTGTTAAATCCTCTGGTAACACTTGACTAACTATTTCAATAGCTTTATCTCTAGCTTTATCTCCGTATTTAATTTCTAATAGTTCTTCAATAACATTTATCATTTCTACCCTATAACTAAATGGTTGTTCTGTTAATCCATTAACTTCTTGAAATAATATAATTTTATCTACTGGATTAATTTTATTTAACCAAGCAGATAAATCAATATCTTCTCTTTTTATTTCAGAATTAATCATATTCAAGATTTTGTTATAGAGATTGATATTTATACAAGGTAAAACGTTAATAGAACATCTATCTCCGTCATTAATTTTGTATGGTTTCTCAAATGCTATAATATAGTTATCATCATCTTTGTAAATTGTGTTAGGATTAGTGTTATTTATCTCTTCTAAGAAATCCATTATCTCATGGTCTCTATAATCCGTGTCTGTAACGTCGTATATATTAATCATGTCGTAAACTTCTCTCATAATCACTCCTTGTTTTGTTTTTAGTGTTAGCAACAGATGGTTTAGTAAAGAAAAAAAGAAGAGAGAATTTATGCGTACATATTTAATCTCTCTTCAATTCTCTCCTTTATATTTTTTAATAGTTTCCTATTAACCCTTTCTTTAATGTTGTCTTCTATTTCAACATTCTTATCATCCTGTTCTTTAACCATTATTCTCTTTATAACTGGTCTCTCTATTACCTTTTCTATTACCTTTATTCTTGTTTTGGGTAGTTTATCTAATTCTTTGTAAACTTCTTCTAATATTGCTTTAAGAGCTTTATTCTCTCTTTCTAGAGATTTTATCTTGAGCTCCTGCTCCTTAACTCTGTTTTTCCAGAATTTCAGCTCTTTTACAACAGACCAAAACTGGTCTTTTAATTTCTCAAATTCAACTTCTAAGTCCTCCCAATATTTTATTTTCTCTAAGAATCTCATTTTCAACTCCTTTTTTGTATTTGAATTTAAAATGGGATACAGTGGGTAAAAAACCCACTGTATCTCTTCTATACGAATTATATATGGCTGATTTTACTTAGAAGTATCTGTAGTAACTTCGTTCATCTTTGTAATTAAAGTATTTATTAAATCTGTTACTTGTCTATTTAAATTTTCGAGTACTTCTAATCCTTCTCCATTATAGATTTTCTTCATAGCTTCTATATCAAATCTGTTTATAGTGTCTATCTTTTCTGATAAATCCTTTAGATTCTCTAATTCATCTTTTACTTTCTTAATACCTTCTTTTTCTAATATACCTAATGCAGTAGTAAGTAATTCTAAGACTACGTCTATTCTTACTTTATATCTAGATACATACTTATCAATAATTTCCGTAACATCTGTAATATTATCTGCTTTTAAATTTTTAAGATACTCATCTCTTATATAATTTTTATCAATACTCTCTGGTAATTTGTTAACTAATATTACTCTATCTAGCTTATCATCGGTATTCACAACGAACATACTGTTATCATACGGTATTAAAGATTCTACTAATAAACCTTCTTCTATAGGTTTGATTACATAATAGTAGTCCGTATAGATAGGCGAAACATTAACTCTCTCACTCTCCTTATCTAATTCTATAGAGTGTTCGTCTATGAGTCTTTTCAGTCCTTCTTTTGTCATTTCTCATCCTTTAACATTTGATCTTTTAACTGCACTAAATGTAAGCTGTTAAATATTTCTATTCCAGAAAATTCTAAATTTATATATGTCATTGTAGCTTTCTCCATACTTTTAAAATAGTCTTCGTATGTCTTGTTATCTTTAAATACTAATGCCTTATCTATTAACGCAGGTGTTATTAATTTAACGTGCGGTATGTTAGGGGTTATATCCTTTAGGTAACCTCTTATATTATACCACTCTATGTAGTTATACATAACCATTAAACCAAAGTTCTCATCTATGTATCTGGATGTTAGTTTATGGTATGGTATATAACTGAATTTCACATTAACCATAGTAGGATATGTCAGCTTTAACTTAATAGCATTCTCCATAAGATTAATCTCTGATTTATTAAGAAGGTACGGATACGTATTGACCACTAAATTAACTATAGAATTACCTTGTTCTGAATTTATTCTCTTATTTAACAAATCAGCTAAGGTTAAATTAAGAAAATGTATAACAGCATTAATTTTAGCATTTTTAAGAACCTCTCTATTTCTTCTTTTATAAAATAAATTAAAAACTTCATATGGAAGATTAAAAAATTCATCAATAGGTCTAGAGTGATAATACTCTAGACCGGTTTTATTAGTCTCTATCTTTTTAGCGATATCTGGAAAATATCTGGACAACACCGCGTATCTCGTATCTAGAATAGCGTCTATTTCAGTATAGACGCCTTTATGTATGTTAACTATACCCTTTGTAAAATTCAACTTGTTCATAATTTATTCCTTAAAGTTCAAAAGGATTAAGTTTATCATCACTACTTTCATTATTTAACTTCTCAACTTCACGCATCATCTCTTCGTTCATCGTTTCTTCTATTTTTAATTTTAAATCTGAAATCTCCAGAATTATTTCTAATTCTTCGAGAGTTAGTTTAAAAAACTCTTTATAAGAGATACCAAGCATTTGACCTAATTCCCTTGCGATATAATCCATAGCGTATCTAGGGTATTTAGATACCTTAAGATTATAATCAACAGGTTCTCTATGTAGGACATCATAAATCTGTCTATAGACCATGGGGTCTATATCTTGGTCAGGTTTTAAGTTACCTTCTCTATATAACCCCTCTAAAAATTTTCTTCTGTATAACTCGGCTTCTTGTGTATTCTTAAATTCCTTATCTCCTATGAAATTAGATAAGATAGTAAATATCTTATTAAAAAGTTCTCTATAAGAGAGCTTTATATACTCTCTATAGAGATTAAGTTTTCTTTTAGAGATAAGTCTATTAAGCTTCAGATAGTACTCGTTACTTATTTTCCTAATCTTCTTCTCTATTTTTGTTTCTCTTTTTCTTCCTCCAGTAATTTCATATAGCGGTGTGTCCATAAAGTAAAAAAATAGAGTACCATATTTAAAGGAACTATATTTTCAAATGTATCAGTTGTTTCTTGTTTCTCTTTACAAACCGGACATACGAAGTTAGGTAACCCTATAGTAGTAACAGAGGATTTAGTAATGAAGTTATTTATCTTTTCTATTATTTCATTAGTATCTTTATTGTTACTAGAGATGATTTCTAACGCTTCATTTATAACATCTCTATCGGTAAACTCAACATCTCCGTTTTTAATAGCTTTTACAAAATGACTATAAATACTCAGGAACAACGTCTTGGTAGCGACATTCACTGCTTTGTCTTTCTCATTCTTTAATATTCCATTCTCCATAAGTTCATTAACGATTTTGTTAAGTTTAAGTATGAAGATATCCCCTACATTAAAGTACGTTTTAAGATTAGGAACTTCTAAATCCATTCTAATAGTTTTCCCATTGTTAAGAGTCAGTGTAACTCTATTATCTATACCTCGGTTAAGTATAGACTTGTATTTTTTAATATCCGCTACTGTAACAGATTTAGGCATGGAGTTAGCTATTATAACTAGAGCCTCTTCAGGTATCTTACTCATATCTACCCATAGTAATTTAGATAAATCAACCTTGGCTTCTAATACGTAGCTGCATTTGTTCTTAACTTTAACCTCATCATCCTTTTCTGTATTATAATTATTTTTACAAGGTAGATAAAGATCAAAACCATTATAGTAAACCTGTTGCAATACACCTAACAAAATAGTATCTAAATCTAATAACGAGATATAATTAATAAGCTCTTTTTTAGGTACATCTAAACTACTGTCAGCTATCCTTTCCATAACATACTCAAAGACGATTTTATGGAACACAGTAGTGATATTACTAAATGCTAAATTCGTAGTGAGTGAAGCTATACGGTCCATTTCTTCACTTAACTTAAGCTGAAGATTTACTATATCTTCAGTCTTAGGCGGTTTTATAGTAATCCAAAACCCGCTATTCCATAATGGAATTTTAGTAATTTTACCTAAACCTACTCCCTCTTGTAACTCTAATAGGAAAGATTGTTTACTTTTACCGGATTTAATTTTAGGATGTTTGATACCTATTTCTTTATCATCTTTTACTATCTTATTATTAACCTCTTCTGTTAGAGGTTTAGATGTTACATCTTTATATTTAACAGATTCCATAAACTCTGGTAATTTAATTAATAGTATTTGTAAATCTTCAGGTATATTAGCAAAATCATCTTCTTCTAAATACTCGAAATTCTCTACAAATGATTCTAATTTTTTATATAACTCACCAGGTAAAACAACTAATAACTCATCTTTGACGTCTTTATATATGTCTTTTAACTTTTTAAGTCTCTCTTTAGCTACATCAGGTAGTAATTTCTCCTTTACTACCTGAGTAACATTCTCATTATCTTTTTTAACATTGTCCATTAGTTACTCCTTTTTTATTAGTTATTAGCTGTCTCTATAAATTCTTGTTTATCTACTTCTAACATTTTACCATATTCTTCTTTAATTTTATTATCATCTATACTATTAAGAATCTTTTCAACCTCAGATAGAAATACAGTCATAGTGTTCTTAACTACTGCGTATATGCTAGATATAAGCTGTTGATAAGCTAACATAGCTCTAACTGCTATCTCTACGTCATTATCGTTATTCTCGTCTATTACACCCTTTCTAAATGTATACGCTTTATCACCTATCGTGAATGTCTTTTCATCACTATCATCTTTAACTTCTGTTATGTGACTTAGAGCAGTTTTATTAATCAATACTCTTATACCATCCAACGTCTTAGCACCACCGTCTAACAATTTCTTAAGTTCTGGATGTTTTTCTATAATAGGTAGATACTTATTATAGACATCTGTCATAGCTTTCACAGAGACCAGATATATCTTAACAGCATTTTCATAAGTTTCTCTTACATCCTCCCATCTGCTTTCTTTATTTTCTTTTGCTACTTTTTTAACTTCTTTTTTACTCATTTTTTTTCTCCTTTACTAACTTATTCCTTTATTTACTAGGGTCGACATCAAATGATTCAAACCCATAAAAAGGATTTTTAAATGGAAAAAGTCGTGGAATACTCAGAATTAGAAAATGATTTTATAGACAATGAACTGGAGGAATATATAACAAACAACTTCACTCCGTTAACTGTCTTTAATATAAGAAGACTTATTAGAACATTTGATTTATTAGGATATGGAGATTATGCTTTAGATGTTTACAATTTTATAAATTTAGACCATAGTAATATCTACCAACCAGAAGCTAACCTATTATTTATGGAACTATTAATATCACATACGATTAAACTACTGGAGTCTATTGGTATTAAAATAGAAGATAGCGATTTAGTAAATGAATCTTACTCTGAACATTTTAATTTCTTCGTCAATATTTTAGAATGTGTTTATTTTCTAAAAACTATGTCAGACATAGACGCTCTGTATTTCTCTGATTTGTTTAACAATGATTATTTGGATAAATTCGAAATTATGTATAGAATATTCAGTTACTATATACCTGATTTAAACGTTGATGAATATTACAAACTGATTAAAGATTATACTGGTACATTCTTAAATGTTCTAAAGGATATGGTAGTTAAATTAGCTAACGAAACAGATACATCTTACCTGAATTACGACGATGTAGACACTGATAAACTATTACTAGTATACGAATTTGTTAATAATTTCTACGATGATTACAAAAGTTCGATTGTTTTAAACTCAATGATAACAGACCTTATGTATACTGACTCACTATTTAATAAATCAGGATTCAATTCTGAATTAACCAAGATTAGAAAACTTCTTATAGATAGTCTAAAAGAAATAAACTATCATGCATTTACAGCAATTATACCTACTATAAGAGGTTATCTGTTCGATATATTTACTCTAAACCTGTATAACAATATCAGATTTCTAAAAAACAGTATAGAAGAAAGTATAAACAATAGCAAAGACGACACCTTAATATTTATTTCGACTACGGAGTTACCTGGTCAAAGAGAAATGCTAAAAATAGTTAATGAAGTTTACGACAAGTATAAAACAGTATTAACAGACGATAGAAATAAAAACCTTTTATACCAAGTATTTGAAATAGAAAGGAACCTCGATGAATAATATTTTAAAATACTTAAAATACGCATTTGAAAACGACTATCCATTAAACTTCGACTGGTTAGTCGATATGCTATCATTATTACCAGATGGTACAGAAGATGAATTCGTAAAGGTGGAAGATAATGTTTTTTATGGAAAAATAAAGAATACTGAAACTAATGAAATCGAACTTTTAGAATTGAATACTGATTATAGTAACGAACCTTTACTAAAGCCTAAAACACCTTTACATCTACCTAAAGGATTCTTACCTTTTATAGATGAAGACATGGATACTACATTTGGTAGACTTCTTGCTAACTTTATAGTAATCTATAAACCTTTTAATAATAAGGTAGCTTATATTAACGCACCATTCACAGTAGGCGATATAGAAGATACAATCATTAAGAATCTTCTTATATCTAACGACGAGATAGAGAAAAAAGGTAAAACACATATAACTATAGCTGAGTACGAGAAGTTCGTAGATTATGTTATCTATTTGTCAAGATTAAACAGATTGATAGCAGTGTCATCTACAGAAAAGACCACGCAACCTCCTCCTAACATTAAAGAATACAGAGAGAAATTAATAAACGAATACAAGAAAAAATACGGAGATAATGTATTAGAAAAACTGGATAAGGTAGCTGAGATAGATAAGAAGTTATTAGAATATGAGAAAGAGTATCTAAAAGACGATCCTACTATTAAAACATATGTAAAAGGTAAAGTCTTAAACGCTATGAAAAAGATGTATCTGAGTTATGGACACGGAGGTAGTTTTTATTTTAAAGATGGTAAAGCACATGTTGTTCCTGAATCATTAGCAGAGGGATGGGATATAGATGATGAAAAAATAACAGTTCTCTATAACGATATTAGAGAGGGTAGTTTTAAAAGGGGATTTGAAACTCAGAAAGGTGGATACGGAGCTAAGCAGGGATTGAGAGCAACTATCGATATGAAAGTATTAGATACAGACTGCGGTAGTAAAATGTATTATAACTTAAATGTTACGGATATGAATTATAAAGAATTAAAAGGTAGATATATATTAAAACAAGGTAAGCCTGTGTTGATATCTACTGAAGAAGAAGCTAAAAAATATATAGGTAAACTAGTACAACTAAGAACCCCTATGTACTGTAAACTAGACAAACACGGTAGATGTAAAGTATGTATGGGTGAGGATATGAAAAATTATGAAAACGGTATAGCGCTAATGGTTATAGATATGTTCGGTAAAGTACTTAATTCAAGTATGAAAGCAATGCACGACTCAAGTCTAAATCTTGTTAAATTAGACCTGAATGACATAATTTAGAAAAAAAAAAGGAGAGGTTAGTCGGCTAAGAGCCACTGATCATCAGCGTCTGTATAAGACACCTTTTTGATCATGACCGCTGACTCGCGGTTGACTCCACCGAGGATTTGTTTTACATCCTCAGTTAAGCCATATGAGGTATCACCCACAGTCACGCGAGTGATCCCCATTTTGCCGACTAACTGACGAGCTGCTTCTTTATATAGCTCGGCAATTATATTAACATTAACATTACCGAGCCCTTCTATAGAGTCAAAGCAAAGCTCGCCTTTTTTACCTCTCCACGCCCAAGATTGTGCAACTATTTTGCCGTCTTTCTCGACGACATAGAACCCGCTCTCAGGGTCCCTCCATCCCGCCTTAGCACATGTGTCACCTGCGTTATGGAGGTGTTGACAACAGTCTGTCAACAACCCTAAGAACGGGCCTATTTTATCGTGGTCATCGAGTTTTCTAAATTTATATTCACCTTTCTCGACAACCACATTTGGTAACATAGTAGATTTTTTCTCAGGGGTTTTGAGGAAAAAGTTTTGATAATCCTCAAATTCCCTCTGAGATAATTTTAACTCAGCAGCTATCTCCGCGACATCTTTTAATTTTACATTCCTATATTTTTTAGTCGCGGCATAGCTACTGATTTCAGTTTTAGTTGCTACGCGTCCAAACTCCCTCTCAAACTCCCTAAAAGCCCATGTAACTTTTCTGAGCCCAGGGAATTTGATTAGGAGCGCCGCCCATTTTTCTTTATATTTAAGCTTTAAGAAATGGTGGGCGTTTACGAACGCGTCGTGAATGCCTAGCGCATCCACTTTCAATCCTAGTGCGTTTAGCCATCTTTTCACTGTATTCATATCACCAAACGCGAGACTAAGGTGATACGCTGCTTTAATGTTAGCAGCAAAATATCCCCTGTCGTCGCGTTTGATGATTTCTGCTAACTCACGAAAAGCCCTTTGAGAAGCTCTCGTGAAGTTAACAGGATTAGGATCACGAAATTCGATTCCATCTGGAGCTTTCCTATTGAATAGGAGTCTCCAAGCTAATGGCGCTGGAAGAAACTTAGCTTTTTCCCTCTTGCTAAGTTTCTTCCAGTTATTTAGTTTTCTGAAATTTATCTTATAATAGCCGCCTCTTCTACCCTCACCGGTTTTAACTTTATCGATGGAGTAGAAGTCCGAATCTATTAACATTAGCGTTAGAGGTAATAGATCCTCGTCTTTCCAACCCAGTAATTCATCCCAGGTTTCATCCCAGTTCATTAACTGGGTAATGCGTAGTGACGGAATTCCGTCTACTCCGTATTTTTTATATAGTCTCCAGAAGATCGAGATAAATATTTCATACTCTTCGATCCCTGGATAGACTATATTAGAATCAATTTTTTCTTTGTATTCTTTCATTCTTTCTCTTTGTTCGAAAAATACTGATGGGTGGAATATACTTGGAATACGATCCACCCTCCCCCTAACTCTTAAAGTTTCTAGGGCTATCTCCACGAACATCTTCACAACTTTTATGTTGTGAAGATGTTCTTTGTCACCAATCTTGAATAGGAATAGGTCAGGAGATATTCCCCATACTCCGCATGAATCCCACACGTTCCTTGGATTCATACCGTAGGATAAAGCCATTGTATCAACCAGCTTAAAGTATGGGATAATTTTGTCCCCAAACTCTTTAATATAATGTTTCGCTAAGTGAGGATGGGACAAGTCCTCACTTAGCGCTTTTTCATACGCTAGTATTTCAGCCCTTTTTTCTTTAAAGACCTCCATAAAAACTTCATAGGTCTCATCAAAGCTCGTTCTTCTACGAACTTCGATAAGACCGTATGCGGTTCTAACGGCTGCGAATCTATGACCGTCTTCTTTTGCTTTTTTCACAGCCGCTTTAAGTCTCTCTTTTAAAGAGACTTTTTTAGGGAGGATATCCCCCCTTAGACTTTTAACAGGAGTGTTTCTAGGGATTCTTTCTTCCCTAGAAACAACTCCTTTTCTTCTTTTCCCTGTTATAACAGGAACTTTAACTGGAGAATTTTCTCCAGTATACGCAGCATATGCTGCGCTTAAATCTTTTTCTTTTATTTTAAGATTTCTCTTGTTGAGAAATCTTTTTAGACCTTTAATTGTCAAAGATCTATTTTCTAAGATAGTTTCTTTTTTAAATACAATTCTATCTCTTTTCACTATTAATTTAGCCATTTTTGGCTCCTTTTACCCCTGCCTTCTTGATTTTCCACATCTCTCCTTCGTCGAGGAGACTTTCTGACTTCCCACAGAACAACGGGATAAGTCGTAGTCTCCTCCTTCTCCAGGAGAGCAGTACTCTTTCAAAAAGGACTTACGGGTTTTTTTTTAATCACGTATCTTAGTAATATATAATTATAAAAAAATAAAAAAAAATAACCGAGATAACTCCCGGTTATTTTTAACTGTTTATTAAACTCGATATTCTATTACTAATCAACTGTAATTATAGTGGAAATACTATCGTCATCCACTAATGATACCTTATATCTATAACTATCACAGATTATAGACTTAGAATTATCTGTTTCTACCTTTTTACATCCTAGGTTTAAGTCTTTTACTTTTTCCCATTCCTCCTTAAATAACTTGTCCATATCTTTTCTAGTAGTGTTATTAGTAATTTTTACAGTAAGACTCTCTTCACACTCTACCACTTCTACCATCATACGTTTTTCTTCAGGATTAAAATTACCATCTACATCTTTAATAGGTATCCTTAAATAACCATTGACTATGTTAGCACCTGAGTCTTCTAAGTTTACTTCTGTAAACAATTTATCTGAACTACCATCTAGTTCTTCTTTTATATAGTTATCTATTTTATCGTCTTTATCATAAATAGCCTCTACCACACCTCTACCATTGCAAGTTAATACTAATCTTTTCATTACTACCTCCTTCAATCATTTTCTTTTAATGTCTCTAAAACAACATTTATAATGCTGTTTACTTTTTTCTCTCTTCTAATATACCCATTTTTTAGTACATCTTTTATAAATCTCAGAACATCTAGTAGAAGCTCCATATCGCGAACATCGTCAACTTCGCTATTAACAAAATTTAGTAAATAATCTTTAAACTCCTTGCAAAAATTAAACTCGTTTGCGAAGTTTTCTATTAAATTATATTCGTCCATTCCAAACATATTTTTCTTTATAAGTTTTATTTCACCATCTTTAACAGCTATAAAAATGTCAACCCTTTCTTTACCGAAACCCGGATCGCGTAAGGATCCTTTACTAAGTAAATATTCCTTATCGGGTTTTATATAGGATTTTTTGTATAACTCTAGGATAAGAGAGCATATAGAATTAATTATTCCATTTATTTTATCCTCTGGTATCATATCACGTTCGGATAGTTCTTCTATCTTTTTTATGTAATCTTCTATAATTTTATAATTTTCCATACTTGCCTCCTTATTTTAATTTAAAGGAGCATTAGGCTCCTTCTACTTTATCGTCTTCATCTACAATAATCCTATCGAGTAGTTCATCATCCTCTAATTTACCTTCTAACATACTGTTAACAATATCAATAAAGTTTTTATACTCATCAATTATAAACTTACCGTTATTAGGATTAATCTCTATATAAGGATTAATTCTTAATCTCGGAGTAGGAGATTTTTTAGGTAGATATAAGATAGAACCGAAAACTATATCCTCAGCTCTTATATTCCTTATGTATGGAGGAAAAGCGTTATCCTTATCTCTCTTAACACCTCTACCTCTATTTTGATCTTCTAATATAGAAGATATCTTAGGATATAAGTTATCTCCGGTGTAGTCTATCCCCATAATTGCTAAGTTAGTTCCCCCATTTTTAATAATCGAATAAATCTTCTTAGGGGATAACTCCTGATTAAATATACTGTTTATGTTCTTAATAGTAGCTTGTTTGTTTCTGAAGTTTTCGTTTATCTTAAAGAACGTCTTATTAATACCCGCTATAATATCGAATAGCACGTAATAGAGAACTTCTATATATCTGTTCTCTATATCTCCAGATCTTTTTTCTGAGTTAATGACAAGCTTATGGTAATTCTCCATGACATAAGCTATAAGGTCGTAGAAATCGTTTAGATAAATCCCTAATTCTTCCAACCTACTCTTAACCGTCACGTCTAAATACGTCTTTAACAAGTCTAAGTGTGTTTGAATGTTACTTAGAAGTTTATCGATTTCGTATGCATCTTTGAAAATAATTTTAGCCAGTAATAATTTCCAAAATCCTCTCTCTTGTTCTAAAGAGTCATAATGAACCTTATAATACAAATTAACAAAATCTGAATATAATTCAAAAGCGAATAACAGGTTAGCTATTAATGATTTAGCGAATAAGTTCTTACTATGTTCTTTAGGTAACAGAACTTTAAACTTAGGAGGTCTATAGTTAGATATTTTAACCATCTTAGGTTTCTTACCTGTTACTTCGTATACATCGTGAGTCTCTCTAAATTTTTCAACTTCTTCATCTTTGTCAGTAATTATTACATCTACACCTGCTCTCTTTTTAAAGGTCTCGAATAAACCATCTTTATAGAATAAATATAAACCTAACGGTACCTTATCGAATATACCATTACTCTTTAATTTATATGTGTGAGCATATATATATGGCAAGCTTGTTAGGATACCATTAACTATGAACGGTCTATCCTGTCTCATAAAGTTTAATTTGTCTTTTAACAATCTAATAAATACTTTACCACCGGTAGGATTGATAGCATACTCAGTGAGAACTGGTAACATAACATATTGTGTATCTGATAATTTAATTACACTACCATTCTCTTCTACAAATGGTAACGCTAATATACGGTTAAATGGTTCACCATCTAACTCAAATTGTAATTCTATCTTATACAGATAGTTCATAGCTAAATCATAACTCGTACCTATTTTATCAGTCTCATACTCTTCTCTAGGATCTAAGTACCTAAATCCTTTATAAACGAGTTTAATAGATGGATCTAACTCTTTTATGTTATCACGTATTAATGCATCTACAAACTCAGGTGCTTTTAATATGGAGTGTTTAGGTATACCCTCCATTACCACTCTGTTCATATGTTTCTTATTTTTGTCATTAAGAACAGATTTTAGTACTTTGTTCATATTTACCTCCTAATTTAATTTTAGACATCATATGTACTCATAGATAAACATACTTTAATTTTTTTCTAAAGTATACCCAACATCTTAAATAGCGACGTAACAAAACTACTCATACTCTGGTATTCAGTTAACTCCGCTTTTCTCGCAGCTACTTCTAATTCCAAATTAGCTTTAGATACAGTACTATTAAGTTTAATCTCCTCCAGTTCTTTTTTCTGTTCGTTTAAAGTATACATAGCTTTAAGTTCCTCTCTCTGTTTTATTATATCGTAAACGATTTTATGCTTCTGAAACACCATGTTAATGATTGTTTTTCTTACATCTATCATATCCTCTATTATTCTTCTACCTGAATCTTCTAACTCTTTTTTAACTGCTTTCCACGCTTCGTTAATAGCCTTATAAGATAGGATATTAGCATATGGTAGTTTTATCAACTTCTTATTAGTAGCTAAATACACCCCTTCTTCTACATCCTTTTTTAACTCATCTCTAAAGAACTGAGGTATATCTATCTGATTACCTTCTATATTTAAGGTATATACTCTTTCTTTACTTATATTATCATTAGTTACGGATACGAACTTCATATCACCTGTAATAACATCGTCATTATCATCGTACATAGACCCGTATCTTATAATATAGTTACTAAAATTCAATACACCAAAATGCATTAAGTCATCCTTGCTTATGAAGTCTATCTCTCTTATGGTTACTTTATAATTAAAGTAGTTATCTACCTGCTTAGCTATTATTTCCGCTATTTTTCTACTATCGTTATCCCTTAACTCTTCGTAATACTTAATCAATCTTTCAACCTCTACTCTAGACATTTTCTTATATGTAATGGTTTTTACCATATACAACCCTTCCTCCCTAAATCTACTGGATATAGGTTTTTCTCTATACGTAACAGGTATTAATATAACCCCGTCATAAACACCAACGTCTTCCTTAAAGTTTTTATAGAAATTAATTCTTATAGATGGCGCAATCACATCTTCGTTTATAGAGATAGATTCGTCCCCTGTACTGTAGATATAATCTCCATACTCTTTTTCTTCTGTATACTCGTACTTTACGATATCAAATACTTTATTAAAATCTAACATGTTAGCTCCTTTGTTTTTTGTTGTTTTACTTTTTAATAAGATAACGATATAAATAAATAAAAATACACAGCGTAAGGGATATCCCTTACGCTGTAAAATATTTCTGTAAATTCTCTGCTGTTCTTCCTGTAAATTTTTTAACTAACTTAGAAATAGAGATAACGTTTTCTAATCTTTTATTACCGTATTCGCATTTAGCAGTTAATGCTGTTACAAGATAAGAAAACCTTCTAAACTCAGTACCTCCCCATTTCCAGTTAAAGTCGTGTGAAAGTAGTCTTACAGAATTAAGTTTATCAGTTTTACCTTTACAGATTAACATATTAATAAATCTAAATCTAGGTAAAAATTCGTTATAATCTTTTTCTATAGTAGTCTTCATAACTGAATAAATACCATAATTGAGTCTTGCTGTTAACACTCCATCTTTCATATTGAAGTTTTTAATATATCTATCGAAAGTTTCCGCGATATCTTTCAAGTTAGGATATTTTTTACCTTCCTCAATCGCTTCTTCTAAAGTTATATCTTTAAATACTTTTGCTATCATATTAGACTTAATAGTCCTATACTTTATAGGTTTAACTGGTGTAGTTTCAGTCTCTTCTTGTTTAACTTCTTTATTGTCTTCTACCTTATTTGTATTTTCGTCTTTAACTATCGTCACCTGTTCGTTATCGTTAGTCATAGCTTTTTGTTCTTCTGTAACGGGAGTTTTGTTTTCTTCTTTATTCGTTTTATCTTGTCTCTTTGTCTGTGTATTATTTTCTTTTTTATTTAATCTAACTTTAGCCATAAATACTCCTTTTATTAAAATTGTAATCAAATAAAAAAAGATAACTTAGTGGGATATCCCACTAAGTTATTTGTTAGTTACGTATTAAACAGTTTGTGTATGGAAAATGTTTTTGCTAGCGATAGCATCAACACCTTCGATGTTCAATACTGCGATAATAGGAAGATTAATGTAATGTAAGAATCTTGGATAAGTATTTACTTCTTGTACAACACCTTTAGCTACTGTTTTTCTAGTATTAATAACAAGTTCAGGAGTCCATAGACATACACCAAAGTTAAGTGGGTCAATATCTCTACCATTATTATTTCTTACACCAAGTGAAATGATGATTTTATCTTTAACTTCTTCAAAGATAGTTGCACCATAGTTAAATCTGAATCCACCTACTTGTTCACTTGTAACATCACCAAAGATATTGTTTTTAATATAAGCATGTGTACCAATTAGCACATCAACAGGACCAGTATATCCAAGAGTTTGTCTAGCTGCTAGATAGTTAGATTGTACCACCATATTTGATACGATAAGTTTAATTTTGTTAATTAATGCTGATCTAACATCTTCAGCTTTTTCTGAACTTCTAATACTGTCTGCAATTTCTTGTAGGTTAATAGTATCTTCAAAGAAGAAGTTGTCTACATAGTAATGTGAAATACCTTGGATTCTTTGGTATGGGTTAGCTCTCATATCGTTGATGAATTCTGTAATTGTCTTAACTGCATATGCGTTAAGTTTCATTCTTGTACCCATAATTTGTGAAATAAGGTCTACAGGGTCTCCGTCATTACCAGTTTGAACGATAGGTAATGTTTGTGTAAATCCAGTTCTATATGGAACTGTTACAGCTACAGCAACTTTTCTTGTAAGAACTCTTGTTCCTGTTCTTTTAGCATTTGCAAGAGTTGCGTATACATCAAGTACGATACCTCCTGCTTGTACTGTATCGATTACTTTTTTAACTTTTTGATATTCATCACTCTCAGGAGTTACAGGAACACCTTCTTTTGTAGTAATATCTTTAATAGTTAAACCATTGAAATATGCAGCTACGTCACCTAGTGCTACGTTAGCAGTTACGTTAATTGCTAGGTCAAGATTGATTTTTAGGTTGCTAGGTAAAGCTTCCATAATTTTTGAATCTACTTCATTACCATTCTCATCAATAGCTTTAGTATCCGGTGTTAGCATAATGAATTTATCTTCATCGAAGTTTAACACCATTTGTTTATTGTTACCTTGGATAGTTTCATTTAGGAATGCGTTTCTATTTTTAAGACTAAATCTAAATACTTCTGTTACGTCGTTTCCATCTTTATCTTTACCACTAAGTTTGAAATATACTTCACGTACTTTAATAGAAGACTCGATACCATCTGTAAAGTCAGCACCACCTTCAGCAAGCATTTTGTCATTTTGAGAAATACTAATAATGTTAAGTTTTCTACCAAATTTAATAGGAGCTGTAGTTACAGTTTCATCCATATAGTTTTCGTTCCATTTAACATCTGTAAATAGATAACTAGAATAACTATCTCTTACAACTGGTATAAGTTTAATTCTGTCAGCTGTTAATAAGTCAGTATTATAGATAGCTTTAATTAGTGGGAATTCTTGGATTTTATCCTCTGCTGGTGTCGGGTCGCCATTAAGTTTATATTCTTTCCATAGGTTAATGATTCTAGCTTTAATTTTAGCACCAGCTGTCATAGGGTCTACAGCTACCATCGGGAAGAATAATTCAGCGAACTCATCTTGCTTAGGTGCGAACGTGTTATATACAACGTTAAACACTACTGATGTAGTAACATTTTGCATATCGAAATACTCGATACCTACGTTAACTGTATCTTCAGCTGCATATTTATAACTATCAACAACTGCATCTATATCGTCACCATCGAAATCTTGTTTAGGCGCACTAAACAATTTACTAATAGCAGTCTTAGGATCATTAACAAATGGTAAAATCATAGCTGCTGAATCTCTTTGAACAGGTGTTAAATCTTCGATACCATCAGCTATATCATTTAGCAAGTTTGTCTTAACTAGCGAAACAAGTTCAGCAACCATTATGTTCTCATCCATAGCATCTTCTAAACCAGCACTTACAACTTCTTGAGTAATTTGTTTATCCATGAACAGATTTGGGTTAAGAGACTTTGCGTCTTCTACTCTCTCTGCTAAGTTTTGTATTAATCTATCTAACATGTTTTCTCCTTGTATAAGATTGATAATCAATATATCTCGAGGATACTATCTAATAATTTTTGAGAATTCAGTTGTAATAATAGGGCAATTTAAAAAATAATCAGACATCATATAACCACTGGTATTAACGACGTCATTAAAGTTTGATTTACTCTCTATGAACTCTCTTACATTTTTGTTTTTTCTTAACACTAGATCTAACAATAAATAAGTTACGTAAACCGGTGTATATCTACTAACCTCTTCTTTTATATTAAATCTATTATGTATCAGTTCTGTTATCATACCTGCTAGCCTATACAGGTATGGATAATTGACTATTACGAAGGCTGTTTCTACGTTATTCTTAATATTAACGGATAATATATTGTTAGTTAATCCCACTATCTCGTTGTTTTTGATATCATAGATGTAATTTTTAATAATGTCTATGATACTCCATATTAATACCATTAGACTACGATAATCAGTTATATCAGCAGCCTCATTCATGTATTTGTCTATTAGTCTTGGTATACCGTATTCGTTTAGTTTAGTAATAATTCTATCCTCATCTTCTGTAGTAATAAACTCGGTCTTTACCTTCTTATATTTTCCATTTAATATATTATCATATAGTGTATCTAAGTAATGCTTTATTCCTTTAGTGGTTACTCTTTCCAGAAAACTAATTAATAAGTTTTTCATATTTCTCATTATTGTATAGTCAAGCATTGTATAATCAATACCCTTCTTACCAAATTTATCAAACCTGTTCATATTGTCATTTACGAACTCATAGTGAAAAACAGGATTAGCTATATTTAATAAAAGCAATCTCCTAACATCTTCGATAGGTATTAAATATACTCCAGAAAAATTTTTATCCTGTAACATTTTAGTTATCTTTTCCACATACTCAAAATCGTGAACGAATATCAAATTCCTAAGCATTTTTATATCTCCTTAAGCTGGTTTCATTTTAAACTCTCCAATATCTTTAACATTAATTGTATTTAGAGTTAATTCTGTGAACTGAAAGTTATTAAATAAAGGGAGTAGTTAATGGATAGATTAACCATCTTAGTTAATACTATTGTTTTGCTATTAAAAGAAAAAAACGATAAAAATATAGAGAGAGCAAAGAAGATACTTGAGATATTAGAAGAAAGCAATATTAAAACATATTCCGGTGATAGCGACATATACGGTAAATTAATGAACATACTCGATAAAATAATAGTAGATGACATAGAGGAAAACAACGCTGTCTATGAAAATATAAAACTTATTTTATCCAATAGACAGGATATACTAAAAAGTATAGAGAATATAAGAAAAATAGAAGATGGAAAAGAGTTACAAAGTTCTCTTAAGTACCTTAAAAGAACAATAGATGATTTTATAAAGAGAAGTGAGATTATTAAAATACTACAGGTTAATCTATACAAGATAAAGACGGAATCAACCATAGATGAAATTGATAGGAATTTACAAGAGATGATAGATAGGTTTCTAAAGTTGATAACATTAAACAGAAGAACAGATGACGCTATGGTTGAAGAAATAGATTTAGAAAGCGATGATGACATAATACTTAACGTCATAAAGAGGATTAAAGATAGAAGAAAAGACGAACATGTATTTAAAACAGGGTGGAGTTGTCTTAATGAAACAACTCAAGGAGGGTTAAGAAAAGGTGAATTTGTAACTATAGCGGGTCTGCAACATAACTATAAGTCAGGTTTTACATTTAGTTTATTTACGCAGATAGTAACTTTAAATAAACCCGCTATAAGATTTGAAAATAAGAAACCATTAGCTATTCTATTTAGTCTAGAAGACGAAAATGAGAATGTATTTGAATTTATATATAGATATCTTAAAATAACTAACGAGAGTGAGGTAGTAGATATTAATAATGTATCAGAAGAAGAGATGAAGGATTATATTAAGAAAGAACTAACTAAAAATGGATTCAGTGTTAAAATATTAAGAATGGACCCTAACTACATAACACCTAGAAAATTAAAAGACAAAATAGAAAGTTATAAATTATCTGGATATGACGTACAGGTTGTATTTGTAGATTATTTAAGTCAAATACAAAAAGATGGTTTAGCACAAGGAGGACCAACCGGTAGTGATTTAAAAAATCTATTTAAAATGTTTAGGAACTATGCTAATAGAGAAAAGATTTTATTCGTAACACCACATCAGATTTCTACAGACGCTAAGAGATTATTAAGTAATGGTCTACCTCCATTAGAGTTTGTTAAATTCATAGCTAATAAAGGTTTTTACGATGGTAGTAAAAGACTAGACCAAGAAATAGATTTAGAGTTATATATACATATAGCTAAGAAGGACAAGAAACCAGTATTAACAGTTCAGAGAGGTAAGCATAGGATACCTACTACTATACCAGATGAAAAGAAATTCTTTATGTTGGAATTCATATATCCTAATAAAGCACCTATACCGGGAGAAAGCGAGGATCATAAACCATGTATGAGAGATGAAGATTTAGATAGTATGGAATTAGAATTTTAGATTAGGGAGTATTTTTACTCCCTAATCTAGTTTTAATATAATAATTGTTTTACAGTCGTCTTTTTCTATACTGTTTTTTAACTTAACATACTTCCAGAAACATTCTAGCTTATTATTAAGCACTTCTATATAGTTTTCTTCATCATTACTACAATTCCTGTATACTGATAATATACAAAAATCAGACTTTAGGAATTCTATAATCATTTTTAACTTAACTAAAATAAGATTGAACATAGCTAACCCTTTATTTTTAAACAACACCCAACGGTAGTTATTACCGTTGGGTGTCAAATGTTTTTATTATTGATTATCGATATTTCTCCAGAAATATGATACTGAAACTTTAGATTGTCCTAACTCTGTAGCGAATCTAGTAATGAAGTCATTAGGTAGTTCAACTTTATATTTTTTAGGATTACCATCTACTTTAGATACAGTAGCGTCAGCAACTTTAATAATGTTACCGATATCATCAGTGAAGTAAATCATTGCTCTATTTTCTAAAATGTCACCATTTGGAATATAAGTAGTTTCAAATGTGTATACATCGTCTTCTTTGTTAAGCGGTAGACCAGCGTCATATTTATAAACTGGTAGGCTAGAACCAACTGTTTCGATTTTCTCTTCTAGTTTGTTAATATCTTCTGCTTCTTTAGCAGCAAGTTCTTTAATTCTTTGTTCAATTTTTCCTAGTGTGTTGTAGTCAGCACTAGCACCGTCCACTAATTTATCTACTCTAGCGTTAACGGCATCGATAAGATTTTCAACATCTACTTCAGTATTTTTGATAAAGTCAACGATTTCTTTAAGTGTATCAAGTGCTTCTGGTGCGCCATCTACAAGTTTAGAAATAGCTTGTGAAATTTTGAAATCTACAGAACCTTCTGTATTAACATCGCCGTTAAGCACATCAATAGCTGACTGAAGAGCAGCAATTTCATTCTCTTTAAGACTTTTCACTAGTTCGTCTGCATACGATTTTGCAGTTACCAGGTTGTCATCACACTTTTTATTAAGTTCAGAAATTTCACTTTCAATTTGGTTAACAGTAGTATTGAAAGTAGTAATACTAACCTTGTTAGTTTCTAATTGTTTTATACTTTGTTCTTGATTTAAATCTTCTAATGTAAGAATTAATGCCATTGTTTATCCTTTATTTGTTTTTTCGATAGGTAAAAACCCTATCAAAAAATAAATAGTTATTTCGGTAACAGGTTATCCTGTTACCGTTAATGGGAAATATTTAATATTAGATTTCTCTCCGTTAATATATTCATACTGTATTTCTACAAGATATTTACCTAACTCTGATGTAAAGTAATCACCTGGTATAACAAAAGAAAAAATATCTTCAATATTTTCATATGCTTTAACTGCGTTGTTATCTCCAACCATCCATACTTTTACATATATATTCTCAACATCGTCTACTGGTTTTAGATTTACTTTTAACCCATTTTTTCTAACATTAGCAGTATTGAATCTTTCTGCTAGTTCTATCTCCTTGGCGTCTGGTACGTAAATTAATCTCTCTCCTAACTCAGATATATCTCCGGATGATGACTTATGCGATGCTTTTATTCTATAGAACTTATCTGGTTCTAACAAGATATCATCTACGAATAAAGATGTCAGATTAGTCTGGTCATCAATATTAATATATACTAAGTTACCGTCTATATCTGTTATGAACCAATCAGTAGACATGTGTTTAGCATTGCTGTTAGTAGACATATTTGACGTAGTTATGGTAAACATACTAGGAGGTACTTTATCATAGGGGAAATTAACAGAAACTTCTGGTGTAGCTACTACTGAAGGTATATCTGTATCTAAATCAACTTTATTGAGGTCTTCAGCTTGTATTATATCTATATCAGACCAATCCGATGGACCATAATCCATAATAACTCTAGCTCTTGCATAATACTTCTTATCAGGGTCTAAATCAACATCGAACAAAATAGATGTTAAGTTTTTAGTATCGTTTCTAGATTCAGCTACTATATTTTTAAAATACTTATCTTCAGCTATCTGCCAGTCAGATGACTTATGTGTGAATCCATCTGGTATATCTAAATTCTTGAACATTAAAACAACCATAACTTATCTCCTTTATAATTTTAATCTAATCCCATAACATCAGCTAATTTAGACACATAATTAAACTTAGTGTAAAGTTTATACCCACTATCAGATATTTCTTTAAGTTTTTCTACAAGTTCATCAGTTACTAACAATTTAATTGTAGTAGGCGTCACATTGTCTACAGTAACATAATCAACGATAACTATATCTTCATCTTCGTTATAGAAGAATATAGGAACACCCAACTCTACTATATGTTTTACCTTGTAATCTAAGTCTAAAGTAAAATCAGTAGTGTCTATCTCCATATGTACTGGAATAACTTTCTCAGCATTTTTTAGAACTCTTGTAAATTTTTCATCTACGTAAGCTTTTAGTTCTTCTTCGACTTCTGTTAAATCTAAATCCTCTATAGCTTTTTCTATCTGTTGTTTTATTAACTCATCTTCCGATATAAGTAATGAGTTAATTTTTGATAACTCATCTTCTAACTCTTTTAATTTATCGAAATCTATTTTATCGACTTGTTCTGATAATTTCTCTAAGTCAGTTTCTAATAAATTCTTTAATCTTCTATCTAACTCATCAACTTTCTGTTGGAGTTCCCTGAACTCTAATATATCTACTTTCTCTACTAACTTTGACTTAATCTCTTTGACAGGTAAAAAAATAAGTTTATTAGCCATGTATTACTCCTTTCATCATTTACATATCTTCACAATCTGTTATTAATGTAAAGTACTTAACATACATATAACCATTAAGACTAGACTCTGTTAAGAACTTCTTACCATATAACAAGGATGGTTCTTTTTCTAAGAAATAAACACCATCTGAGGAATTTACTATATAGTCGCTATTTAAGAACGGGTTACCAAGAAGAAATGTTGGTGTATTTTCTAACTCAAATACACCATCTTTAACCTCTACCTTTTCCCTAACTATTTTTAAAGAATTAAAACAATTCTTAACCTTCTCAAACTCTTTAAGGTCTTTTTTATCTATCTTAATTTCTTCCAGTTCTTCTATTTTCTCATTAACCCTTCTAATTGTTTCATCTACCTCGGATATTTTTGAATCTATATCAGGTATCTTGTTTTTTATTTTAATACTTAGATCATCCGGTAGTTTACCTTCTATAGTATCTAAGAATTCATTAAGTATTTTACATAAGGAATTCACACCAGCTTTGTTAGCTATAATCTCCTTTAACTCATTTACCGATAAGTTAGTTTTATTCTGCATAATCTCGTATAACTCGGCTACCTCATTTGTACTAAAACATATTTTACAATCAGCCATATATAACTCCTTATATGAAAAAAGAAAATATTTCATCAGATACTCGCACCTACGCGAGTATCTGTATCTAAATAAGTTTATGATATCTTACAAATTTAAGACTTCTCACTCTATCCCTGAAGACATCTATTCTCTCTCTATTATATTCAAGATGTTTCCTTATATCAGGAGAGAATATATAGATAAATGTTACGTTTCTATCATTTAGTTTTCTAAGTCTACCTAATGCTTGTATATTAGTCTTAGCTGATTTTATTAATACCGTCTGTATAACTACTCTAAGATTAGGTATATCCACTCCGGTTCCTGCACTACCTAATGTAGATATAATAACATCAGAGTTGAACAATATATCATAAGGGTCTTCGGAAGTATATTTCTCTATTTTAAGGTCGGGTAATTTAGATCTTAAGTAATCCCTTAACTTCTTAGCAAGCTCCACAGTAGTTACAAATATAAGAGCTTTATCTCCCTCTTTCTTTGGCTTAACATAGTATCTCATTAATAACGCATATATTAATTCAAAATAGCTCTTTAATGTTAGCTTATACTTCATAAGAGTTTGCTCAAATTTAGTATGTGAGTACCCTCTAGATGTTTCAACTCGCTTATATCTATTAGGATTTACTAAATTATACTCTACTGCTACCACGTCTATGTACCTATCATACTTTATAATGTTAGATACTCGATAATCCTCTGGGAAGAAACTCTCTTGTATTTCTTTCTCTCTATTATCCCTTGGTAATAATGTAGCAGATAATCCTAATAAAAATTTAGGGTCTAATAAAAGAGTTAAATTAAATACATTATGGAACTCCTGGTGTATCTCATCCGAGATAAGTGTTTCTATACCAAGGAAAGGTAATAACTCACTTGGTTCTAATTCATACCTGAACTCTTCATTTATGTCTAAATAATTAGATAGGTATTCTCTCATAGTTGTAAGAGAGAATATAAAAACTTTATATTTACTTAGTTCCTCTTCTATTAGATATGCTAAAGCATTAAGACTACCACTTCCTCTTACCACATATATCTCATCTTCTCTAAGAGTAGTGTACTCTGTTATATCTTTTATCCATTTATCTATGTACCTTGGTAATAATAAAAATCCAAAGACCTTACCTCTTTTAACTGCCGAGTAAGTAGCTATAAACGACTTACCCTTACCTGTCTGTAAATCTACCAGTATTCTTGGTAGTTTAGTTTTCGTTATTATTTCTATGTATTTTTTTTGGTATTCTCTTGGTAAATATTTAGGATTTATATCTACATTACCTAATTCTCTTACATCGTAATCTTCTCTAATTAATTCTTCTGTTATTTCTCTCTTAAAGTAACCTTTGAATTGTTTATAGACCGTATCTATGAAATATAACCTACTATTTCTTAAATCCTGTAAATAAAAAGTTCTATCTACTTCAAGTTTCTTGGTCCTGTTCTTTTTATCAACTATTAACCTATAGGTAGTGAACTTCTTTAAGAAGAATTTAAGTTTAGGTAATAAATCAAAAATATCCTCGCCAGAGGGTCTAACGATAAACCCCTGGTTAGTTTTAATTATCATCATCACTTATCCTTTATTAATGGGTATGCGTTTTTATAGTAATTTAATACTTCGTTAGGTTTGAATAATACGTCTAATGGATGATCAGGTTTATTTCTAGGGAAGAACATATACGGAGAATATATTTTAGTAGTGAATCTACTCCAGTCATAACTTCCCCCTATAGACCTATAATCTATAGCATACTTCAATCCGATAACATCCATATATTCGGAGTTTCTTCCTAAATCGAAGTTATCTTGGTCTAAGTTATAAGCAGTAAATCCGTAAACCATAGCTTCTATCTTTTTAATATTTATAGATAGCTTCTTGTTAAGTAAGTCAAATAGTTTCTGAACTAATACTTCAGGAGTATATTCAGATTTACGTTTACCTCCTACTATAACGTATTTCTTATCCGCTATAAGCTTACTAAACTCATCGCTTAAGATATTAAAGTCAAACTCTGCTCTCTCATATTTTATAATAGGTAGCTTCCTATCGATGTTTGAGATATCGATAGCATAAAAATCAGGAAACTCTGCCATTACAAAATAACCGTTCTTTCTTATATATCTGATAAAATCGAATGTGAAAAATCCATATCTTCTATCCGATAGTATAGACACCGGATGTATTTCTTTATTACCTTCTGGATCTTCTATCACTATTGCGATGTTAGTTATTCTTGATATCTTGTTAATATTGACGTTAAGGATATTGATATCATTTATTCCTCTTAACCCTCTAGCCTGTGATTGTGGTACAAGTATATAAATTTTGTTTTTGTTCTTTTTAGCTATATACTCAGGTTTTATAAATAGCTTCTCATCCTTAAGGTTAAAGAACTCAAATACAGATGGATGTGGATTAAGTGGAGCGGATGATGCTGACTTTAATAAGTGTTTAGTAGATAGTAGTGACTGTGAAATATCCCTTGTTATGTTTGTAGTATTTATATGTCCCACATTTTGATGTAAAAACATACCATAAGCGAGGTCTCCATAACACGCAGTACATATTTGCTTCTTGTTTCTTAATTTACAGTGTAATACTGACCTTAACTTAATAGTCTGTCCTTCTAAATATTTATGTTCAGGAGTAATTGTTTCCCATTCTCCTTTATCGTTTAAAAACTTAGAACCTAACAGGTTTTTAAGGTCTCCTTGGTGTACTACATTACCATCTTCATCTATTTCTTTAGGTCTTACAGTTATCTCCATATAGTCTCTGTTACCGCAGTCACCGTAAACTATTTCTTCGACAGGCATAGTAGCTAACTGAAATTCTCTTGCTGTCTTCTCAGATTTCTGAATAGCTTTTGTAGATAAGTTAAGAGCTTTCGCACCCGCTCTTGACTCTATAATAGCTTCATACATATCCCTAAAACCTAATGTAAAGCTATTTATCATAGGTTTCTTAAATATCTGTGAATTTATCTCTGTTAAGAATCCCCTACTACCGAATAGCTGTCTTAGCTGATTGAGATTAACCATACCTGAATCATAAACGAGTCTCATAACTTTTCCACTATTCTCAGGTTTATGTATAACTTTATCTAACACTTGATACGTGTGTTCGATAGATTCTTGTGTAGGATTTTTCTCTACTTCCATAATAGATAACAGCTGTTCCTCGTCTAACGCTATAGGTAAAATATCTATAATCTCTATACCTATATTATAATCCTGTATCTTAGATACAATCTCATTTACGAAAATATTAACAGATTTGAATATGTCTTTTAATACCTCGGAATGTTCTCCATATCTTCCTTGCGGTTCAAGAATTAGTTTAACGATTCTCTGATACATAAGAGAATACATTTCTAAGTAAGTATCCTTACTGAAGTAACCTTTCGTATAGAAGTTACTTAACCACATATCTGACGTAATGGGTACTTCCCATTTGGTAAGAAAATCTGTTAATGCTCTAAATATTATAACCTCTTTATACGTAGCTTGTATCTCTATACCGTCTTCGAATACTAATGTTAAATTAGTTCTTAACTCAACTATGTCTTTTAATGGTAATCTATAAAGTGTTCTAACGCCTATTCTCATATTTACCTCCTAATCTTGTAGTTTTATTGCATTTTAGTAAGATAACAATATATATAGTTAAAATTAAAAAAAAAAAGATGACGAGTAAGAAAGACTATGTAGTCTTTCTTACTCTGTAGTTTACTTTTAATTTTAAACTGTCAACTGCGATTTTGTAAGATTCACTATCTACTAACCTTAAACTGTAAACATATTTAATCTCTTCTGGTAGAAGATTAATGTTATCGTAGATATAAATACTGTTTGTGTTTTCTCTAAAGTTAACTCTTCTTACAGTTTTTGAGTTATCAGAACTTATATAAAGTACTCTATTACCATCTTCCAACTCAACGTCTTCGATAGTAATAGAGACTTCATTACTTAATATTAATTCTCTATTTAAATAATAAACGGTGAGAAGCATAGCTTTTTTATAAACGCCGTCTATGCATTTGCTTTCCTCACTTATTAAACTTGCGGTCAATGCTTTTTCGCCGTCGTTATCTAATTCAATCACCTGTAATATACTGTCTATATTATTGTCTCCACGAATATACGTAACACTGGCATCTATATCCAGTGTTCCTTTACTATCCTCATCAAGTACCACTTCTTTTAACAAAGTTACTGTGTCATTAAACAACGTTCCTAGCGTTAATGAATCTCTACCAACATCACCTTGTTCTACTTGTGTGATTTCATTTTTTAGACCATACATACCTGTACCATAACCGTAGTGTAAAATCCAATTTTTATCCTCGTACGCCTCTTGAAAACTATAAGTGACTTTCACATAGGTATCGATGAGACCGTTTTCATATAGGTCCTTCAAGAATGTTTTATTACCTACATGAGGTGTATATAAATTAGAATTACTGGACATATTCATATGTCCAGGTATATGATTAGGCGTATTTGGAATATACGAATATGATGGCGCGAATCCTTGATTCATTCTTTGTTGTAGAAAAGCATCTTGTGTCGCGTCTATGAGTATACCGCCACAGATATCACATCTTTCCAGCGTTCCTATGGAGCGACCGTATACTGCTCCACAAACTGTACATCTTTTTACTCTACTTACTGAATTTTGATCAGCTAAATTTTGATTAAGTACCATTTTTAACTCCTTTTTTTTTTGTTTTATTGCGTTTTAATAGTATATACACGAAATCAGTTCGAAATACATACATATATATATATATGTTTAAAATAAAAAAAAAAGAAGAAATTAAAGGGAGTTTATAAACTCCCATTAATATGGTTTTATAAATTCTACATCAAGTAGAGCGAACGCCTGATTCCCTAAATAAAGAATATCCGCTCTAAACTTAGGATAGATATAATCTATCCTCACCGGAGGGTTAATGATGTGATAAACATCGGTCATTAGGTCCCCGGTTAACTCAAATATCTTATAAGTCGGTTGACTTCTTCCACAATTAACCCCTGTCATATCTACATAATCATAAGAGAGAAATTCATCTTCCTCTCTTTCCGTAGCGACCACATTTGTTCCTCTATTATCGAAAATCATCATAGGGTAAGGCAACAAATTATTTATCTCATCCTCAAAAAGATAAGCAAGAACTATTGCTCTTGCACTAGTTACATTGCTAAATAATCTGTTGGGACTAATGGATTCTACTCCTTTTACTGCTATTGGCGAGACTACTTTCTCGCCAATTCTTATCTCCTTTATAACGTCAATATCAGGGGAAGAAATTTCTTTATAATCGTACTCCACTTTAATTTTTTTCATTATCTACTCCTTTTAACCTCTCTACCGTTCCACGTCTCCTCTTCGTCGAGAAGGTCTTCTGACTCCCCTTATACCACCGGGGTTAGTCTCGACCTTCTCCTTCACACCAGAGGAGCAGTACTTGGTAGAGAGGTTTTTTGTTTTGTTACAGTTTAGTAATACATAAATGAAAAAATTTGAAATAACAAGAGAGGGATTTAACCCTCTCTATCTGAAGATGATTTATCTTCCTCGTATATTTCTATATCATCACCGAGATTTTCATTAGTCTTTAATTGCTGTGGCTCGTGAAGTAAATCTATATCTTCCGTATATTTCAAATCCAGTCCTACTGAATGAAATAATGCTTCTAACATAGTTAGAGGTCTATCGTTCTTATACGGATAAACGTCTCTCGGTATAACATCATCTATATCTGTAGGTTCATCTGCGTTTAATATATTTCTATAGACTGTAGCGTGTTGTTCTATAGACGAATTTCTATTTCTTAACTCGGCTAGAAACTCTCTACCACAATACGACGCATATAGTCTAGTTTCAGTCTCTCCTAATACTCTTGTAGGAGAATTCCTATGCGGTAACCTGTGTTTATCCACTGATGATACAGTAATAGGAGTACCGAAATGATTTAACTTAGCAGAAGATGTTACGAGATAGTCATCTGCTATTTTAGATAGAAGTATGTAATACATCGGTGCTATCATTACCGGATTTTTAGTTTCCACAGGAGTACCATAATAATTGAACTTAACCTTACCATATGGAGGTTTAAATTTAGACAACTCTATATCTACCACTATCTCATAAGCTCTTTTCGGATTATCCAGAGTTAGATAGATATAGAACTCCTCATCTACTATCTCTTTAATTATCTCTCTCATAGAGACAATATCATTACCCTGTAATACTTGGTTGTAAGCAGCTTTTTGTTCAGTATCGAACATATTTACAAATTCTATTACATATTCTTTAAATAAATTAACTACTTGTTCGTCTGATAATATATCGACATCTTGAGAAGATACTTCAGTTAGATTAAGTAACTCTCTTATTTTATTTATAAGCTGTCTCTTAGCTTCTCTGGACGCAGCCTTTATGTACCTCTCGTACATCCTACCTATGTTAAGTCTGGATACGGTAGCAGACGGGTCAGCTATGATATCAGCTCTATTTCCAAATTCATCTACTGGCATATCTTCGTCTTTCCATACATCCACTATCACAGATTTACCCCCGTGGAAGTCTGACAACTTAAATCCTTTAGTAGGTATTATTTCCCTAACTACTTCTATTTCTATTCTGTAAAGTTCTATCTCCTCCTTTCTATATACTTTCTTTCTTCTATACTCTTCTGATTCTAAATAACCTATACTGTTCGATACATATTTTATAAACAGTGGAGTCATTTCTAAGTTAGGGTCTGATCTTTTAAGAACGTTGTATATATCAACTATTCTTCTATGGTAATCACTCATACCCTGTACATATTTGTTAATAAACTCGTCTGGTTCCATAGGTATCATCTTGTTCTTATAATTTTTATAGACTTTAATATCTATAACTTTTCCTTTACAATATACAGCCTCGTCGAACATAGGATTAACTCTTCTTAACTCATCCTTAGACAATAGTCCTATTATTATCTCATCATCTATCTTTCTCTTTGCCATTAAAACACCGTCTGGGTTTATTTCCTCTCCTATCTCAGGGAAAGGCTTATAATGTTCATCATTTCCATAAAGATTAAGTAATACCTCATCAGGTTCTACGAATAAAACTCTTTTCTCTATAGTCTTAAATTTAAGTTTCTTAGCGAATGATTCGGATATCACTATACCATCTTCTGCAGTCTCCGGTATAGTTATCATTGCTACGTTAGCATTTAAACCAAACCCATAGTCAAAATTGCCCTCGTCATCAACATCTATAACAGTAGGCGGTACTGCTACGTATGTATCTTTTTTAACTATTGTTCCCGGGTATAACTCTCTATGATTTAATAGGAATTTGTATAGGAATCCAAAATAGGTGTGAAATTTATTAAATAATGGTATTTTCATTACGTCAACCTTACCGTCATCTAGTCTTCTATAGATGATATCATACTCTACCTCTTTACCTATGGATGGATTACTATATCTACTTATTACATCAATTATCTCTGCATCATGTAGAAACTTCTTAGATATAACATATCTACTAAGATCATTCATAGTAGGCGTCTGTATTATGTCTTTCTCAGGATTATCTATAACAAGTATCTGTGATACATGCGACGCCATCATCAATCCTCTTGGAGAAGAGTTATATATAACAAACGGGTTAAGCGCGTGAATTGAAAATAACTCATATCTCAGTCTTAACTCAGAGTTGTTATCTTTAAAATACTTTGCGTATCTATTTATAATATCCTTAATTTTGTAAAATTCATTACTCATATTTACCTCCTAATCTTGTAGTTTTATTGCATTTTAGTAAGATAACAATATATATAGTTAAAATTAAAAATATTACCCCTATAGAGCGATATCGCTCTATAGGACTCACTAAGAATATGACGGTTCATAATATATATTACTATATAACCCGAATAACCGTCAAAATATTTAAATACTTATACCTAAGTTAGTCTCTATATCTACTCTAGACATTTCATTAACTAATAATCCTTCCGATGGTTCTACACTATATATGTTAGATACATATTCGTTAATAAGTTCTTTAGTTAGGATAATACTAAGAGGATTATCCTTTGTAATATTAGCATACTTAGTTAGATAAACATGTAATAAGAAATATAAATCCTTTGGTAGCTTTTCAACTTTAGAGTCAATATGTAAATTTAAGCCTTTCCCAAGTACTATTACATTTTTATCTGTTTCATCTATATCAACTATTAAAACAGAAGAATTATATTCGTAGTGAGGAAGGATAATCTCTCTATTATCAACACTTAATTTATCATATATTACAGGTTTACTCGTATCTCCTAACGACTTTGTAAAGACTAAAGAAAAAATAAGACCTGCTTTTATTAACTGTGCTAACGTATTACTCAGAGTGGATTCTTTAAATTCATCTTCATCGTCATCTATCAGTGGATATTCCGTATTTAATTTTACAATAACACTATCGTTTAAAATATGACCATCACCACTATTTATCTCATCTCTGTTGTCGTATAACTCATCCTTTATTCTCTTAATAAAAACATTAGGATTAGCTAATAAATCATTAATCTCATCCTCTATATTAGAGATAACAAATGTAAAACTTAAATCAATCGTCTCTTTTATAAAGTAACCTTCCCTATTTACAGCTTTATAAGTCTTGTTATCTTCATTCGTTAGATATCCGTATAGCTCTCCATCTTTATCAATAGCAAAAATAAAATTACCTACACGCTCTTTTATTTCTTTTATAGGAGACCATTTAGTATAGTCTCCTATATCTTTCTCTGAATAACTAAACAACATACCTATACTCCTTTACATAATTTTATCATATAACTCTCTCCAGTGTTCTCTCACTGTTTTAATCGTTTCTTCATACTTCATCAACATAGGATAATATTTAATCATCTCGTCTAATACTTCTAAAGCATCTAACGCAGCTATAGTGTTTACTAACGAGTACACCATATCGATAACCTCGTCATCACCATCGTCTATAGCATTTATAAGTTCATCTATATTAATATTCGGTTTACCTAATAGTGTTTCTAATATCTCTAGAGCTCCTATAGTAAGGTAAACCAGTATAGACACGTGTACATCTGCTATGCGATCGTTTTTATTTACAAGTCTTGTATTCATTAGGATATGATCTCTACCGCCATTACTATCAGACATACACACGTCTAATAAATGTGCGATTCCATCTAAATCAAGTTTAGATGTGAGTATGACCGTATCTTCATCATCAAAAAGTCTATTATCACCTGTCTTTATTAAACCATTCTTAAAGTTAGCTTCGTTATCCTCATCCACAACAACTGAAAACCACTCTTCTCCACCATTTATAAATCTTACTATATATGATATACTCATTGTTCATCCTTTAATTTATTTTTTATTTCGTTTATTACACTTATACGTTTAGACTCTCTTATAGATTCTTCTAAATTTTTAAACTTGACATAATGATCTATAAGTCCATGTTTTTCTATTAACGATATTTCATACTCATAACCTGTGTTATTACAACCATCTATATCTGAATTTATCTTTACTAAAATACCTCCCAGCTCTTTTTTCATTATCTCTGCTTCTATTAAGAATCTTACATCTGGTATAATAAATATACCCGATTCAGACTCTAGTATATTTCGTTCTACTACTCTTGCAAAAATATCAATACCAAAAACATTAACTACAGTCTTAGCTATTTTAATTATAAAATCTCTCATTGTGTATTCTCTGCTACTATTGTCAAATACAATATTAATAGGTTTAATACCATTATCTTTCTTAAACCGTTCAATTGTATCAATATCTGTTTCCAAAATATTAGAAACAAGTTTCTTTAAGATATCTGCAAAATGTAGTATTTCGACTCTGCTGTTGTAAGTTTTAATTAATTCTTCTTTTAGATATCTGGCAAAAGTATCTTTACCACAATTATCATACCCTACAATCCCGATCACTGTCTTTTTGCTCATATTGCTTCTCCTTTTAGTTAGTTTGTCCTTTTTTACTAATTAATATAATGTAATTGAAATATTTTACAACACAAAATTCTATTAAAAAAACATAGACTATAGGGATATCCCTATAGTCTATAAACTATAAAATTAGGAGGTAAATATTGAATCTCAGTATATAATAAAAAGAAAAAAGATAGGGGGGTCATTTTGTAACTTCACAGTTACAAGCCCATCCGTTAGTAAAAGACCAACAGTCTGATTCTGGATCGTGTCCGTCAACTTTAGACGGGTCTATGGTGACCCATCCTTTATCTCTTATTAGACACTGTAACTCATACTCCCCTTTTTTAACTTTTTTATATTCTGTGTCTTCATACATCACTAATAATACACTTAGGATAACTATTAACGCCATTAGAAGTATTTTATATCTTCTATTCATCTTTACCCTCCTTTTTAGTTATTTGTCTTTAACCATTTTCTAAAAGCATAAATTCTATTCAATATTCTTCTACTATAGTAATAGTTAGGGGTTGTACCTCCGTTATAACAACCCCATATTTTAAACCAGTTGTTCTTATGCTTCTTTCTTAATTTTATAAGCTTAGATATAGAGTACCTTAAGTTATAGTAACTATCTCTTATTAACCTAGTGCGGACTTCTATTCTCCTATATTTGTTTCTATAATTAAGTCCGTTGTCTATCATGTACCAGTATAGGTTTATACCCATTAAACCGTAGTCACCTGCTTCGTTATCTCCCCATTTATTAAACTTGGATTCTTCCCAAGCTATCGCTACGCAAGTATAACCTAGATCATACTCTAGACAGGTCTTGTACACCTCACTCAACCAGAATTTCTGGTCATCAGACAGGTTTTTTAACTCTTGATAATACTCATTTACCAGTCTCCTATCTTTATGTACGACTGATATTTCAGTCGTATTCATTGTTTTCCCATATAGGGTTAACGTATAAATTAAAATAAATAAGAATCTCATTTTCAACTCCTTTTTTCTTTTTTTTTGTTTATTTAATTACATCTCAGTAAGATATAAATGAAATTTATAAAAAAATTAAGATATACCTAATAAGGTGTAAAAAAATCAATAAGGAGGTATGTATGTTACATTTGGAATCAGTTACAGGAGCTAAGTTTACAGTAGAATTTGAAACAAATAAACCAATAAACGACAGTAGGGTGTTATTGAGATTCTTAAAGCCAGGAGAAGATGGTTGGATGTACTATGCACCTAATACTAAATTTAAAGATATATGCGGTGTAATAACACACTTAGAAGAGAATGTAGAGACAAACGGTACATATTTTATTGTAAGTAATCTAGAAGAGAAACTATGACATCTATGAGACTTAACGGTCTCATAGATGTATTTCTTTTTTAGTGAATTAAAAAAAGAAAGGACTTAGATATGTTATCCGTTTTATCTGATTATACTAATTATAATAATCCTCAACTTGATGAAAGATTGTTAAATTACTGGGAGAATATAATAGCATCCGGTTATATAACGGACGATATGGTTGATATAGTAACAATAGAACCATATGAAGTTTATAAATGGATAAGAGACTTAAGAGGACTTATTAAGACTAAATTTAAAATACCTGATGTATATATCTATCCTAATATTAGAATAAACAATCTAAGTAATTATGATTTTAAGATAGATTTTGAAAGAGGTAAGCTACCTACAAAACTTAAGATAATAAAAGGTGAGATACTACAAGACCTATATAACGATTATCTCGTTAAATATAAAGAATAAAAAAATAAACATAACACGTGACTATATAGTCACGTGTTATTTATTATATTTTTCAATCGCTTTCATAGCTTCATCTATAGATGAAGCATTTTCATCGACACCATAAGCGTCTTTCATGAACTCTGAAAAGTTACTGTACTTTATATTTTTGTAATTAACAGAGAGGTTATTATTCCTCTCTGTAAGCAGAATGATATTTCCTTTATTATCAACTGTCATAGTTTGTCTCATCACTGTCTCCTTATATTAATTTACATCATTAGTACAGGATCATAATCACCCTGGTTACTTACTTGTGATTGAATATTATTCATTTGTTGTGGTTGAGGTACCGGTGTCATAGGATTAACGAATCCGCCAGTCATAGTCACAGGTTCGTTTACTGATTCCATAGCAGCAAGTTCAACAGGGTCTAGTTCAGATTGAGTCGTTTGTTGATTAGGTTGTACTGTTTTTCTATTAGGCGTTACATAACCTATAGTAGTTTGTTGCTGAATCATTTGCTCGATTTCAGAATCTTTAGGTATGAATTTTAAATCTTCCTTGAGTTCAGTTAAGAACTTATCTAAATCATTTACATTTATTTTCAACTTCCTTAGCTTAAGTTCTACAAACAATTCTTCTTCAATATCTTCCTTAATATCTTCTATAGCTTTATTAGTCTTATCGACTAATTTGTCATAGGTTAGCAATAATGAATGTAGTCCAGGTGCTACATTGTTTTTACTACCTATGATGATGCCTTTAATGAGCTCATCAACATCTTTGAATATATATTCGTATCCTGATAAAATAGCTCCTTTGTCTTTATTTCTTAATTTAATTCCATTAATATCGTCTTGCTTTACTTTAAAGTCTATGAGTCTATTATACATATGGAATTGAGTAGAAGCTATCTTATTATACTTTTCATTATTGATGGTAGTACCTTTCTGAAGATATATATGTAAGAAATTATCTAATGGATTTTTAGAGCTGGTGCTGTTTTTATAGAGAGCTCTTAATGCATCTAAGATACCCGTATCTACGAGTTTCTTAATGTTTGAGTTTTTATACCTGTTTAGTAATTCTATAAATTCTATAGCGCCTGGGCTAGCTGCTTCGCCCATAGCGATATTTATTAATACTTCCATAATGGAAACAACTCTATTCTCTAATCTTCTATACATAATCTCTCTTAGTTTATTAAGAGATACATCTACTCCTTTAATAGGGTCCTCGTATGCTGGATTGAAAAATCTATAAGCAGCTTTATATTTACCGTTCTCATCTTTGATTATAAGATTTTCTATATTCTCTTTAGTAGGTAACACAAATTGTAAACCATCCATGACAAGAGGGGTAAGAGTTTTACCCGTTTTAACGAATATTCTTCCTTTTTCATCTACAACTAAACCTAAAGCTTCTAATATATCTTTATAAAACTCATTTATTCTTTCCATTGTTAACTCCTTTTTTTTTTTATTGTACAATTTTTGCTGTTTGAGAATCTGTCATATATTTGAGTTCACCAAGAGCGACATCTACAATATTTTTATAACTGCTGGTGACTTCGTTAAATTTATTAACGTCTGATAATAGTGAGTTATAGAGATTATCTGCGAACGTAGGATATATAAACAATATCTCAGGTCCACCGTTCACAGATATTGAGATTTTGGTTTCTCCAAGTATACTAGCATAAACGTTAATATTCAACACTAAACTATTATTATATGTTATAGCAGGGACCACTAATTGCTCAAACTCTAACTTAAACTTGTTTACCAAGTACTTAACATCGAGATCTCCTGTTACAGGAGTAGCGTGAATAGGCGTGAGGTAAATACTACCGTCTATGGTGGCGTTAGTCATCGTGAATGTAATGGACATTAGCATGTTCTTTGTTATTAGCGTTGATACCATGTCTCTTATCATAGTTGATAACTTAGCTTCTATGGTAGGTATATATACCTCCTCAGAAACGTTACTTGTTAGTATATCAGGCATTTCCATAGTAGGTTGCCCTACTTGTCTTATGATTGTTATTTTGTTTAAAACAGAATTATCCAACAATGCTAATTCTTTAATACTAAAATACATACGACCTTTTGTTATCCTTAATAACGATTTAATAAATGAGTTATATAGAAGAATGGATGTAGGATCGAGTACGCTATCGCTTGCTTTTAATGTATCATAAACATTTGTACCATCGGTCATAATCGCGCCCGTTATAAGACCGTTCAATGTCTCTGTGACATGTATAGTTGGTAATAAGTCGGGTTTCTTAATAGCCGATATAATTTTAGTAGTTGAAGAAGTATTTGCGCTAGAAATAGCGTCTCCTGATAATTCCAAATCTTCTATTTTTCTCATAATGTCCACAGGTCTTAACATAAACTTAGCGTTGGTTAGATCATCAATAGTGTAATACTCACCTGTACTGATATCGTACTCAAGATTTAATGTATTAGTAACCCTATAATAAGTATACGGGTTACCAAATTTGTCAACATTTGTAACTTTTGTTAGTATTACCATAGTGTTAGGATATAGTAACATGCTCTCATCGACTGCACCTGTAACTGGATTGAAATTAGGCGTATCGGTAAATCCTGTTAAATACACCATCTCGTCTACACCTGTCACAGCGTCAGTATACTTAATCACTAGTAGAAACACACCTCTTGGTTGACCCCATCCGCCTGGTATTTCTGTAGGAAGCACTTTGTCCCCGGGTTCTATAATGTTCATACCCGACAACTCAAGCGGGTTTATTTTTACGTCATAGCCAGATAGTTTAGTCTTTAATAAGTCTACTATCCTGTTTAAATCCTCACGGTCTACATTAAGATTAATCGGTCTAATGACCATATCTTTATATCCCTCAGTAGGGATGATATAGAATTGTTCCACTGTAAAATTTGGAACTGTTGGTTGATTAAATAGTCCTTCTGGATTCATATTTACCTCCTGTTTTTTTTTTGTTTTGTTGCAGTTTAGTAAGATAGTTTTAATAAAACTTACAAATTAATTAACTGTATATTCTATCTTAATTAGTAGCTCTGTTAGTATACTTCTAATAGACGTAGGAACCTCTATTATCCTCTTTCTACTACCTGTTACTTCTTCTATAATATTTTCTGGTAACATACATAAATACTGAGTAGTTAACATCTTCTCGGCAATCTTTGTTATATATTTCTCTACAACATTATCCACTTTAGTTATGATATTCTTTCTTTTATTAAAATTGTAAACATTAAGAGGAAATTCCTTTGCTAACAATTCCTTAGTAATTGAATCAAGTTTTGTTTTACTATTTATACTAAAACCAATACCACCAGGTGCTTTTTGACTAGACAATACCAAAGACATGTTTTGGAAATCTAATTCCCAAGCCACAGTAGCTGCTACTGTTAATACATTTTTAATATTCTTAGCGTCTACATACAAATAAGCTCTCGGGTCTATAATCTTCTTTAATATAATAAACGCTAGTTTGATATTTACTTCTGGTATTTCTTTAGGAGATATACTATGTATGGCATGTTCAAACATTTTTAATTCTTCACTTGGTTCCTTACCTGTATAAAACCTATACATCCTACGTATATCGCTAGTGGCAAATTTGAACTCCTCTATCCAACCTTGTGTTAATTCAGTAGGTATCCTATAGCTTTCTATAATACTCTCAGTATCTTCGCCATCCTGGCTACTTATATAATACTTCTTAATCCTGATATTAGAAGTAGCAGTATTCTTAATCTCTAATTTATTACTAACGTAACTATAAAGAGTATTTATTATACTCTTATCCTCAGTATCGTTAATCTCGTTTCTTAGACAAAGTTTAGTAAACAACACTCCTCCAAGTATACTATAGATGAGATTTTCCTTATCTATACCCCTTTTAATTAAGCGTATGTTAAGCTCTTCCTCGTTCGTCTCTATGTTCTTAACAAGTTTTTCTATATACCCTATTAACTTCTTAAATGGAGGGGTTTCTGATATCTCATGCTCCAGTAGAAAATTGATTAGAATTAGCTCTCTATAATTCTCTGGTATTTTACCGGTATTGAATTCAGCGTACATTCCGATAGGACCTATAACCGACTTAATAATAGTCAATAACGCAACAAGCTCTATATAATCCTCCTTGAGATAAGTTTGAACTCTACTACCTTCTTTGTTTATCTCTATAGATAAGTTAAACTCATCGTCTAAATGAGATAACGGTGTTACAATATTGTATTTCTTTATGAAATCTTTAACTTCTTGAAAATTAAACATATCCAAGATAGGACCAACCACCTTATAATCCTCTGCTGTTATATGGTCGTAGTTAGTGAGTTCTAGGATATTATTATACACTTCTACATTTCTATTAAATAGTTTTTCTTTAAAACCGACTCCTTTCCAGTCTACGTACTTATTGAGTACGGTAAACATGCCTTTATCGTAACTATCTCTACTTCTACGATTAATTAGAATCTCTATCGGAAATTCTATCTCCTTATCTTTGTAACTAACAAGGACACTTGTATCTTTATATACGTCCTTAATTTTGTAAAATTCATTACTCATATTTACCTCCTAATCTTGTAGTTTTATTGCATTTTAGTAAGATAACAATATATATAGTTAAAATTAAAAATATTACCAATTATGGAGGAATTATCCTCCATAACTAAAATAAATCATCATCCTCCTCTTTTGTTTTATTATTTTTGTCAGTCTTGTCGTTTTTATTAAAGTTTAGGTTAACTTCAAATACATCTTCTTCTGTAAACGGCGGTATCTCGTCCAAAATCTTATTAAGTTCTTTTATATAAGCTTCTGTAAAGAAGTTACTAAGCTCTGTATAATCGTTAAGCTTCTCTCCATTTTTGTAGAATACATAATACTTGCTTGGTAATAATTTAAACGGGTATTTAACCCCATTTTCCAACATTATGTAGTTAATTAAGTGGTCTTTAACTTTCTTTTTACCGATATGTAATTTACCTTTAATTATTAAACTATTATTATCCTTGTTGTTAAAATCCCTACTTTTAGACTCTATCGTATAACTTATCTCTTCCTGACTATCTATTACTTTTCTTAAATATTGAACAACTGTTCTTAGAAGGACAGTATTCAAAGCAATTCTAGCATCTTTAATACTTCTGTTAGTCTCTCTGTCTATAACACCCAAAGATACATAACCATCTCTGTATCCCCAGTTTAGTATATACTCTTTATCACCGACTTTATCCAACAGTGTAAGTCTTCTTAATCTTAAAAATACTGATTTCGGTATCAACCTTACTTTATTTTCCATAAATAACTCCTTTTTGTTTTTATTAAATTCAGCTCAAATAGAATTCTTTAAATATTCTTGTAACATTTACCTATCTGTTCATTGAGTAGTTTATAAAGCATAGGATCCTTTATTTCTAAATCAAGTTTTACTTTACTTAAGGTAGTAGAACTTGTCCACTTCATCTTTTTAGCTATCCCATATATATGTTTCTTAAGTTTAATCTTACCTGGTTTTACATAGTTATTACAACCAAATATAGCTAGAGTGATATAGTTAAATGGTATAATAGATAAATCATGGTCTCCGAATTTAGATAATTTAGTATACCATAAAGTGTAAGGTTTTATGTCTCCTGTAAAAGATTCGATTAGATTCACATATTTCTTATACTGAAATCTTATCAAATCTATGGAATTATGTGTTAGTATAAGATAATTAACCGAAGGATCGGGTTGTGGTAATGGTTCTATCTTTACAACAGCTTCGTCGGTTACATATCTTACAAAGGATTTAGCATATTCTTCAGATATCTGGTTATTGAAATTTAATTCCTCCAACAACTTATAATTGTTATAGCATTTCTTTATCTTCTTATGGTCGATATCTTTTCTATAATAAAATTTAACCTTCAGATGTTTATCGTTTAGGATATTTAGGAATATCTCTAAATCTTTTATAAACAGATTTTTTATTTTATCTTTATACCTATTTCCTGTTAATATTTCTTTCTTCCATTTACTCTTTTCAGATATATCCTCTACCGGATTTAACGCAGTAATAAAATTTCTTACTAAAGTAGTGAAATTAATAAGTAAATAATCATAATCACCTCGTCTTTTCTCGTAAGATAAAATAACAGCTTCGGTAGGGTAATTTATAGGAAGTATATCTCCTGTCCATACTGTAACATCCATTATTTACTCCTTGTTACTCTATATACAAATTAATTAAATATTATTATAAGGAGCTTAATATCAAGTCTAACTCTTCATTAAGCAGTTCTTTATCGTAATTATCATTTTTTAATTCTTCATAAATCAATTCCCTTATATTATCTTCTGTTATCTTAAAGGTATGTGACACATTCTCTACTTTATTCTCATTATTGTTTTTTGTTTTATTTACCTTAACTACTATGTTTATATCTGGTCTAACGGATTTTACGTATTTAACAAGTTCATTAACGTTGTTCTCTTCGTTAACTATAAGTCTGATATTAGAATACTTTGGTATGGATTCTATTATTTTCTTATAAGAGTTTATATTCTTATCTGAAATATCTATTGTTTTAAAATTAATAGCTAATCTGTTTTCCAAAAACATAGTATTCACACCGTCTTCATTTATTTCAACTAACCAACCACCCTTCTTGATATCTTCGTCTGCGAATGTTAACCTATCAAAACTACCAGGACATAGTATAAACGATTTATACTTATTGTTTTTAAAAATAGACTGGTTATGAATGTGTCCTACAATTACTAAATCATTAGTTATGGATAGATAATCATCTTCATTATGTAAGAAATCTAATCCTTTAACAGGTAATTGATAATTAAAAGCTCCATGCATTATTACTATGTCCACTTTCTCCATATTGTGCTTCTTGAGTGTTGATTTAACTAGCTCATATGTTTCCTCACTAGTTTCTCTTATCTCGTCCGGTATATATAGAACAGAAACTTCAGCATTATCAGTTCTTATTACTTCAATATCGACATCTTCGTAGTATTTAAAATCTATATCGAGATGTAAATTTCCAATAATCTTATACAGTAATTTAGTCTGTTTCCAATCATGGCTTGGTGTACCTTCTAGTATTCTAAGCTTTATATTGTTTTCACTACAGTACTTAGCTAACTCTGATAACCACGTATACGCTTCCATACTTTCTATACTATTAGGAGACAATAACCTATCAAAAACATCTCCTGATATAAATATAGCGTCTAAGTTATTTATATTAAACAAATGTTCGTAATCTTTAAACCATATTCTTAAGTTATGAGTTATGAACTCTGTAGGGGTTTTGTTATGACCTAAATGTATATCCGATAAAACTAAAAATCTAAACATAAATACCTCCTAAAGGATTTGAAAATGAAAAATCTATTACCAACTATGACTATATTTGGTTTAACAAAAGATCCAGTTATTCTAATGGAAAAGATATTTCTATATTTCGTAACATCAGACTATTCTCAATCGGTAACATTCTACGGTAAAATAAAATCGTTTAAATGGATATATCAGAATTACAAAAACGATGATAGTGAGTTAGTATCTAGAATAAAAGAAGCTCTTACAGATTATTATCTTCTATATTTTAAAGAAGTAAATGTTAGTGTAAACATAAAAGAAAACGATAACAAACCAAGAACAATAGGTATAGAAGTAGCTGCTACATACGAGAATAATAAGACTTATTATCTATCTGAGATAATAGAGATCAGTGCTAATGATAATATAAATATTGACAGATATTTACTAAGATGACTACATTACAACCAAAGTAAAGGACTAAATGATGAAACCTGAAATCAACAAGAAATATTTACATCTTTTAGAGGAAGCGATAGCTTCATCTGCTGAAGAAATAAAGAAATTCGTAGAAGTAGAAAGTGATGAAGACTTAAACAGAGTTAGTGAATCTGTGTTTGTAGAATATATCCTACCATACTTATTAGGTAAAGTTGAACATAACGAGGAGAATAATAGAAGGTTCTTTATAAACTTTTACAATATCGCAGGCGATCCTAAAAGACCATTTATAGTAGTAGATGATAAGACTAATGAAAAGTTATTTACAGTACCTCCGTTATTAGGAGATTATGATAACGTTAACACTCCACTAGAAGAGATAAGTTATGCAACAATAGTTAACAACTATAACCTAACAGTAGAGAATAACAGAGTACTTGCTGAAAAGGAATTAGAACCTGTACTAGAAGCTATAAGTAAGATTGTTAAAGTTAATCCAAGAGATATAAAAAACGTAATAGAGTTTTACAATATGATAAAAGAGAGATATGGTAGCTTGCTTGAAGAGAGTAAGGAAGTAGAACAACAAGACAAAGATGACGATTATGATTTATTAGAGTATGAGGAGTAATTACTCCTCATACTTCTTTAACTATTTTTGTATTAATTATCTCTCCATACATTATTCCTCTTACCATGTTGTTCTCATCATAGTTTTGTTCTACGTCTGTAATAGAGACTATAAACTTGCTGTTACCATTTATTATAGTAAGTAGGATAGGAATATTCTTATTGAGCTCTAACTTGTCTAAGACTCTATCTACAGTATATCTTAATAATAATCTAGACCATAAATCATCATTCTGCAGTGGTAAATACCTATCATAGTTAGGAGTTATGGATTTAAATATATCTATAACTACATCAATATCTTTCTTATCTAAAATAATAACATATTCATTTTTATCGTTCTTCCTCAGTTCCATCTTCTGTCCTTTTATTATTTGTTCCTCTTCTCTTTCTGTACGACCACAGGATTTAAAACATCTAAAACTAATGCACTGGTAAGTTCTCTATTTAAAACATCGTAGGATATATGCATTTGATCAATTCCACCCTGTAGAGCTTTTATTTTATAGACCTTATTACCGTTAATGGTATCAGATACCGAATAAAGATAAGTTATACCCATACCTGGATAAACAACTTCTTCTAAAGCACCTCTATCCCATAATCCATCAAAGTTTTTAATACTTATACTCATTTTGGTTGTTTTTTTACTATTAAGCATTTGAGCCATGGCGTATTCGTTAGACGTATATCCTACATATTTCTTAGTTTTAGCTCCTAATACATCGTTATCTAAAGTTAACATTTTTATCTTTAGTAAATCGTCTATATTTTGTTTAAACTTATCTGAACAGTTTTTGGTGTTTAAAGAACCATTATCTTCGACATAATCTTTAAAAACATCCGAAACATCTATACCGTAGTATCCAACCTCTTCTTGTAGTAAATGTTCAAATCCTGTCTTAGATACATCTACCTTAGACGCTACTACCTCAACATCGCCTCCTTTTACCTTTTTAAAACTCATATCGTTGTAATCCATAATGCTTCTAGCCGAGTTATAGATACGTAATCTAGGACCTTCTAAACTATAAGCTTTAGGATATACATATACAACTGGGCAATCGGGACAGTTTGTATGTTTTTCAGATGTTTTACTAAAATATATGTTAGGTAATCCCGAGAACAGTCCATAATTCTCTTGTAGATAAGCTGGTAACTCGTGTAATTTAACAACCGGTGATATGACTATCCTATGTACATCATTATTACCAGGAGCTATGTATAAGTACATTTTCTTACTTAAGGCTTTAGATACTTCATTAGCTATAAGTTTACCTAATATACCAACAGGTGTATCTCTATAAGTCCCGTAGACTTCAGTCTGTTTAAAGAACAATAACTCTCCTATCACTAACTGTGCTTTAACGTATACAAAATCGGATTTATTAAGCATTTCACTATCTGCTATGTTATGTAAACTTGCTATTGTTTCTTTTTGTTCGCTACCTGCGTCTAAAACAACTCCTTTATATTTTCTACATCTTAGTTTATCTTTAAATATGTTATCTTCTCTTTTTACGCATAACGTAAATTCTAACCTATCCTTATTAGGAAGAATAAATTTATTATAGTCTCCTTTAGGAAGTATAAACTCAACCGTAATAACATCTGTAAAATTGTTATAAAAATCTCTTACCACGTCGATGAATTTTATCTGTTTTATAACTAAGTCATGTTCTTCTGTATGTAAATATAGATAAAATGTAGGAAATTCTAATTTCCAAGAACTAGATATAACCTGTTGTATATGTTTTTCCAACGGTACGTTAATAATACTCATAAATACTCCTTTATCTCTATTAGTTCATAGGAAACCAAAATATAAAAAAGATATAGAGGGTTAACCCTCTATATCATCGAGATTTAATTTATACATACCATATCTTCTATTTAGTCCTTTATTAGTGTCAGTAGGTGTATTATTATTATCAATTTTAACTTTATGCTCTATACTTCTAGGTGTCATAAATTTACCGAATCTTTGTTTAGTATAATTAGTATACCTATCATTATCGTTAATAATCTTCCCTATATACTCACCGTTCTCTTTAACTATTTTTTCTAACGCTATCTCCAGTTTAAATAGAAGTTCTTCTCTCTCTTCTTCATTAGGGAATGGCGTGTTTTTTAATATATCTATAACTTCTGTTAACTTTTCGTATATATTAGGTATATACTTAACAGGTTCTTTTACAAGCACAGGCATACCGTCGTTGATTATATCCGCTATCTCTAATAGGGACTTATAACTGTCTGTTAGTTCTAAACTCGATTTTTTATCAAATCGACCATTAATTTCAGTGGTATGCATACCAAAGTATTTTAACTCTTCTGGAGAATATAAATAAATACGTGGAACTTTCACAAAGTATTTATTTTTAGTAAGTATCTCCATAATAGTAGCTCTACTATTAAACAATGGATGATTTCTTGGTAACATTTTTAACTCCTAAAATAGAAAATGGTTAGTATAGTTATTCTTAAATTTGTAAAATCTTAAAATATTAATAACCACAGGGATCTTGTAATACATATGTCGTTCATTATCAGATTTTATTAATTCATTTATTTCATCTAAGATTTCATCTAGGATATTCAAATCGATGTTAATATCGTTAATAACGCTATAAACTCCTAATTCTATAGGAGAATCAAATACCACTTCTTCATCATTATCCTCTGGTATTAAATTATCATATAGTGTTTTAGAAAATACGTAATATGGTTCATTCTCATCTTTAGTTAATCTAACTATCTTATCCATTTGATTATAAGCATAGGATTTCAAGAAGGGTGTGAAGAACGTATCTATAGCAGGTTCTATGGTGTAGTGTTTCATTAGACCATATGCAATCTTATCTCTATCTAAGATAACATCAAATATAGAACGTTCTTCCATATTTAAATTAGTTAAAGTTACGTCTTTAATGTTAGTTAATCCTATCAAAGATACGACGTATTTTTCAAAATACGGGTCTACTACCAAGAAACCGTTCTCATCTCTGAAACCTATATTATAGTTATTATACGATGTTATAAATCTTCTTTTCCATATTTCTAATAGTTCATTCTCTCTTTTTATAACTTCTCTAATCGTTATATATCTGGACTTCTCATAGAGTATTTCTTCTCTAGAGCTGTTTAATTTATCATCAGCTATTAACTCTAATGCTGTGTTCTTTTCTATTTTATTTAAATCCTTATCAGAAGGGAATAAATAAAACTTAAATGTTATTTTAAATATCCTACTAAAGTTATAAGTTATAGCGTCTGTAGTAGTAACTACAAATAAACCTAATCTACCGTCGTATAACTTAGCTAAAAAGAAATCCCCTGGTTGAGGTTCTATACGAGATTTTATATAACCAGTACCCTCGTAATTGTTTAACTCAGTAGCTTCTATAGGAGACTCTAAGTATAAAGACATATTGTCTATTTTTGTATATTCAACTATTAAGTCATCAAGTGTAAAATCTGGATATTCGTAGACCTCAGCATTACCTTGTGATTTGTTAAAATATGTTACTTTAATAACATAACCAGGTAACTGATTTATAACCGAATCTATAGGTGTTTGAGATTCGAATATATAGTTATAGTTAGTTTTATCCGCTATGGCTATACCAGTGTCTATTTGTTTATCGTTTTCATTTATAACTGACCTTGTATAACTTTCATAATCGATTCCATCATTAAACAATCCCATTTATTACTCCTTATTCATATCTTTTACAGCTTCTAACAGTAAAGGACTCATTTCTCTAGCGGATAATGCCGTTATAGTTAAAGCGTTGATTGTTTTCATTATAGACCTATCTGACATAAGATAATAGTTCTCTATGTCTCTAATAGCAAAGAACTGACCTAAGACACTAAAATACTCAGTATTGACTTTATAGTTAATATTTCTAAAATCATTAGCGATACGTATAACCAAATGATAAACTGGTCTTAAGTCTATATATACACGATCCTCGTTATTTAGATTATGATCTAATATCCTTTTATCTATCAAATCTCCTCTCTTAAGCTCTAAATCTAAATCTTCTATATATGTATCTTCCTTAACTATTTCTAGATACTTATATGGTAAATCGTCTATATAGATTTCCATATGAAATACCGACCCCTTTAATTTAAATATCTCTGAGCTATGATTGTCGATGATGTAGTCAATAACATCCTTACTATATCCTAAGTTTAATAACTCGTATAGATTAAGGTAAACCATAGAACGAGGACTAATACGTAATAATAAAACGTTAATAACTTCATACCCGTTATAAGTAAGATAGTTTCTCCAAATATCATAGATAGGATATACCCTTTTTAAATTGTTCTTTAATCTATAGAACGTATCTAGGTATTTACTAATATCTTTATGTATAGCTTCCAATATTAATTCTTTTAGTTTGTTATAATTAGTGACATTCTTATCTAAGCTATGTAATTCTTCTATCTTCTTTTTATAATCGAATAAGATATCATAATCGTCTTCTATGTCTTTAAATATTTTAATGTACTTATCAACATCTATAGTGTTCATTAACTCTCGCATCTTTTTATAAACGAGGTTATTAACTCTTTCCAAATAAGTGTTTATAAGTTTATCGTTGTAAAGAGACCTTTCTATAGGTAATGCTACTGACTCTATAAGTCTATCTGGTATTATTATAAACCTCTTTTCTATAGGTCTGTTAGCTACTAGTATAGGATATTGAACTTTTAAAGATGTTATTATGTCTAAATTAAACCTTAGACCTATCTCTATAGAAAACCATCCATCTTCTCTTTCTATTTCTTTATCTAAGAACTCTGCTGAAAATGGGATAGCTAAATCCTTATATTTTATACGATATATAGGCAGTTGTTTCTTCCCTGATTTACTATTTAAGAAATCAAGTTCTATAGTAGAAAACTTAGTAAAATATTTGAACCATAGTTCTTCGTCGTTATACTTTAAATAGCAGATATTTCTAACTAAGTCTAATAGGTTATTAGGTATGGAGAAAAATACATCTGCATCTGTTACTAAATAGTTAACATCATCTATCTGACCCATCTGAAAATGGTTAAGTAATTGCTTAAGTTCATTTTTAAATCTACTTCTTATCTTAAGTGTTAAATTAAAAGTATGTGATATAGGTTCTCCAAAGATTTTAAAGTATTTCAAATCTTTATCGTCGAATAAAACTAAACCGTCGTTAAATCTAATACTATTAACGATACTGCCTTCATCATCATGTCTGACCTCATATGTTACGTCTATAAATCTTTTCTGGTATTGCGTGGAGTAATCGGTATCATACATACCTGAACCGAAAACATCGGCATCAGCTGTAAATGTTAAATAAGGATCAGGGTCTTTTAAGTATTTTATAGAAAAAGACTTAACAACCGATGTTATAAGTGGTTTATATATAGTATATTCTAAATTGTTCAAAGGTACTCTAGCTATAATCATAGATAACTCCTAATAGTGTTTTCATCAAAAACAAAAGCATATAAGTGTAGTAGGACTATCCTACTACACTCTCTATTATTTCTCTATTTGTAAGCTGTCCTAATAGATACACTAGAACATCGTTGTAGTGTTTATAATCATCGTTAAGACTTCTACACTTATCAAAGAGTTTTAATGTAGACTGATTATAGAGGTTAATTACCTTTAGTATATACACTTCCCAGTGGTCTTTACTGGTTATATTGTTTTCAAATACCTTAGACAAATCTTTTAATACATTTTTGAATTCTGTTTGTAAATTATAATCATTAGCAAATACATCCGTAGTATTAGTGTATACTGTGTCGACTAATTTACTTAAAGCATTATTAGTTATAAACGGTTTATTTTTAAAAATATATCCATTAAGCTCTTCATCATTTATTATTAACTCTAACGTCTTTGCTAATCCCATTACAATACTATCTGTCATATCGTAATAAAAATTACTTATAAAAGGATTCTCGTATTTGTCTTTAAATTTAAAAAATAAAGGTAAATTAATTACTTTCGGCGTAATCGCGTTATTAGTTTTTTTTAACATATTTAACATATAAACTCCTTGAATGTTTTCTCAATGAAAAAAGATAATAGATAACGGACTATAGTCCGTTATCTAGTTTATTAATCAAGAGAAATTTTTGAACAAACTTTTGGTAATTCAGCGTAAGCTGATATAGCTTTTGTAACTTTTCCTGTATCTTTAGTAAACGTAGAAGTCTTGTCACCGACTGCCTGTACTATACTTTTTACATTGCTTAGTATCGGAATATCAGCTTTAGTACCTGCACCTGTTTTACCCATTTCTGTATTTAATTTTTCTTCTATATCTTCTATTTCTGCTTTGACCTTATCAGATATATTTTTAATGTCTGTAGCGATACTACTAGCCTGCTCTCTATAGAACTCAGTTACTTTACTATAATCCATTAGTTCTTTAACACTTAAAGGTTTAACGTTTTTGTAAAGTTTTTCAGTGCTGATAGTAAATTCTTTATCTATAGCTTCTGTTTGCCATTTAATTAATTTCAGTAATTTCTCAACTGCTTCTTTACTGAATTTTTTATTTTCGAATTCTTCAGCAACAGCGTCAATATCAGATGGAATATGGTATAAAGTTCCTTGTATTCTAAGTTTAATTTCGTCCCTATTTTTGTCATCAGCTGTAATAGTTGTACTACCTGGAATTAGAATTGATTTATATTTAATTCCATTTTGTTTTTCAAGTTTAGCAAGTCTTTTACCTGCTTTACCATTAAGTTCATCGACGACAAATTTGTTAATACCTGTGAATTTCACATCTAAATCTTTAGCAAGTTTAATTGTTTTTGCAACTAAGTCTTTAAATTGTTTAGATACTTCAGAATTCTTTTTACATTTCTCTTCAGTATTGTTGTTACAGCCAGTCTCTGCTTCTTTAAGAGCCTTTAATAAATCTCCCATTGCACCTTTAGGGTTGAAGTTTTTAATCATTTCGTGTAGTTTTTTATAGAAGTTAACTACTTCTTTATCAACATACCAGTTAACCATTTTTTCAACATCAGGAATAGATTCTAGTTTACCACCAGCGTATAGATATTCAGGTACTTCTTTAACTACTTTAAAGAATGCTTTCTCTACATCTTCGTCATCAAGGTTACAATCTTTTACTTCAGTAACACCTTTCTCTTCTAGTTTCTCAGCAGTTTCTTCAGCTTTTTTAGCTACATTTTCTAGTTGTTTGCTTTCGAAAAAGCTTTTAACTTTATCAACAAGTTTTTTAACGAACTCTATAATTTTCTTAATTACTTTTTTAATTCCTTCAACAACTTTATCTAGGAATCCTTTCTTAGTAGAAGCTGCTCCTTCTTGGTCATTGTCTTCAATACCTGCAGCTACTTCTTCTACAGGAATGTCTACACCTAGAAATGTCGCAGTAATAGCTAAACTTTCAATACCGTATGTTACTGTAGCTTTATTAGCAACACCTTGTGCTGCGATTTGTTCGTCTAAATCAATACTTTCAGCAAGTGCTTCTTCAGCTCTACCTAACATTTCAAGTTTAACCATTTCCATATTTAGGTCGTTAAGTCCTGCACCGATCTCTAACGCCACGATAGCTGGGTCGATATCATCTTTACCTATGAATCTGTCATCTCTTAAGTCTAAATCTAAAAATCTCATTTTGTTCTCCTTGTTTTTTTGATTTAAAATATCAAAATATGTCGACTTTCCTATTAAAGAATTTTTTAATATTCGTGAGCCATAATGTAGTTTTTAAGAGACTCACAATATCCGCTTTTATATATTTCTTTACTAGATTCTAATAACGCTACTGCTGTTTTTAGTACAGCATTATAATATTGTACTTTAATCCCAGATGTCTTACTATCGAAGTTACCTGATTCTACTGCTATAGTAGCTTTTCTTAGTTTCTCTATCTTCTTAACTATCTTATCCCCATTTAGTTTCTTCTTAATCTTCTCACTAGCTTCCTGAAACGCAGTTACTACGTTATCGATTTCATTGTAAGACATAGATTTTATCTTAATGTTTTCTACCTTATCTATGTTAATACCGAGTTTACTTAATTCGAGAGCTTCCTCTTTTGTTATGTATAAGTCGTCTAGACCTTTGATTTCATCTGCTTTCATTTTAGATAAAGTTTCAGGTTTAACGATAGATACCTTAAGATATTTAACACTTCCGTTTTCTATACCTTTTAATGGAAACGGTATAACAAATACTTCAAAACCATCTTTTCTATTTTTCATACCCTCTTCTATTATTTTCTTAAGTAGGTCATTTCTATTAAACATAGTTTTTAAAGGACTCAATGCGTGTATAATCGATTTATTCTTTTCTACAAGATAACCTACTAAAGTATTATCGTTAACTGTGTCGTTCTTCATACCTTTGACTATATTGTTTAGACTATCTACTGTATTATCAAACGTAATAACATTATCTGTAAAAAGAGTTAGAGTGGACCTAACATATTCCATAGTCATAGTAGGGTCTATAGTATTGTTGTTCTTTAATGCGGTTAGTATAAAGAAGTCCTTATACTTAACTATAGATTTAAACTTAAATTCTTTTAAATCCAGAGGTTGATTTTTGTTTCCATTCTTTTCATCTATTTTTTTACCTAATATATCTCTGTAACGTATAATAGCTGCCAGATATAATTTCTCTGTTAATGATATACCTTTATTAAAGAAACTGGAAACAAACGTTAATATCCTATCTAAAATCTTTAAAATAAACTTAAATATACCTTTAGCTATTCTCTTAGCTGATTCAACCATAGCATCGGCATCTTCAGTACCATATGATATATTAATCCCAGTATAAGCAAAAACAGAAGGACTTGTTATTCCTTCTTTATTTATAAGCGTTAATAAATAATCTAGTTCCTCTATACCTGAGTTTATTTCCCTTTTAAGTTCTATATCACTTAGACTATGTTCAAGGTAGTCGTTTAGTAACTCTTTTGCAGTTTCTACTTCTTTTAAAACAATTCTTTCACTCTCCCTATACTGAGAGTCTAAGTCTAAGAATTTCATACTTTCTCCCTTTCCTCTAAGTATTTATAATATTTGTCTAAAAACGCTTTCTCTGCATCTAAGTCTATGTAGTATGCCTTTATTAAATTAGGGTTATCTAATATCACTCTTAAATCAGTAACAGCCATCATAACTATGTTTTTAATAAACTTAGTTAGTACTGAAGATATAACCTGTTTTATACTAACGGAGACATTAACATATAGACCTGTTAATTCATTTATAATTGATCTCTTCCATTCCAGATATTCGTTATAAGACATAGGCTTACCATCTACATAAATAGGATTTTTCTTATATTCCTCTTTACTTTTTCTAACGTTTAATTTATACGTATACTTAATAGAACGTTTTATTAATTTATCAAGTCTTTCAACTGTCTTCTCTAACTTGTCTAAATTAGCTAAAATACTGTTTTCCAACATATCCTCTACCATATTTATAGGTACTTTTCCTAGCCCTAATTCGTCTCTTATTCTAGGAAAACTTACCTTTTGTAAATAACCAAATATACTTTTAATGTCTTCATAAGTTCTTGGATTTTCGTACCCTGGTAACGTTATACTATCATAATCGAATAAATCTTCCGTTATGACAAAGTTGCCTACACGTACAGTAGCAAAGAAACTTTGTAAATAATCATTAACGTCTTTTATATATCTTATATACTCTCTTAAATCTTTTTTAATTAGTTTTAAATCACCTTTTCGTTCCTTCATTAAGGTACTAAAGCTTATCCTCATTTTCATAAACTCTGGTTCGTAATCTATCGTAAGATTAACCTCTTTAGGAATTACGAATATATGTAGTATATTACCGTTTATAGACAGAACATCTATCTTTATTTCTTCGTTATCTTTTATCTTTTCAAAAGAACCTGATAGATAACGTCTAACATCTCCCATCTTACCTACGTAGTATTTATTATCCACAAGTTTAAACCCTATCTTGTTAAATATCTCTTTTTCTAAATTCTTTAAACTATCACCAGCTGTATGTTCAAATTTAATTAAAGGAGTTAAACTTCCTCTAAATGCTTCATTAATAGGACTTACAACTTCTGTGAATTTGTTATCCATTATGTAACCAGCCTCTTCTTCCAAGAATCCCATAAGAATAAATAGTAAGTCTAAAACAGATAACTCACCTCTTATAGTTCTACCATTAGCAAACTCACGAGTATCTGTATAACCTAATACTTTATTTAACGTATCTATAAGCTCATATATGTTACTGTACTCATCGTTAGTTATAAAAGAACGTATCCTTTTTTCATCTAGTACTTTTTCTATTTCTGCTAATCTACCGTTTATACTGGAAATAAAGTCGTTTAGTGTTGTCCTACCGTTAACGTATTTATGAGATTCTATAACATCTACATATGTGTTAATAGTAGCGGCTAGATAACAAGCATGTATGTATGGAAATGCTAAAGAAGTCTGTATATGTTTTATGCTATACTTGGTACCGCTATATGTAGCTCTGAAGTGTTCATAGATTAATTTTTTAGTTCTTCTAACTATGTCGTTAGCTGCTTCTAATATATCGTCTTTAAACTCTTGTGGCATTTTCTCTAATTCCTCTATAGCTTCGTCTATAGACTTTACACCTGTTTTAGTCACATCTGCTTCTTCTGGTTTTTTAGTCTCGGTTGCTTTATCTACGCTTTCAGATATCTTCTTAGCTTCTTCTGTTTTTGTTTTATTTTCTTCTACTACCTTCTCAGCTTTTTCGCTACTAGAACTACCTCCTGATCTAGATACGCCTCCTATGGAGAAACCTCCTCCTCCACCAGCAAGTCTGGATAAATCTTCTTCTTTCTTTTTCTCTGCTTTTTCATAGACGTCATTTATACCGAATATCTTTTTAACTATAGTTATAAATCCTCTAATTATTCTACGTATAAGACTTATAAATCCTCTAACTATCCTAATTACAAAATCCCATATACCCTTTAATATTTTAAAGATGATGTTAGTGTTACTTTCGTCATCCTTATCGCTGTCTAACATACCCGCAGATGGAGGTAATTCTATATTTAACTCGTCAGTAAGTTGGAATAGCTTATTAGTTTTATCTTCTATAGCATAACTATCTTCCAAACCAGGACTTATCGATGAATACTCCATCCATAGCTCAGTAGCTAAAGCTAACGCTTCCATCGATTTACCTAATGCATTCTCAGTTGCATCTATCTCTTCTAATCCTGTTTGAACATCATCTACCGCTTTAAGTAAAACAAGGGCTTCACCTACGTCTTTAATTATATAGTCTTCTTCGTTATAAGAAGACGCTACAGTAGCGTCATCTACTGTAGCGTCCATATCTAAAAATTTCATCATCATCTCCTTTTTTTCTATTTTCTAGATAACTTATCTTCGAACATACGTTGTTTAGCTTCTAACTTTTCAATCTTATCTTCTAATATTTCTATTTGCTTTTTATAAATTTCAGCTTTTTTAGGGTCCATTTCTTTAGAAGCTTTCTCTTTTATATACTGTAACTGTAATTCAAGTTTTTTCTTTTCCAGTTTTCTTTTTTCATATCTGTTAATTTCTAAATCAGCTATAATTTTCCTAATGTAATAAATAGGATTACCAGCAAACCCTGCTTTAAGGTTTTTATTTCTTGTTAAACTATCGTAATGTAGAGTATATTTATCACTGGAAGCTACTTTAAAGCTTGATAGTATAGTAGATAAGATTTTACCTAATTTGTTACTACCAAGAATTCCTGAGATTATCTCATTCCTTATCTTAAGTGGAACAGAGTTACTTAATACGTTAGTAGATGGATAGTTACCTATACTATCAATAATAGCGCTTATGTTTTTACTGTTTAACATATCGTTAATATATAGTTCCTCTAAGTTAAATAGTATCTTGTTAAGGAATACTTTATCCCTTACTTTAAAAAGAGTAACTTTTTTATTTAAAGCGTTATCATACATACTTATAATCGTGTCTAATAACCTAGGCATGTATAGTATATCGCTTATAATAGTTAGAAGATACACAGCTGTAGAAATGTTAAGGTTATCTGAGTAAAGATTTATAGTCTCAGGTAACTCTTCATCTATCTTGGATTTTATATCATCGCTATATTTTATAAATATCTTAACAAGTTCTTCTAAAAAGTCTAATACCTCGTAATCATTCTTAAATTTTTTTCTAACACCCATACCAGCTAAGATGGTTAGATTATGTTTCTTAGCTATATCTTTAAGTTCTTCTATAGTTTTAAGATAAATAGGTCCTTCCATTTTTAACAGGTTTAACATATACTCTATCTGGTCCTTGCTTAGAACTTTAAAAACTGTTTTTTTATTGTAACTTCTACTTGGACGTCTATATTTTCTAAAAGTAGCCATCGTTTATTCCTTTCTATTAAAATGGATTTTTATTAACTAACATAGCTTTCATAAGCTCTATTAAGTCATCGTTTTTATTAGTATCTTTTTTAATCTGTCTAAAGGTTAATACGTTATAAGTAGGCATATCAGTTATATAATTCAATAACGCTTCTTCGTCGTTGTCTACGAAGTTGATACTAAATGCTTTTAAAGATAAAGCTAAATCTTGCCATACTTCAGGGTCTAATAAATTATCTTGTATCAGCTCCTCTACTAGGTATTGATCTGACCTATCAAAGATATAGATTTGATTATAAGTAGCAAAACTACCCTCTCTTGTTATAACACTATGCATACTTTCTGAATATAAGTTATCCTGTATAAGTTTAGCTACGTCGTTTTTATTCCTTATTTTATTTTCTTTATACTCTCTAATTAGGTCGGATGCAAATATTAAATCAGATAGATTAATTTCTCCTGATTTATACTGTAACCATCTATATGAAAAAGATTCTTTACTTTCATTACCTAAAACGTTTCTAAGGAATGTTTCAGAATCAGTATAGACTATAATAGGAGCTATGATAAACGGTAAACTAACTTTAATCTCTGACTTATCGCCATCTACATCTTTCTTAACAACTAAATCAAGTTCTATTACTTTAAATAGTTCTTCTGGTGTTCCTAGTGATTTTGGGTCTACCGTCTTAAAATCAACTTTACTGGATGTTTTAGTCCTACTAGAAGGTTTCTCATCTCTATCCTCTTCTACTTCATCTATCTCATCTTCATCGTTATCTAAAATACCAGCTGTAAGTTTGTTACCATATTCTTTAAGTATAATAGATGTTAGATTATCTTCATTACTCTCAGTACCCGGATTCATATCCTTAGTAATTTTGTATATAGTCTTAAACATACTTCTATTAGTCATTACTCTGGATAACATAGATACGTCGACATTGTAGATGTTGGCTAATATTTTTATAGCCTGTAATAGATACGCTCCATACATATTTATATTAAACTTAATTATATTAGTAAGGTCCTTTTTATCCATATATTTTAACTTATCGGATATAACTATAACAGGTCTTATTATTCTATCTGATACAACCTTAGTTATTCTTCCGCTAAATATTAAATCTGGATATTTCTTTACTAATAGACTAGGGTCATTAGCAAAATCTTTAGTATTTTCAAATAGATCAGTTATCGCTCTGAATATACTTGTAGCAGCTGCTACTGAAACAAATCCACTACATAAGCCATAGCTTATGTTACCATGTACTTCGTATTTAGCCATATTTTCTCCTTATTTTTAAGTAAATTTACTAGTTATCAGGCGTCTAATCATAACATTTGAGGGGTCGTTATATATTGTATATGTTACCTTGGGATGAAGTAAATGGAGATATTATAATAAATAAGGAGATTTTATGGTTTTAAAAAACTTTAACGATGTTTTAGACAATACGTATATAGGAGGACTCGATAGGGGTATCAGTAACTTCTTATACGGCATAAATATGACACATTCTACACCTATTATACCTATGGAACGATATAGAAAAGGTTATGTATTCTTTACAAGACCACAGTTAAATCTTACTACTCCTAATTTACTAAATGTCAGAGAGTTCTATCCATTACTAACTAAAAACCTTGTAAGTAAAGAAGCATATGTTAGAACTATGTTAGACCCGAGATTACAATGGGATTTATATGGACCATTTGTTAAGAGTAAAGAAGGAAGTATTCTAATAACTAACGAAGTAGTTAATTGTCCGTTGTCTGATAAATATCAAGCATTTATACCTGTTCTAACCAACACATTATTAACATTATCAGGTATACCAGACGTAGCTGTACCACATATGACAACTGAAGCTGGGTTACGTAGGGAACAGTATGCTATGGTTGATGGTACTTATGAAGTAAATGATGTTTACGAAGTTACTGCTACCTTTTCCAATATTAAAACAGGGGTATTACCGTTACTATTCCAAATGTGGACTATGTATGAGAGTAAGGTATTTGAAGGGGAGTTAGTTCCATATGTGGATTTTATATCTGAAAATGAATTAGACTACAATACGAGATTTTATATAATCCTATTAGATAAAACAGGGAAATATGTAAGTATGATATTCGCACCGGGAGCTGCGTTCCCTACAGCTATGAATCTCGGTAAATATTTCGAATACGATAGAAACGAAATAATGAAAGAAAGTAATAAAACACTGGATATCAAATTCGTTTGCGTTGGAGGACAATATAACGATCCTAGGCTTATCCATGAGTTTAATTTAGTCCAGACATACTTTAATCCTTACTACGAAGACTATTACATAAAAGGAGATAAGAACTCTATGTATGAAGTAGATGATTTACTCAAAAATTATTTAAACTATAGGTGTTACCCGTATATAGACCCCGATACACTTGAATTTAAATGGTTAGTTCCTAAAGACAGTCAATCATACTCTTTAGCAACTGAGAAGTTAACAAATGGTAACAATAATTAAAGGAGTTTTAAATGGGATTTTTAGATATTAAAAACGAATTAATAAAGTATGCATATGACCCTAATATGGTTCAGATAGACTTATACAAATATATGGAAACTTTAATGGATGGTAATGATATACCAGACCCAACCAATCCGTTTATGTTTCTAATAGAAAGTAACGCTACCGTAGGTAGCACGCTTTTAGAACAGATGGTAATAAACTTAAGAAAGTTATATCCATCATTAGCAACGACTAGAGAGGACTTATACCACCATATGATAAACAGGGAATACGATAATGTATTCGCATATCCAAGTATTACAACGTTCCATATATACATATCGATAGACCAGATTAAACAATTCGGTATAAAAAAAGAACAATATTACGAAATCACCATTCCTATGTATACAAGAATAATAGTAAAAAACTACTATAGCTTTATGTTCCTAAACGACGTAATAATAAGATACTTCGAAAGTACGAATAAATCAGTAGTTATACTAATGCCAAATAAACTTAGTATATCGCTACCTGGTAATAGAATACTTAAAAGTCATATAGTTACAGACAATGATGGTAACGGATGGATTCTATTCGATGTAGAATTAAAACAATTAGATATGATATACGATAAACAATCTATAATACCCGTTCAAGGATTTAATAAAACATATGAACTTAATGATCAGTTCCATACGATATTTAGTAAATTAACCACAGAAGTAGGTGAGATAGATACCTGTATAACTTTCTCTGATTTCGTATACGATATAAAAAATCCAGTACTAAGATGTTCTCTAAAAGATGAAAAAACACTAAAAACTACGCTATATGATACATATACTAAGAACTTTAACATTACTAATATTAGTAATTATATCTATACCACTAAAGGAGAAGTTATATTAAACTTTGATAACTACATTAAAGACGATTTCACGATGGATTTTTCATTACCTACACAGATAACTGGTAAAACACCTGCTATAACTTCATTCACACCTATAATATTATCATCCAGTTACACTTCAGGTGGTAGAAATATGTTAGATTTAGAAGATCTTAGAAAGTTAGTTATTTATAATACTACAGGAGATAACAAGTTACCTATAACGACATACGATATAGAAGAGAAGTTAAGTAGATATGGATACGAACTTGATAACACCATAGACACGATACTTAAGAGAGAGTACGTAGTTAAGAAGAAATTAGTATTCATAGAGGACCAGTCATATCTGTATAGTAATCCAGATGTATTTATGGATACTTTAGAAATAACACATGAAGAAATAGCTAATTTACCTAACAGCGTTACTATAGACAATGGGATAGGTATAATAAGACCTATGACGTTCTTTAAGAAAGATGGTTATAAATTTAAACTGGTATCACAAACGGATGTTGATAAACTAAAAACACTAACAGAAGGTGATTTATCGGAGGTACTTAGAAAAGAGAAATATTTCTATAACACGTTTAAGTACATATTCGATTTTAAAGATGGAGTATTTATAAGGGTATACGAAGTAAATACTCCTAAAGTTATTTATAGTAAATCTGAATACTATAATGCTAATAGTAATTTTGTATTAGAGTTAGTAAACACTACGGTACTTAGAAACGGTAAGGATTATGTACTTAAATTAAGATATAACGCAGATGATAGTTTTAGAAATATTCCTAATAATTTTAGGAAGGCTATGTTGGTATTTAAACCTAATAATAGTATGTCTAAGATAGCTATTAAAGGTGAGATAGGAGATGAAGAAATAACGTTTAGATTCAATGTTTCTGATTATATAGGTCAGGATGATACTGTTGAACTAATGGATTTCATATCTGTTTTAGACCATGTTAGAATAGGTAATGTGATAAAAAATGCAAAGCTTTACATATATGTAACAGACCCTACAGTCTTAGGTAAAATAAATAACACTTATACCAGAGAGATAGAACAGTTTGATTCAGAAGTAGCAAATGTTATCGCTGTAAGTAATTTATCTTTAGAGTTATTCAAAAGAGCTAAATATTTATTTACAAACTATAGAGTATCCCCTAACCTTAGAATATATAAAAAATATGAGAATGACGTATACCTTACGTATAAAGAAGACGTGTTAGCTACGGATGAAGATGGTAATTACATATTTGAAAAAATAGATACCAATGGAGATGGAATCGAGGATACTGAAATAGTAAAAATACTACATAAGAAAGGAGACCTTGTTCTTGATGAAGAAGGGAACCCTATACTAATACATAAAAAAGGAGAAGTTATCTTAGACGATAACTCTAAACCTATTATAGATTATACGTATGGATTCGACCACTACATAGATATTTTAACATTTGAATTAGAGTTCTTATTGACTAAAGATAAGGATTATAGAACATTTATGATAAGTAAATACTTAGAACTCGATAACTACATATTTAACGAGTTAGAAGAATTAAATAGTATGTTACTGGAAAATACTAAAATATTATACAAACCTACTTATAATCTAAGGGACGTTGAAATTATTAAAAATAACGTAACATTCCATACTCCTTTTATAGTAAAACCAACAGTCACACTTTATGTAATAGACGATGTAACTGATAGTATTAAGTTAGAAGAACTAAAAAGAAAAACAGGTCTAGCTTTGCAATACGCTATTAGGAAATTTAATAAAAGAATAGATATGGATAAATACATATTAAACAGATTAAACGACAGTAATATACAGTTCGTTAAAGTAGAAAACTTAGATAACTTAGGAGAGATAGAAATATATGAATACACTCCTACTAGTAATATGTTCTCCGTGTCTAAGAAATTAGCACCTACACTTACTGGTATATATGTACCAGAACTGGATTATGAGTTAAAGTTAATTAAAGTATAAGGAGTGGTTAACCACTCCTTATACTCTTTTTCTTAAACTCAATACTAACCACTTAACTTGTTCGATTAAACCTAATGTATCCATATTTTTATCGAATACCACAGGGGTCTCAGTAAAGATAAAACCGCCGCATTGACTAAATCCTTCAAGATCTGCGCACATTCTACTAGATAATATATTCCCCAGCATACTTATAATGTTTTTACTATCTACAAGTCTATTACCTATTACACTATCTACCAAGTAGTAAACAAAAAACTTAATAGATTTCTCCGTAATAAGTCTATATTCTTTTTCATAAACGCCATAATTAACGGATGGAAAAATAACTTTAGATAATCCAATACTTATTAGGTATTCGGCTACGTTTATACCATCTTTAAAAACTATAAGTGTATTGTTCTCTAAAATAACGTCATCGGGTTTCAGTAACGAAGTCCTATCAATTAACCTATTTATAAGATTAATACTTTCATAACTTATACTCCTAGTGGAAACATTATTTCCGTTAAATACCTCATTTGGCTTTAACTCTATTACGTCCCTATAATCATTAATAAATAAGTTCAACATCTTAACTCCTTACTTTTTCTATTTCTATCGATTTTACGTATAGTTCATTGTTAATCAAGCTATCGATTTTCTCATAGAGATAAGATACGTTATCATAAATTAATAAATCTTTAAAATCTGTCTTACCTAATAACTTATCGACATCGTCTAAGATACCTGATATAGTCTTAAGTTGTTTTAACGTTTCTTCTATAACGTCTTTCTTGTCAGGGTGTTCCCTTATTATAGAGATAAGGTCTTTTCTTATTTGTTTAATTCTGGATTTTAAATCTCTATGTGTATTACCGTCCCTAAGCATTTTAGATTTAAATCCTTTAACAAATATAATCCCTATTAAACCAAAGAACATAAATCCTAATATGTATCCTATTAACTTAAATAATCCCTTATAGAATAGGACTAATATTATAAATCCTAAAGCTATTTCAAATCCTACAAATATAGTTATTATCAACATTTCTAACAAGTAAACATATTTTAGCCTATTCAGGCTACTATAGTTAGATTCACTGGACTTATATATAAGACTAGCTAAATCACTACTATACCCAAATTTAACAGCTACGTAATCACAAATATCTTCATTATCCACTGAAGTGTTATAGTAACTTTGAAAGTCTACCGCATTTACAGTATGGTCGCTTATATCCTTTATTACTATATTAATAGCATCTTTTTCATTTACAGGGCTCTGTTTATAATAAATCTTAACAAACTTTACAATATCGTTTTCGTTATAAATACTATTAAGTAGATTATAAGTTGTTTTCATAGTGTATAACACTTCGTTACCTAATTTAATATATGCTAAGAAGATATGTCCTATTTCGTGTAGGAATGACGCTAAAATCTCTCTAGGAGCTAGTTTAAGATCTTTTAACATATACTCTATACTGAACTCTATGTTTACCTCTATATCCTTGCCATTGATAAATCTCAATTCTTCTATATCTATAGAAATACTGTTAGATTCTAAAACATCTACTAGCTTGCCTAATGACCCAATGGTCTTTAATGATATTTTATCTGAAGGTATTTTACTACTAGTGATTAGTTTTTCTCTCATCTCTTTTCTAATCTTTTTAACCTCGTTTAGTATAGTTCTAGTAGGTAATGGATATATTATAGGTAATCCTTCTTTGTCGTGTTTAAACTTAATAGTTATTCCAAACCTGTTTGTGAATATCTCTTCTAATTTAGAAAAAGCATTATCTAAGTAGTCTTGAAAATACTTTCTTTCATCAGGACTACCGTAATAACCTTTTTCAGATGCGTTATATACCTTAGTTAACAACATTTCTGCTTTTAAAATATCCTTATCGTTAAATAAGATTATACCTGTATTTAACATAGCTTTATCCTTTTTTATTAATTAATTAATTCAAACAAAACTATGCAAAGGAGTTACAAATGGCTTATTTTAAAATAACAGATATATTTACTATAGGTGGTATCACAGGTATAAAAGCAACCAGTTGGCAAGTAGCTACTGATAAGGAATTTAAAAACATCATATATGAATCATTAAAGGATACAAAAAACTTAACTGAGATAAGAGTAGGATTACAAAAAGAAGATGGAAGCTGGTATGATGAAGATGATGAGTTATACGTAAGGGTTAAATTCCATTTTGAAAGCTGTGAAACTGAATGGTATTTAATTCCTATAAATAGGTCTAAAAGACTTAATATCTGGATAAATGCAGAAGATAGTTCTAATAATTGTAGAAAAGAGTTAGTAGGTAAATTAGAGTATGATAAAGATGGAAAGATAATGACGGATATAGAAGATGAAGAAAGAATTAACTACTTAATTAAGAAAAGAAGAGATGAAAAGTATAGAACAGATTATGGAAATTTAGTAAAAGAGAAATAGAGTATGCCAAGAGAGTCGATAATGACTCTCTTGACGTGATTCTTTTTTATTATTCTAACTCTTCAGCTAACTCTAATTCGATATCCAAAATTTTAGTTTTTGGTTTCTTATAGTAACCTATAGATTCTAAGACCATATAAAGTGGGTTACAGTTATCAAATACGATTCTATCTATATCGATAAATGGAATTACTTCTTTAGGTAATCCTTTTTCCATAACGTTAGCCAGTGGAAATCTAAATGTACCGATACTGTCTTTACCAGCTTCTTTCATTATTGAAATCAATCCTTCTTTTATCTCTTCATCTTCTAAACTATTTAGGAACTCTTTGAATCTTGTTTTACTATCCGTAGTCACGTTAACCTTCAATGCTACAAATGTAGGGTCTGGTGCATTACCGTATTTTTTAGAGAAAGCTCTTTGCCACAATAGATAATGGAAATATGGACTATGATATTGATCTAATTTGTAAGCATCTTTATCTTTAATCTTGTCTAATCTTAAAACGTCAGCCGAACCTTGATAAACTTTCTCTATAATCTCTTTCTCCATTAACATAACTTTTTTAAGATATTTTCTCATAGGTATCTTTTCTTTATTTCTTACTCTTCTAAAAATATCATTCCTTAACCAGTCTTCTAAGTCTCTTACTTTACTATAAGCATTAGGAGCTAATAGATTAACACCTTTAGTTTCATTCTTAGGTGATTTTCTTACATTACCCTCTTTAATCCAATAATCAGCAAAATAGTGTTTAGATACGTTAGTAGGAACAAATACATCCCAGTAGAATTCATTCTTCATAGCTATACCATGTACTCTATCTTTAGGTATATTCATATTCGCTGCAAATACTTTAATCCCGTGGTCTACTGCGGTAGCTGTTATAGTCATTATTACACCTGTAGTAGCCATACCCTCTACAGAAAACTTATTCTCTCCAAAATACCACTCCACCCAGTCTTCATATGTGGCACAGGTACTGTCTGTATCTGATAACACTATAACTTCTCTTAACATATTTTTAATATAAGCGATGTTAATAGGTAATAAATCAGTCATTAGGAATGTTGTTAGCAAATCATCAAACTTATCGAATGCTTCGATAGCATATTTTAAGCTACCGTATAACTCTTTTATATCGTTAAGCTCTAATTTATCATAGATAGGTTCTTTACCCATTAATACATCCGCTCTTAGGTGATGTAACATATTTAGGTATTCAGGATGATCATTTAGAAATTTGACCATTTCTTCTTTAGGTGTATCTATTTTTGATATATCAGGTTTCCTTAGTGTTAAATCAAAAAACTCTCTTAATAGGTCGGAATTAAATTCCCTAATAGCGTATAGATTATTTAAATAGGCTACCCATACTAATTCTAATTTACTTAATCTTTTAAGGAAGTTTAGCAAATACTCCTCTTCAGATTTACTCTGCCAGTATTTTCTAGTAGATTTAAGTAATAAACTTAATACTTCCTCAGGAGTAGGTATATATAAATTATACTTCTTTACTATCTCTAATAACTTATGTCTATTCATAAATGTTATTATGGTGGCTATATAGTTAAGAGCTATCTCAGGAGTTGCTAAATGTAGGTTTCCTGATATTATTACTTCTGACTGAGAATTACCTGTACCTGATACACATCTCGTTATAGATGTTAAAGTATAATGTGCTGATGGGTTATAAAGGATAGTTCCTGATGATGCATATGCTCCTGATAAACTGTTATTGAATATCTTTTTAGTTTTCTGAATAGTGTTATGTTTTTTAAATAATTCTATTTCTCCTTCTATTTCATACTTGAAAGCTAGTTTCTTATGCTTATTCCTTTCTTTAACGTTCTCATCAATGAAGTCACTATGGAGACTTCTTTTAACCTCTGGTTTAAAATAAACAGTAAAAGATGGAACAATGATATGTCCTGTCTTTTTAGGATATTTTATATATGAGTATAGAGATGTTGTTTTAGTAGTAACATCCCCTTTTAAATCCCTTTCTCTAAATTTAACTTTAGGGTTCTTTATCTCGAACTTCTCTTTTAATAGTTTCTTAATTTTACTCTCTATAACTTCTATATTGTCATCAAGTTCTTTTGTTTTCTTTATAAAATTAGCGGCCACTTTCACATATTGATTTATCGGGTCAACCAGATTTTTATAATTATGTTGTTTTTTAAGGAACTTACTCATTTATACTCCCATATATTATTATTTCAGTCGATTTGATTAAACTAAAGTAAAAAAGAGAAAAAATAAAAAGCTAGTAACGACTATGTCGTTACTAGTTCTACTTTTACGTTATCATAACCTAATTCTTTTAGCATATTCTCTATAACATACTTATCTGTTAAATCTTTTACTACTACCTCTATTTTTAATTTCATCTCCTGTACAATTTCTACTGTATCAAGATTTATCCATAGCGAAGATAAGACTATTCTTTCTTTATCATCGTTTTCAAAAACGTAGAAACTCGAGTCTTCTAAACCTCTAATATTTCTACCTACCTCTTCTTGTACCCTTATGTGTAACCCTGTTACATCTGTGAATGCAGTGGCCATATCGAATGTTAGGGTACCCACTAGTTTAACATTAACGTATTCAGGTTTAAGGGTAATAGGTGCTATAGTCCTAAACTTATACCTATTACCTATTTTAAAATCTGCAATCATAGTTTACTCCTTAACGCCTATGGCTAAATTCACTATAAGTGAAGCTTTAACTGTATATATTTCGTAAAGGATAATAGAGTCGGAAATATCATAGACGGATTTATGATAATACATAAATGTTTCTCTATGTTCTCTGACTATATGGTTTAAAATATCCTTACTTTCAGGTTCTAAATTAATCTTTCTAAATTTAAAGTACTCATCAAGTAGTTTATCAGTGTTCTCTAATCTATAATCAGCGTTAAAAATATAGATTAAATTAGAGAGATCGTTTTGTAGTAAAATTTTCTCTCTGTCATCTATGTTAGTAATCATTAGAACTTTAGAAAGTTCACTAAGTATCGTATGGTTGTGCGTCTGTAACTTTAAGACATATCTAGCTTCTATAATCGAATGGTAGGATTCACTCCACGGTCCGAATGTCGCCAAACTATTAGTATTTAACATATTCATCCTTTTAAGAAAAGTAGATTAAATTTGTATACTTCTTCTACACCATTAACTATTTTATATTGTGGTCCGAGTACAAGACACTCGTCGAACGAAATTAGATTTCTATTTACTAGTAAGTAACTCGTAGTAAAGTCCGCTAATTCTGAAACAGACTTATATAACCATAACTCGTTTTTCTCTCTAGCAAAGAAATCGTCAATTATCTCTACTATAATCTCCATAAAGTCATAGTTAGATAATCCAAATAGGTCTAATAACTCTTCTCTATAAATTCTATCTTTAATTAATGACTTTATAAATGTTGTTAACATATCCGTTAACGTTACTTCTAAATACGGGCCAGATGTAGATATAATGTTTGATATTATTCCATTAATATAATTCTCTGTCTCACCTCTACTTAAAGCGGTAGATATCTCATTTACAAACTCATAAATGGAATACATAGCAAATACGAGTTTATTAGTAGAATCACTGAGCGTTTTAATAACTTCATACACTTTATTATAGAAAATTACTTCGTCATATTTAAACTCCTTCGTTAATAAGGTTATAAAGGTAGATAAATCTTGGTCCAAGTAACCACTATATGCGCCAAGATCAAATATGAATTTTGTTAAAGTTATAGCTGAGAATTTTATAAATGGATCGGAGTCTATATCAGTATTTAAGATATACTTCGATTCCATAGTTCTATCGTAGATATAAGTATCGATGGATTCCATCACATCGTCATTACGATATGCGGAAAGCTTTGATATAATATATAGTAAATAGTCTCTGTTATTATCAGTAGTTCTTGTTAACATCACCATCCCTCCTTATGTTAGTTCTATGTAAATAGTAACTGCTGCTAAATCTATGACGTCTATTATCTTACAAACATACGCATAAATTAACGTATTAGGTTTGATATATTCTTTAAACCTACCTAACTCATTGTTTAATATCACATACAACATATCCAATATTTCATCTGTTAGTTTAATACTATCATTGTCTATAATAAGTGTTTCTTTAATTAATGTTTTATAATCGATATCATAGACAATAGACTTAGTTATAAGTTCCACTAATAACTCTAAATACACTAGTTCAATATGTTCAGTTATTTTCTTTTTTCCAAACATAGCTCTTAGTAATTTGTCGTAAATGTTAAATTGTACAACTTTACTCTTATCTAGTAAACTAAATCTATAGTAAGCTTTTAAACACCTGTTCCTAACACCTACGTCATCAGTTAAATCCATCTCGATACCAAGTCTCTTCAACAATCCTTTTTTAACTTTGGTCTTACTTAAATCGTAAATCATAGTACTCCTTTATAGTTCTGTATACTCTATTTTTAATAAGTAATAACCTCTTCGTTCATCTTGTTCCACTTTAGTAACTTTATAATTGAGTACATTTGGAACTTTACTTAGAACAAGTGTTGTAATGTAGTAATGAATCTTTGTGCATATATCGAACACTGTTTTAACATCTAACTCATCTTCTAACTCGTTAAGAAGTCTCTCGAAGTGTAAATCCAAGAATTCGGTATCTAAGTTGTTTATAAAATCAGAAAAAATAAAATATAACGGGTGATACATCAAGGGTAATAACCCTGACGCATTTATTATAACGTGGTTCATATTTAATCCTTGATTATTAAATCTATCAATAACTTATCCTGTAAAAACGGATTATAGTATAGAGACTTTATATTTAAATCTACTTTGGTTATCATACTTAACAATTTTATATGTTCGAGTAATGATAATAATAACCCATCCACTGTTAAGTCTACTATCTCTATTTCATCTTCTTCCAGTATATTATACATGTATCTATCTAGTACTTTATCTATAAATGAAAACATAACGTCTTTTATATGGTCAACTTTTAACGACATCTCGAATATAGACGTGTTATTAGATAATGATAACTCATTATCTAACGCCATTACAGCATACTTCATAAGTAGACCTATCAGAAATTCCATGTCGTTATCTCTATAGTTAAACCTACTCTTTATATAATTGTAAAGTTTCTTATTAACTAAGTTAATACTCATTACTGTTGTTATCTTTTTCATCATTGCCTCCTATGATATCTCTTAATTTTTTAATAGCCATAGCTCTTAATGCAGGATATCCTTGATGTATATTTATTCCTAATGTTAACCTATCTACCATAAAGGTATCTAAACTATATATGTTAACCTCTTTTTCGATGTTATTATTTATAATCCTACTACTTAACATAAAGCTAACTTCATTTAGCATATCACTTAGATTCGATAATGGTTTGTATAGGTTTTCTATCAGATATAATTCCGGATACTGTTCATCGTTGTAATATACTTCTTCCAGAATTATATTCTGGTCTAACGGCGTTAATGACTCCCAGATATACTCTTTTTGTTTATTGATGGATAGAAGATTATACTTAGCTAAAATGGTTAAAATATCTCCAGCTGTCTTATTTGGGTCTAAGTACATAGATACTGTGTTTTTACTTATCATATGTAGTAACTTATTTTTACTTATTACCATATTTTCAGCTGAGATTATTGCACCATTATCTTCTATCGGCATTAACACGTCAACGCTGTTTAATAACTCTAATAAAGCTTCTAAGTTATTTATAGCATTTCTTCTGTAAACGTTATCACTTTTGTCCATGTATAAGTTATGTTTAAGAAGTGGTACATTGTTTACCATATTTATATACGGTAGCCTGATTAATTCTTTATTTATTAACAATGTATCAATGATGTAAATTATTATATCGGCTACATTTAACGAAATAGTCTTGATATAAGTCTTTATACTTTTAATCATTATTCTATATGACGGGTCATCTATACTCGGTACGAAATTCATATACTCTCCTTTTTGTTTGTAATATTCAGTGAAAACAAAGAACATTAAAAAAGGTAGGGGTTTTTATCCCCTACCTTTTGTATATTTTAGTTATTTATCACTAGCATCGTTTGGAATTAAAGATATCTCTACTGATTTAACATATAAGTCATTATTTATATGTTTCCTATTTAACATTTCTAAGATATACATAGGATTCATCTCCGATTTTTCTTTAAACGTATAGCTAGGTAATACTATATCTAGAATACTAATAAACAATTTATTTAGCTCTTGTTTGGAATCTAAAATTATTCTCTCGATTTCGTATAATTCGTCAAGCATCTCTTTCTGTATCTCTTTATCATCTATTGTTTTAAGTTTACTTATTATACTTCTTTTAATATTTTCTAATCTTTTAACTGGATTTTCATAGATAGTGCTATCACCCATTACCATATACCATAATGTACTTTCATCATCTTTAGAATATACAGCATTATAAGAAATAAATACCGTTATCAACGAGTATGCTAAACCATATGCGGTTAATTTAAAAAATGCTTGATTACCGAATAAACGTTTTATCTGAATCAACATACTAGCATTATCGTAAATTTTAAAAGTGAACAATAAGAATGTTAATACTCTACTTGCTTTTAATGCAAATCTTCTCTCATCTTCACCTAACTCTGAGTTTATAACTTCCGATAGAAAAGCTGTTAAGCTATGTAATACAAATGTCTCGAGTAGATATATCACATATATATCAAAGATACTTCTTATACCGATGAACTTCCTATATAAAAATCTAACAGGAGTACCTACTGCTGAAAAAGACGCTGTTAAGGTATCTAAAACATTTCTTACAGTAAATAACTTTTGAAGTCCTGTAGCTAGCTCCTTCTCTAAACCAAATCTGCAAGCAAAATCATCAGCTCTTATTTCGAATTCTTTAATTCTAGAAATAACCTTAGACGGTAATATATATTTTTTTCTATATTCCTCAGAGAAATCTTCTAATAGTTTATCTGGAAGTCTCATAATCAATTCTACTTTATCGCTAAATGTTAATTCACTAACTTCTATATCTTTAGTGTTTTCTAATTCTAATATAAGCTCAATAACTCCTTTTTTGCCGTCAATTACTTCTTTAATCTTATCCGATATTCTAACATATTGTACAGATAAATACGCTTGATATCTTATATACTCAAAGTCGTGTCCTATTTCGTGTAAGACTGTAGCAGCTAACTCAGTAGGTGTTATACCGTTTTCAACAACAAACACAGGGTCTATTAATACGAAAGATTCTAAAGGTTCATCTGTATGTATAAACAGGGAATCCATATCTATCTCTATCTTACCAAATTCTCTTAATATTTCATTATTTCTCTCATACATTTTAACTATAGGATCGTTAGTACCGGATATCGCAGCGTGGTCCTGTATCGCTTTCTTATAATTATACTCAGACACAACAGAATCTAAAGCTGTAACGGGAGGTATGGTTGCTATAGTGTTACCTCTTTTTAAGTCTAACTTAGCTCTTATCCCGAATCTTCTTTCCATAAGCTTAGTGAACTCTTTAGATATTTTCTCACTATCCTTTAACATCACATTTTTACGCTTTTTACTCTTATACCCTAACTCTACAATTTTATTCATTATTTTAATTAAGTCTTTTACAAAATCGATATCTTTTTTCTTAGTAAGATATTTAGCTAACATAATCACTCCTTGTTTTAATTTAATCAAAAAAAAAATAAAGAAGGACTGGTATTACAATACCAATCCTGTATCATCGTCTTCTACGTTGTTTAGATTAGACCTGAGAGACCTTCTCTTCTTTCTAGTCTTCTCTTCTAATTTTTCATAGGTCTCTTCTAACTCCTCAACAGTGTCTACCAGTGTATTAGTTCTTAGATACAGATACACTGGTAATTGGTCTCCCAATGTTTCGATAGCTTCTTCTGAGAGAAGAATACCTACTTTATTGTGTAGGAGATCAGATTTGATATCTATATCGAATTCTTCTGTAGTGACGGTTCTAGCTATAATTGCATCTTCCACATCCAAAGTCTTTCTAACTACGTGTAGACCATATGCACCATTTTGAACTCTGATAGTTTTATACAGAGACGGCTGCATAAAATTCCTCATATCTTGTAAGTCTATATTCTGGATATTTCCAGAAATACCGATGCTTATCAGATACAGCATCTTAATAACCCTATTATTAATCTCCTTTTCAGTTTGCATATTCGTAACACCATTTATAGTATTATTGTAAAAAGTAAATGGAATTGCTACTTTATTTTTAGTAGCGATTCTTTCTATAGTTGATAATGTATTAATGGTATTTGTTATAAATAATAAGTTAGACGCATCCCCTATCACTATAGGATAGACGATATTACCTGTCTGTATCAACTCTTGAATTAGTAAAGGTCCTGCTACACTACCAGTACCTCCTGAACCACTGAATATAACTACATGGAATTCGTTGGTGTTCGGTTTAGTAAACTCAAACTCATCCATGTAGTTTTTAACATTTTCAGAATAAATCTTTACCAGTTCTGTATTTTTCCTCTCACCAGCAGCACCATCTATCTGTGTGCCGCTTCTTTTACCGGATGTTATTTTCATAAATGTTTCTTCTAATTCTGGATGTTTTTGGATAGTTTTATCTGTACTGTCTAGAGTATAGATTTCTATATCTGAAATTTCGTTATAGTTTTCTAACCCTCTTAGCACATCTGACGCTATATTAATTCCTGCTCCACCTACGCCATGAATAATTAATTTTCCTTCTAATCTTGCCATTTTGACTCCTTTTTTTTTATTTTTCTTATTGCAGATTAATAAGTTATATCCGTTTAAATTTGGAAATTAAAATATCTTAGCTTTTCTTAACTCTTTATGTAAGTTTTTCTGTACATCTAAATAAACCTCTAGATTTTCTATAAACAAAACAAATGGGTCTATAAGTATAGCCTTAGTATTTCCGGTTTTAATGTTCTTCTTGAACTTCCAATTGTTCGTATGTAAATCTATTTTTATAATCAACTCTGAAATAGTTGGCGTAGTTCTAATCATTTTTCTATAAATATTATATATATTATTAACTTCATTCATAAATTTATCATCGATTTTACGTTGTTTAAGGTCCTTTATAGCTAATTGAAAAACTCTATCCAAGTTTCTAAATGTTTCTTGATATTTACCAAAAACATCATAGATAATATCTATGTTATCCATATACTTCATCGGTACTTTTTCCATAATATCAACCGTATACATAAATATCTTATATGGAGATTTTACAACCTCTCCTATGAACTCAAATCCTAGATTACTGTGTAATTTACTATACAGTAGTTTAACTAATGAAGGAGTTATAATAAGTAATTTACTCGTATTCGGTATGGACATAACTAAGCTATCATATCCCTGTGTGAAATCCATCTCGTATTTAGATTTTACTATTAACTTTAAATAATCCCTATTATCCAACATCTCATCTTTAAAATCAAACACTATGTCATATTTGTTAAGTATAGCGTTGAATTCATTTATACCTAATCCTATCACGTGTCTTATAATTTCATTAGGCGTAACATAAGTAACTTTATCAATATTACTTGTTAATATAGACGAGTATTCTTTATCTTTGAAGACTATATGATTAGTCTTTTTAGAAGTATCTGTTTCTGAATCTGTTTTATTCTGTTTATCACTAATTCTAGCAACTATATAATCAGTAACATAAACATACATAATATTCTCCTTGGTATGGTATAACATCAAGCTATCCCGAGGTTACAGCGTAAAAAATAAAAAAGATACTACTCGGTATATTCTACCGAGAGTATCTTTTCTACAGCTATACTGAGTTCATTGTTTCTTTTAAAACTATTAAGACCTATACTATATATTATAATCAAATATTCTAAATCTTTTCTATTTATTATATTAAGTTCATTCGCACTAAGACTATATAGTAGCTTATATGCGTGACCTAATCCGTTATTAGTAACTAATCTTACAGTGGCTACTAGAAAGTTATTTTTATGTTTTTCAAAAAGTCGCTTAGACACTACTTTAAATTTAGATAAATACATAGGTTTAGGATATCCTTGTCCATATGGACTTTCTGATAAGTTAGCGAAGAATACTTTATTAAGTTGTTTATCAGTAGTAATAATATCATCTATTTTTAGTTTAGTTTTTATACCTTTATATTTTCTTTCCATTACGTCGTTGATATCTTTAATAAAATTATAGATACAATCTTTCTTTATATCTATACCACAAGCACCGGCATGTCCTCCGAAATTTAACACGTATGGTTTATTTTTTAGTTCTCTTAATATCTCCACTAAGTTATAATCCTCTGTTAGTGACCTTCCAGAACCCACGACTACTCCATCCTCTGTATCTGTGAAACAAAATGAAATAGGAGTAGAGTTCCTAAACATAAGCTTACTAGCTATAATACCCTGTATACCAGATAATCCATCCCTATATGCAATAGTTAAGTTATTATTAACATACTCTATTTCTAAATCATCTATAGCTTCGTTCTGTATCTCTTTTCTTTTATTATTTATCTCAGTTACTTCACTAAGTAGTTCTTCTGTTTCTTTTTTATTATCAGATACCATAAGTCTAAAAGTTAAAGTAGGGTCATGTATCCTACCAGGACTATTTAATTTGGCAATAAGGTTAAACGATAGTAATTCCTGATCTATAAACCAAGTAGAAAATATTTCATCTCTAACTACATCCCAGAAAGGATCTATGCTTTTATTACTATTAAGTCTATTTAACATATATTTTACAATCTTTCTATTAACCCATTCTGATAAATCTACACTATCTGATATAACAGTCAATCCTACATATATAAGTAGTGTATAGAACTTGTCTATCATGTCCTTAGTTACTTTTCTCTTTTTTAGATAATAATAGTAATAAGTAAAGAATAAAACAGCTGCTCCTGTTATATCTGAAGTATAAAGAGATTCACTTCTCTTATGATTTACAAATGCGTCTACTATACCTTCTGGACTATTAGTATTTGATGGTATATGATGGTCTGTTACTATAACGTCTATACCAGCCTCTTTTAGTCTCTTAAGTCTATCTCCATCCGAACTTCCGTGATCAGATGTAATAATTAACCCTATAGGCTTACGTTTATGTTCTTCAAGTATCTTATTTATTATGGTTTCATTCATCCCGTTCTTCCAGTCTCTCTTATTAATCATTACCTTAAATCTCTTATACTTAAATATACCTTTAAATATCTTATGTCCTATAACTCCAGCAGTAATACCGTCGACGTCATAATCAGTAACTTGTAATATCCTGGAGTTATTGTTAATATGTTTATCTACGATATCTATAGCTTTATCTATATCAGGTAGTTTCTTTATAAACTTAGCAGACATTATTACTGACAAAGGAGTGGTGTAGTACTTCTGATAATGATATGTGTTCTTGTATCTATTACCAACTATAGTAGCTCTCTCTCTACTCTTAGTCTTCTCTAAAACATATTTATACACTGTCCTATTTGGTATTAATAACTCAGTACTGTTACTCTTCGCTACATCCAGTAACTCCTTTCTTGAAATTCTCTCTGACATTTTACAATCCTTTCATTTTTAATCTCATTAATATCTGACATTGTTAATCCTCCTTGGAAAAAAGAAATACGAATGAAGAGGTAGTTTAACTACCTCTTCTACTACTTCTGATCAATATACTTTGTATATAGCTCGTTCGCTACATCCATTATCTCCATATATTCAGCTGAGTGTAAGTTAAACTCGAATGTACAATTCTTGTCTTCGTATCCAAATTCTATAACATCCGATATATTAAAATATGTTCCATTGTGCTTTATCTTTAGAACTGGTTGGTCGGTACCAATGTTTTCTACATCGACGATATCTTTTATATCCAGTTCATCATTGTTAATATTATTAACAACCGTCTTAATCCATCTTAGTACTTCTTTAATATCGCAGATACCTTTATTTATAACTTCCTCTATTCTATTATATAACCCTTTAGGTATTAATACGTTAATATTTCTATAGGTTATTTTATCAAGTTTGTTACTATATTTTCTAATCACATACTTATAATCGTTGAGTATGTCCGTAACCTCTATAACGCCTTCTTTCACTTTTCTGAATTTTACGACACCTTTTATATACCTAGACGTGTCACATATGACGAATTCCATATATTCACCTCTAGAGAAACCTACAAAATCCGTACAATCTTCTCCGATATTCTCTAAATATTCGATTCGTCCTAAAATCTCCTTAGAGATATCTACTCCAGGACTCACTATGATATCCAGAATCCTAGAATAATCAACATCTTTAAGTTCTAATTCATAATCTATGTCGTTAATTCTAGTATTAACAATCCCACCTTCTATGATTAACTCACCCGTAGGATGTTTTACATTTACATAATTTTCGTTACTCACAACCTCCATATCTACTACTACGTTATCAACATCTGCCAATACACCACGTAACCACGTTACTACTTTTTCAATATTAATGGTTCTTTTCATTTTTGACTCCTTTTTTTTTTATTTTTTTACAACTTAGTAATATACTACTAATCAAAATTAGAATTAAAATTAACTTGGTAATTTATTAACTCTGTCTCTTAAAAGACTCATTATTGTATTATCTTTATCGTCCTTTACGATTATTCTAAATTTATACTCGTTGATGCTCTTTAGTGTAGCTTTAAACAACTTTTCAGTCTCTTTATTAATTAATTCTATCACAAAGTCATCATTTATCATACCTTCTAGGAATTCTTCATATAGAGGTAATGAACTTATATTCTCCAATAATTCGACATATAGTCTGGTGTTATTAGCTATTACCTCGTTAAATATCTTATAGTCCATAGACATGTCTGGTATAACTAAATAATTTTTATTTAAATCATAAACTACATATAGGTCTATAAAATCAGTATCACCAGGGTAATTTATGTTATTTAATTTTAAATATTCGTCATAATCGTCTTTAACGTTAACTATCAAATACTCGTCAGTTGTTATGTTAATAGTTTTCTCTGTCTCCATCAGTTTTGATATTCCGTTATGCGAAATATGTGAAATTACTTCAGGCAGACTTAAACTTCTGTTCATATCTAACTCCTTTTACTTTGTATTGTTTCTTACTAAGGATATATCTTTAAAATCCGTTGAAGTAAAAACATTTTAAAGGAAAAATATGGAGAAAAAATATAAAGACTTAAAAGAGTTCTTCTCTATTCTACTTAAAAATAAAAAGCTTGACGATAGGTTATGGAAAGAGTTATACCATTTCAGAAGAGCATTTATGGTAAAGAACCAAGACCATATAGAGTTCTTTGGAGATAAGTTAGTAGGAGTATATAAAGTAAGATTCAGTAGCTTGGACGATATAGAGTTAGTAGAAAATATCTATAACTTAGACTTAAACTACTGTGTAGAGGAAATTAAAAAAGTAAAAGGTATAGACCCTGATAGAAAAGTATCTAGTAACTTTATATACCATTTGTTATTATACACTATGCATGTATGGATTACTGATCCTAAAATAAATAAAAATAAGGAGAAACTTAGAAAATATCTTCTAGAACCTTTGTTAATAATGGAATACCGTATGTTCTGTAGTATCCATACTCATATGTTCAGATTTCCTTTTGGTAAGGAAATAGCTATAACAGCATTACAGAAGTTAAGTAATAAATACTTAATAAAACAGTTAGACAACTGGGAACAGTTCTTCGAGAAAAGGATAGACGACTTTATAGAGAAGAACGGTATATACTATAAGAGGTTAATAAGATATTCTACAGAAGACGCTATTAATATAATCATCACACTACAAACTAAGATACGCTCAGTATTAAAAAACCTTGCTAGGATTATGTATGGTCTCCTAGAAGAGACTAACCATATAAAAAGTGATAGTATGTTTTACGAAGACGGGAATATGAAAGAAGTATCTACTGGAGTTAAACCTATGATAGAGAAAATAAAAACTACGTATATAAATAAAACAGATTTCATAGACGAACCATTAGTAAGTTTCATAGAGAGAATGTTTAATAGTTTACCAGAGGGATTACTTTTAAAAACACTTAACGAATTAGTAAACGATGAAGAGGAAGAATTGATTAAAGCCAAGGATATGTTAGAAATATTAGAGAAATCAATTATACTAAACTATGAGTACCTGAATAGACTTGGAATAAATCCTTTAGACAAAACTAAGATATATCTAATTATCACAAATATTAAGAACTACTGGAGTAGTAGTAAGGTGAAAAACAAAGACATGGATAATATTAAGAAGACATTATTTAAAACATTTGTAAAAGCAACTGGTAGAAAAACAAAATGGATGATAGTTGCAGATGTTATAGCATTTATCGTTTATGTATATAGTCTAGCATTGAAGAAAACTTAAGATTGTAATGAATATTTAATTAAGGAGTAAGTTATGGCTAAGAAACAAAATAAAAACTGGGTTAAGACTGCGGTTAAACATCCTGGAGCGTTTAGAGCTTACTGTAAACGCAAAGGATATAGTAAAGTAAATACAGCTTGCATAAATGAAGGTTTAAAATCGCCTAGTAAAACTGTTAGAAAAAGAGCAGCTTTAGCTAAAGCTTTTAAAAACATGAGAAAAAATAAAAAGAAAAAGTAGAGCTACAGGGTTATTTCCCCTGTGGCTCTATTAATTTTAGTAACCTCTCGTATGCTTCTTGAGACGTATGTCCGTCCCATTTAGGAGCAGTCTCAACCTCAGGGACCTTAAGTAATTCCCATGTCTCAGTAGGGTAATGGTTCGAAATCTGTCCGATTTCCGGGTGTAACAAGTACACCACGAACCGCTCCCGCCAAAACACAGTTCGCCATCATCATGCCTCCAACTCTTCACCACATTGTAACCTTGTTAATATAAAGCGTTAAAAGCAATAGTACTATATACCATACGATAGTCATACAGCTCTTTGTATGTGTGATAACCACCGCTTAAATACTGAACCTTGTTCGCTTCTGAAAGTACTTTATTTTCTTCTCTATCAATGATTGCATATCTTTCTTCATTTTTCATATTCACTCCTTTTTTTGTTTTAATGTATTTTAGTAAGATATTAGTATACAAACTTAAAAAAAAAAGGATAAGACTATTCAGCCTTATCCTCCTTTCTAACTTTTCTAATTTTATTAGTATACCACTGTATAGCGAACAAAAATGCCAAGTCAGGATTATTAGAAATAATGGAATAAGTATAATATTCATCTTTACACCCAAAACCAATCCCCACTGTACCTTTACCTTTTCTTGTAAAAGTATTCTTATATACATAATGTCTGTTTCTAGATTTAAATTTCTTATGCAAGAAGTCCACTAAATTACATAACGGAACCATAACAGTCGTAAGGTCGCTATATTTCACGAAAATCGTTGGACTTTCATAAGACCTAATATCTAATCCAACTTCAGCTATTTCCTTATCTGAATTATTAGCATCCGTATATTTAAACTCTTCTAATATATTCTTATCCAACCTAACATAACCATTATCATCTGTTAATTTAAATATATCTATATATTTCATTCTTATCTCCTTTTATACAAATGGATTTACTTGTTGATTTACATTAGCTGCTTGAATACCTTGTCCTACTGGCAGTTTTCTGTTTTTTAACTGCGATTGTAACTTCCTAAATTCTATCATCTCCTCCTTAGGAACAATCTTTCCTACTAACCTATAATATACTCCGTTGAATTCTTTTTCAAAAGTCAATGTCTTATCTTTTTCCTGAATGATATCGTTAACATTTATCTGTAACATAGTTTCAGGTATAAGAGCGGGATTCTCATCTTCGTTATTACTCTTATCTTCTTTAAGAAGCGTTACACTTATAGGAATCATACTTTCTTCGAAGTCTTCTAACTTAGGTATGGTATTTTGTAACACCATATAAACCTCTTTCTTATTACCTTTATCGTCTACCTTAAAAGCATCTGTAATTATAACGTAGAATTCTGTTCTTATTTCGTCTATATTAAGATATCTACTCATCTCTTCAAATTTCATGTCTGGGAACAACTTATGCTCCTCTACTAACGCTTTTAAATAATCAAAAGTAAATCTCGTAGACTTTTCATATACTCTTAATACATCCTCTTTAAATTTAGAATCACTAACATGCTCGTCTAGATATTCCTTTACTATATCCGACTCTAATTTTTTAAAATCTAGATGATATCTAGCTCTACCTGGTCTACTCCTTATGAATGGACTTAAATTGTAATACTTGTTCTCAGTTATCAAGAATAACTTCTTGCCACCGCTGTCTGATGTTAAAGTGGTTAATAACCTATTCTGATCTCCCATATAAAAATTTTTACCGAATTCGTCGAAGAAGACAACTACATCACCTAGATTCTCTAATAAATCGTGTAACTTAGCTATATCGTAACTACCAGCTTCATCCACCATAATAACAGGATAACCATCGTCTATAGCCAAGTTACTTATAAGTTTAGCTAACTCAGTCTTACCGGTTCCTTTCTCACCAGTTAAGATAACACCTAAGTTATTTTTACTGTTCCTATAAGCATACCAAAAATGCTTAGCATAGTTAGGCAACTTACCGTATATTTTATTCGGTAGTTTAAATTTATCGTAAGGTAACTTGTAGAAGTCCAGCTTCTTAGTGTTACTATCATAAACTACTTTATATACGCCTGGAGGGAGTTTTCTATTTCCACCCATAGCTTCTATTAGGTTTATAGGGTTACCTACTGGCAAAATACTGTTATACATGTTGTCTCCTTCCACTTACTCTTATTTTAATATCCTCCGGATTAAATCCATTTCTGATCATCTTTAACATTATTTTGTTCACGTGTAATGGATTCTTGTATTCATAATCTAACTTTTTTCCATTTACAACTAGGTAATAAGATCTTGATTTCTTCATCTTTAACTCCTTTTTAATTTCGTTTATTGCATTTTAGTAATCTTTAGTTATTTAAACTTGGAAATTAATAAAAAAAAAAAGATATCGGTTAGTGGATTAATCCACTAACTCCTCCTCTATTTTGTCTAATACCCTATTGATTTGTTTGTATAGAGTAACTGGTGCAAGTACCTTTACGTCTCTATACAATAATCTTACAAATTCATTGTCGTATTGTTTAACCTTGAACTTATCGTCAAAAAGTTCATCTTTAATTACGATATCGTTGTTTTTCTTTTTAATAGTGACGTTGAAGTATTTAACTCTTTTCAAACGTCCTTGTTTATCTTTTTTAATCTTAGGTTTGTCTCCGATTAATTTAGAACACTCTGTTATAAAATCAGCGGTCTTTATGACCTTCCATATTAGAACGTTAAAATAACTTAATATTAATTTAGATACCTTAGATACTTTATCCTTGTTATAAGTTTCACAAATAGACTCACTACTGTGAAACGATAAGTATGGATTATCCCCGATTATCAATCTCAATTTGAGATTATCGTGTTCTATGGTAACATCCATAGACGAATCATCGTTTTTATCCACATGAATTTTAACATCCTTTTTACGTAACACTTCTTTTAACCATTTTGTAATGTTTTTAACTTTACAAGATTTGTTTTCCATTTTCAACTCCTTTTTTTATATTTTGTTACACTTTAATAATATATCTTTAAATGTTCTTAAAACCAAAAAAAGATACGGGATGGTACCATCCCGTATCTTCTATTTTTCTTTTTAATCAAATAACGTATATAGTGTTCTTCTACATGGGGATATGTAAAATAACTTATAGTAACTCGTTTACAAATCTCTCAAACTCTCTTTCTTTTTCAGAAGAGTTACTACTTGTAATTTTAAAAGAGTCCACAGTATCATCTTCATTAATTAATAAACCACTTCTACACGTGATATCTCCATCTATTCGATGTCCTTTAGAATTCAGTAATGAACCTATCTTACCACTAATGTCTTCTATCCCTATATTTCTAAACACATTACCTATCATATCGCTAATTTCAGAACCAGATACATCCTCTTTTAACATCTCTAAAGTATGATCTCTCAATAAGTCCATATCATATCCTTTCCTAGCATTCATATTTTACATAGGTAATACATGTTCTTCTATATAAGAGCTTAACTCTTCTATTATGTCATATATCTCATCTTTACTCATTACTCTATTAAAGGATTGATCAGATGTCATAAAACTGTATAGGGAATAAGATATCTCTCTTATACACCAAGTTTCTAAATTGTAGTTTAAATCCTTATGTACTAATCCATCTTTATCCTTTATCTGTATAATCAAATCTACGTATCTCTTACCACTCTTTATATCCCTAAACAGTGTTAGAGTTATACTGTATCTAATTACTTCAAGTCTTATTTTACCCTTTATCCTACAAAACATCTTTTTAAACTCTAATACATGTTCTCTAGCAAATAAGTTACTTCTTATAAGCATGCTGTTAACTATCTTGGGTTTAAACAAGAACTTACATATTCTTTCAAGTATCTTATCCATGTTTCTACTCCTTTTATCTTATCTATTTCTTTTTATCTTTTAACATACTATCTTGTATATACTTATATCTTTTTCTTATTTTCTTTTTCTATATAAGACATGTTATATTCTCTTTTACTTCTAAAAGACTTATAAGAGAGTATATAGGATATGTATCTAATCTTACATAGGAATAGCTTAATTAGTTTTCTTCATTTCTTATACAGTTTTTTCATTATTTCTATACCATATTCTAAGCAATATCCAACTAATTAAGCTTTTATTAAATCTAATTTAATAAAAAGTGTTTACAAGACGTAGTCTTGTACATAATTCTATTGATGGGGAAGGTAGGAGACGAGCGAACGGAGGAACAGACATATAGAAGTATTTAGTTGGGTAGAAGAAGAGACAGAGTAGGACAAACCTACGTGAGCGAAGGCTCCGTAGGAGGGGGACTGTACCCCTCTCCTTTTTTTTTTAATAATATGTAATATATTATACGTTAGTATAATATATATTATATATACTCTAACGATAAAAAAATATTGATAAAAAAAGTTTTAAAATAAGAGAGATAGATAAGAGCTAAAAGGGGTTTAAAAGACTCAGAGCTAACGTACATGAATGGTAACCAAGTTACAGGTTATTAGTCTTTAACTCTACTAGAGGGATTTCAGAACAGAAAAAAATATTTCAGATACTTGATTTAGTTCTCCTATCTAGTGAGAGGATTAGAAAAGACAGACTGAAGATAAAGAAAAGACTTCAGAAAAGAAAAAAAAAACCTGTCTTTAAATCCTCTTGGCATAAGGAACTCCTGGGTATAGATTTAAGAATTAAATAGTTAGTAGGGATATCCCTACTAACTATGAATCTTTTTTTGTTTTGTAGTGAATGAATTTAAACATAGGAGTTATAGATGATTTTATTCTACGATGACTGGAAGAAGTATCCTAACGCAGTCTTACAGTTAAATACGAAGAATGATAGTTTTTTACATGTAGCAAGACTGTTAAAGCATATGGGCATAAAGAATCACGCATTTATGCTAAGTCTTTTAAATCCTAAATTACTGGATGTAGACCCTTGGTCTGACAATTTAACAAACGAAGAGATATCTATGATATCAGAGGAGTGTTTTTTAAATCCTTGGTATTTTTTAAGAGAGGTATTTAGAATACCAAGCATAGGTGGTAACCTGTTACCATTGATAGCTAATAGGGCTAACATAAGTTATTTTTGGTTATTCTTTAATCACGTAACTACGTATCTGATACAACCTAGACAGACAGGTAAGTCATTAAGCTATGAGACTAAGAACGCTTATCTAAGTGGATTAAAAGTAAGGAAGTTTAACATATCTATACTTGTGAAAGATGATAAGTTAAGAGCAGGGGTTAGTAGGAAGATAGTAGATAAGTTAGAGGAAGGGTTTCCTTGGTATTTGAAGATGATAAGTAATAGGGATGTTAAAAACAGTGAAAGGATAACTGTTAAAGCATTTGAGAACGTTATAGACTTATATGTAGGTCAGAAGGACCCTAAGACAGCAGATAACATAGGTAGGGGTATGAGTACTCCTGTAGTTGATATAGACGAGTTTGCATATGTCTACAACATAGAGAAGATATTACCAGTTATATTTGCAGCTACTACAGCAGTTAGAGAGATAGCTGAGGAGAAGGGACTACCTTATGGTAACACGTTATTAACTACACCTGGTAAATTAAAAACTAAGGAAGGTCAGTTTGCGTACGAGATATATAAGGAAGCATTTAGATGGACGGAGAAGCTGTTTGACGTCAAAGATAGGAAAGAGCTTAATGAAGTTATGATTAAGAACAGTAAGTATAAAGCACACGTTATATGTTTATTAGAGTATAACCATAGACAGTTAGGTTTTACAGATGATTGGTTGTTAGAGAGGATGGAGGTAGCTAGAGCTGAAGGAGAAGATGCTGAAGCTGATTTCCTTATGAAGTGGGGTAGTGGTAGTTTAAACCATCCTCTAACTAAGAAACAGTTAGAGATAATAGAAAACAGTAAGATGCAACCTCTTGATACTGAGATATTTAACGGATATGTATTAAGGCTTTACGATAAGTTTAAAGACACTGTTAGAGACAACAGGTATACACCATATGTTATCTCTATAGACCCTTCAGAAGGGATAGGTAGGGATGATATAGCGTTAGTGATTATGAACGTATATACTGGTGAAGTAGTAGGAGCAGGTAATTACAACGAAGCTTCTATTCCAAGTTTTTCTAAATTTGTATATGATTTATTGAGTACCTATCCTAACAGCGTATTAATCGTAGAGAGAAAATCAACTGGTGTAGCAGTTTTAGACGGAGTTGTTGAGTTAATGGTTAAGAATGGTGTTAATCCATTCAGAAGAATCTTTAACTGGGTGATTGATGATTTGGACTTATACGTGGATAGGTACTCAGAGATACTTGAGGATAAGATGTACAGTAACTATCTGTACTTAAAGTTCAAGAGCAAGTTTGGGTTTGTGACTTCGGGTGGTGGTGTTACTGCAAGAAGTAATCTTTACGGTCCCGTTTTAAAAAGCGCAGCCTCCTATATTGGTGATGTAGTAAGAGATGAAGTTTTAGTGGAGCAGATATTATCATTGAGTGTTGTGAATGGAAGAGTTGACCATAAAAAAGATGGACATGATGATATGGTCATCGCCTGGCTCCTAGCATACTGGTTTTTGAATAATGCGAAAAACAAAGAAGTTTACGGAATCGATGGAAGCAAAGTCCTGGCAAGAGCAGTTAACTTGGAGTTGTTAGAAGATGCCACTGAGGAAGAGCGTGAGTATATTATGTTCCAAGAAGAGCTTAAAGAAAAAATAGAAGAGCTACTTGAGAGTTTAGAGAATGTCGCATCCGAGATTGAAGCTTATCGTATAATAGGGAAGATAAGAATCTTGAAAGAGAAACTTGACCCGAAATACACGAAAACATTTAACTTGGATACAATTTTAAAAGAGATGAAATTTTACAAGAGGTTGAAGAAGCTCGGGGTTCTTAAAGATTTTTAGATAGACTTGCCCACCCATATTCCTTTCCTTTTTGAGACTTTAAGCATAAGAGCATATTAGGATTTTTAATATTTTGTGATTTTACCCCTCCTTTATTTTTTATTATTTTTGTCATTGCTATTAAAATACAGATATAAGTAGGGTACATACCCTACTTATATCTAAAAAATGTTTTGTTTCCACTATCTTCTAATAATATCAAATCTTCTATAGGCTTCTTTATAAATAATACGTTTATTATAGAGTTTTTGTTTTTACTGTTATTGTTTTCACTTATTATTTCTTCTAATAATAGATATGGTTTCTGTACTATATAATAGTTATCTTTATTATTCTTAAAAATCCATTCATCTTTTTCTTTGTCATAGTTAACTAGTTTTAATTCACAGTTCTTTATAAAAAGTATATCTTTATTACTTATTACTGAGTCCAAATTTCCTACATAGTCTTCTATACCTAAATTTAATATATGGGCTAACAGACTTATAGTATGTGGAGGTTTTATATATATAAGCTTAAGGAAGTTCTCTGCTCCGTTGTAAGTTGTCTCATTCGGTAAACAATCGTTCTTATATAAGTCAAAATACTGTTTAGCCTCTTCATCTGTTCTAAATACTCTATAGAAGAATTCAAAAGGAGATGATTTATCTCTCCCGTAGTTATAGTAATTAGCTTTAGCAAAAATATAAACATTTTTATTGTTTATTAGAAATCTTTTATCTTTGAATAATAATGCTCTATTTCTTAAATCTATCATTTTCCTATCCTTTTAAAATATTTTCATTAATGACTCTTTGCATAGTTCTTAAGAAACTATTTGGGTCTATAAATCTTTTTCTTAAGTCTATAGCTTTATACATAATAGATTTTCTATTAAAACTGTTTTCTAATAGTGTTGTTAGAATAGCTATAGTGTTAGCTTTAGATTCTACGAAAGCTATGCCGAGTTCAAAACTATTCAGGAATATCATACTTCTACCAAGTATAGTAGAGAGAACATCTGTTGTCATTTTTTCTACTCTCGTATTAGCACCTATGAATTTACTAACTTCTACTAAGTCTCCTATAGTTTTAGATGGATTAGGTATTTCATTAGTAACTAGAGCATTTTCTATCCTCTTAATTAAACCTCTATCTATCATATTTATTTGTGTTCTTATGTAGTCGTATATGATTCTTTCAAATTCTTTTGGTTCTATTCTTCTATCTTCGTAAGTCTGATAATGGTAGTTACATGTCAGACTAACATATGGTGTAACATCAGGAGACATTAAAGCATTTCTATATAGAGTAGTTATTACTGAATCAAACATTTTAAATACTTGTTTATCTATAGCTAGTAGGAATTTTAAGTTTTTATCTAAGAATAACTTAGTTAGTATAGTTCTATATATCGCTAATTTACCGTTATTAGGGTCTTTTATTATGTCTAGTATATTATCATCCGGATTTATTTTTTGTTTACTGAAGAGTCTTACATCCATAGCTATATATGTATTACCACTATGTTCAAATATGATAGGATGGTAGAACGTCTTAATGTTCTTCTCTAACTCGTTCCTACCTGTTATAAAGATTACCTTAGAGTATTTTTCTACTACTCCGTAAGATAAATCTTCTTCTGTCTTAATTAAATACTTGATTAACTCTGATTTTATATCGTCAACGTTGTACTTATGTCCTAATGTTCCTTGGTATAAGTCTATCATAGGTTTTCCTTTATGATTGAAGTTAAATCAATGAATTTTCAGGTAAGTCGAAATAAAAACTATATACGAGGAATAAATCCTGTATATCAAGAGTTACTGCTTTATTAATTATGAATCTTTTTAACTATTACTATTACGTTATTAGTCATAAACCGGTTACATTGAAATTAAATAAAGGAATGACTATGCTTAATTATCTAAGATATAAATCTATAACTTATAGATATAGACGTAATCTCAGGTATTATGAATTTAAATTACCTTATTTGGATTTAATACGTTCTGTTAAATCTATGGTTGTAAAACCGCTATCGGAGGATGATTTAACTATTTCAGGTTATCAGTTTGATATTATATTTGGTAAGAGAGGAGATACTATCTCTATACCAGAGTTTGGCTTATTAGAATTAGAAGTTGTATTAGATTATATATCTAATCATCCTGATATAGAGGCCAACCTTGGTATAGGTATAACTAATGTAGAAGATTTGTTAAGTTTCATAAGAACCCAGACTTGGGTATCTCAGAGATACATAAAAACAAGAACATCTATTAACTATAAGAGAATCAAAAAGGAGCTTAAATTCGATGTTTTAGATTTTCAAAGACCTGCTTTTGAAAAATATGAGGAAGTTAAACGTTTAGCAGACTTAAGAGGGTTCTTAATAGACGCAGCAGCTGGAGCTGGTAAGACATTTGTAAGTTTAGCACTATCTGTAGGATTAGAATACGAACATACTATAATCATAGCTCCCAGACAGACCTTAGAAGAAGTATGGGTTAAATCAGTTACTGAATCAGTATTTAAGAGACCGCAGACCTATAAAATATTATCCACTAAAGATAGAAAAGTAAGTAGAGAAAGGTTTATTATTCTTCATTACGAATTCTTGGAGAAATTAGCTAAAGATGAAGTTCTTCTTAAAAAACTAAAAAGACTTAAACCTAATATAATCGTAGATGAATGGCACAATTTTAACAATATTAAATCTTTAAGAACTGAATCGTTATTACAAGTAGTTAGCTACTTAGACCCTAAAGATATGTTTTTATTAACAGGTACACCTATAAAAATGGAACAAAAGGAATTAATACCACTACTATATATTCTGGATAAGAAATTCCCATATGCGTTAACCTGGTTTTTAAATATGTATAAATCTACAGACCCTGTATCCTTAAATCTTCTAAAATATAGATTTGGATTATATAGAAGACGCATAGAAAAGCCTACAGACAACCTTCCTCCTTTAGTTATTACCGAATATAAAGTAACTATAGACAATTATGAACCGTATTTAATCTCTACTATACAAAAAGATATGGAAGAATATAAAACTAAAAGACATAAAGAGTTACTTAAAGATTATGATAAATATTATAATAGATTTATAGAGATAATTAACTATGTAAAGGACAAATGGTATAAAAAGAAAAAACGAGGTTATACCAAAATAGAGATAGATAGGATGTTTAGGAACTATTTAAAAGATGTTAAGGAAGTATTTAACCTTGTTGAAAATGGAAAACTTATGGCTGCTATACCTATAATAAGAACTGTTAATGAATTTGAGAAGAATTATATTACACCTATGTTGGAAGGTGATTTATTAAAAGAGTTTAGAGATGTAGCTCCTATAGTTAAATATCCTAAGTTAAAAGCACTAGGAGAAGCATTAGGTAAAATCTTACTAAGGAGAAGAATAGATTGTTATAAAGAGATAGCTAAGGTTATGAAGTATAAAGATATAATAGAATCTACTCCTAAGAAGACATTGATATTCTCTAACTATACAGAAGTATGTGATATAGCCTATGAGAAATGCAAAAAACTAAAATACAACCCTTTAAGAGTATATGGAGAGTTAACTAAGAAGCTAGACGAAACAGTATCCTTATTTATGGATTTAAAGAATAACTATAACCCTTTAGTTACTACATATAAGTCACTATCTACCGGAGTACCTCTAATAGCTGCTAACGTTATGATATGTTTAGATTTACCATTCAGGATGTATATATTTGACCAAACCGTAGCTAGGATATATAGATTAGGACAGGATATGAAATGTTTTGTTTATATAGTAAAATTAGATACAGGTGATAAGCTTAACATAACCCAAAGAGATTTATTTATATTAAATCTCTCTAAAGATAGAGTAGAGCTCATAACTGATAATAAGTTTGCTTACGAGATACCTAAAGAAGTATTACAAGAGGAAACAGAAGAGATAGAAGAGGAAAATCCTGATACAGAAGAAGTTTTAGAAGAAGTTACAGAAGATATAGCTGTTAATAGTATAAGTAATTATGTCCATTTACCTATTAACAACATTAAGGATATATACGAATCTTTAATAAAAATAAAATAGATAACAGAGATATATATCTCTGTTATTTTAATAAAAAAAAAAGAGTCAAGGGGATTATCCTCCCGGATATGGGATGGTGATGGTTTTGTTACTATCTCCATCTTTAACTTCAAACTTGATACCTTCGCCCGTATCTTTTATTTTAGCAATGAATCCAGCCGGGTGGATGAAAACCGGATTATCTGCACTTACAATTTTGTATTTACTTTTAAAGTCTCCTTTGGTTAGAGGTACTGCCTGGAGACTCCAACAGTTCTGTTGCTTGTCCCAACTTAGTACTAAATCGGCTTCTCCAGTGAATTCTACAGCTGGGACAAACTTATCATCTTTCCTACGAACTGCGACCTTAATTCCGTTTATTTCCTTTATTACTGTTTCTTCTACTTCTTTTTTGTAGAATAAGTTTAGCTCGTCTTGTTTTTTAAGGGTGGTTATATAATTAACTGCAAACTCTAATGCTTTCTCAAAAGCATCATCGTTATTAGATGGATTATCTGCTAATCCATTAAACGATTTAACTATATTTGAAAAGTGATGCTCAGGATTTCTTTTAATGCCTAGGTCCTGAGCATCTACTTCCCTGATTAATGAGACCAATAATGGGTATTTCTCTTCAGTAATGCCCAGAGCATCTGCAATAATACCAGCAGATGCCATGTTATTTACTCCATTCTTACTATGGTGATGGTCGAATATCCCTTTCTCAAAGTTATATTCACCACCAACATCAATCAGTATCCCTCCTTCTTGGAGGATATTGTTAAGAACGTCTTTGTCTCTGGTTCTTATTATTTCAGGATTTGAACCTGTAAATATTTTAATCACTGCAATTGCAGTGATTTCGTCTGCATGAAAAACACCATTATGTGTTCCGATTTTATTTACTCTACTCATTTGTGTCATTTCTGACTCCTTGTAGCCCGCCTATCTGTCGTTCCTTAAATCTCCTTCGTCAGGGAAGACTTCTGACCCCCTATATGACAACGGGGTTAGTCGTGTCTTCCCCCTTCCACACCAGGAGATAAGTACTAGACAGATAGGACTTGCGGTTTTATTACATCTTAGCGATATATAGTCATTTTTCTTTTAATTTCAAAAATTACAAATATAAAAAATAAAAGACATAACCCGTATACCCGGGTTATGTCTTATTGTATAATTTTACCAACATAACAATCACTAATGGTAAACAATTTAATTACTATCCTTTTATGCATATTCCTACTAATTATAAATAGGTTCATATTTCCATCCATTAGCAAGTTTAACTTATCTTTAACTAATGGAATTTCATCGTCATTTTCTATACCTAAGTCATTTAACAAATCGATCATTATCCTATGTCTCGTTATATCCATAGGCGTATTTATTAACTCAGGAGGTATCTTTATTTTAACTCCTGTTCTGATAATATTAACCTCTTCTACGATAGTTACTGTATGTTTGAATTTGATATCTACGTTTATTTTTAATAAATGTTGTAGATAATTAACAGATTTGTTAATTCCCATCATCAACAAGGCATCCTCTATGTGTCTCAAATCTTTTAAGTCGTTATCCACGGAATCAATACTTATGACATTAGTGGACATCTTTAATTCCCTATTGACTATCATAGTTAGTATACTATCTATAATGTTCTTGGTTTTGGAATCTACTGTAATTTTAGTGTTTAATATATCATTCATTAATACTATATCTTTATTAGATATTTGTTTTCCATCATCAAACCTTACAGTATGTGTTATATAAGGTTTATCTAAATTGTCAACAAGAGCCTTTAACGCATTAGGCTCTGTTATAGGGTCTTCTATTATTAGAATTTCATCTTCTACAATGTTATCCAACTCTACTTTTCTTTTTCCATTTGTTTTAGTACTCATATTTACCTCCTAATTCTTGTTTATTATTTCATATTTGTATGTAGTTTTGCTAGTAGCCACTATCCTTAATACTTGTGTATCAGGGTCGTAGTATGGTGGAAATTCGTGTCCATCTTCAGGAGACATCTTAGAAAAGTCTAAAGGCTCTTCTTTAGATTTTTCTTCTTGTTTTTTATAATTGAATTTGTTATTGAAACTACTTGTAGATTGTTGAGTTTGCTGTTGAGTCGGTTTAGCAAACCCCGATGTTCTTCTACCTATGCTACTCGTAGAGTTCGTCGTAACGCTATTAAATCCAGGGTTTACCATGTTGTTCATCATTGTACCCATGGCGTTATTCATTACACTACTATTTGTCATAGGGTTATTCATCATTGTGTTTTGCATCCCCATGTTAGTCATAGGCTGGGTATTCATAGCAGCCTGTTGTTGCATCATTTGCTGTAATAATAGCTGTTGCTGCAACATAGCCATTTGCTGTGGCGTTAATTGTTGATTACCGAAAGTTCCACCCTGGTTTACTTGGTTATATTGTGGTTGTTGATAACCAGAATTTTGAAATCCTTGTTGTTGGAATCCTTGTTGCTGGAATCCTTGTTGTTGACCTTGGTACTGCTGCTGTTGGTTAGGTTGTCTAGTGAAATTTCCAAAACTATTATTTCCATATGGGCTCATTTTTTACTCCTTTTTATTTGTTAAAGAACTAAAAGTTCTTTTAATAGTTTAACATCTGAATTGTTAAGTTCACCGTCAGCTAGAACAAACTTATATGTATCTCCAACTGTATCTTTAATTTCGAATACTAAACCTTCTTCTGTTTTGTATATTTTCAAGTTTGAGATAGTCTCTCTATGGAAAATGATAATATCGCCATCCATAGAAATCAACATTAAACCTCTTTTTCCGATTGTGTATTGTTCTACATATGCACTAACCATCGTTTACTCCTTTTAATAAATTTAAATTCTTTACCGGGTCTATACCCGCTGCTTTATTGCAATTTAGTAAGATAATAATATATAAACTTGAAAATTAAATATCTTACGGGCATCGACCCGTAAGATATATTAAAATAATCCTTTTGTTAAATCATCCTCAGGGTTTTCACCTTCTTCAGACTCGTCTTCTTCGGATTCACCTTCTTCACTTCCTCCTGTTTCATCGCCTTCTTCTTCATTATTTCCTTCTTCATTATTTTCGTTTTCTCCTATCGGTTCCTCTATATTACTTTCCTCTCCGTTGTCTTCTTCATCTGTATATTCATCCGACTCTTCATCTAGTTTTTCTATTTTCTCATCTGTTTTCTTTCTAAATTTATTCATCTCTTTTAATAGGTCTAGTATATTCTCTTTCAATACTTCCACTAAGTTCTTATACTCATCACTAAGTTTTAAAACAGGTTTACCATCTTCATCGAGGCTTAGCATATCGTTAAGTTCTGGTATAGGTCTATTCTCGCTTAACCATTTATAAAGAAGTATAGTTTTAATTACTGCTTTTTGATTTTCTATTTTCTCTCCTAACTCTCCTATTAAGTCATCTGTGAATAAATCTGTGTTTAAGAAGTTATCTAACAATTTATCCAACCTACTTACATATTCTTCGAACATATCTCCTTGAATATCTTCGTCTTTAAATTCAGGTTTTGGTAATCTACAGTCTAAATTTTTAAGAACTGTATGAAACAGCCAGTTAACCAGTGACTTCTTATTCAGACGTAAAATCTTTTTAGATAGTTCAGTGTTTGTAATAGTTTTCTTTAATTTCTTTTTGATTTCAGGTAGGTTAGACTCTAGTATAGACAATATCTTGTTATATAGGATAGGGTCATTTTCTACGTATTTAACTATATTGTTTGTTAGATGTGGAGATAATTGATTCTGTCTTTTTAAGACTCTTCTATTCAGTAGTAAGTTATTAGCTACTATAGTAGTAGCAAAGTCAGGACTGTAACTGTTATCAATTATCTCTGGCGTTAATCCTAATCTTAATATCATATATTTATCAAGTAGTTCTTCTAATCCATTATCATCGCTAGGAGGATCGTATCTTTTCTCATTTATTTCTACTTTTATATCTGCTAATCCGGGGTGTTTAGGATTAAACTTAAATCCTACATTATGTAACCAGTCTACCATACTATCTAATTTTAGCATACCTATAGGTAGCTGCATTTGTCTGCTTCTCTTTATCTGATTAATTATTTTCTTTAATGTAAATTCATAGTTAGGATCATCTTCGTCTAACTCTATATCAACTTCTGTGATAGTTATATGCGATTTTATCATCCCTGATAATCTTGTTAGAAACAACATCGCTTTTAAACTAGCTAATACTGATAAATCCTCCATAACTGATTTACCTGTACCATTACTTCTATAGTCTACTGCTGTATATTGTATATACCTCTTAGGAACAAACACTATTTTAACTTTATCTCCTCTTTTCATTTTTTCATATATAGCCATTAGTATATCGTCTTTTAGTTCTAAATCAAATTTAACCATATCTTTAAATACACTATGCTTAATAGCGTTATCTATCTTCTCTCTTAATAATCTGTTTATTATGTTTACAGCACCGCTTAAAGCTGGTGTGTTTTTAGTTTTACTAGATATATTCCTTTTAGCTTCACTGATTATATTACTACCAGGAGTTTTAGTACTACTTTCCGTAGTTATACTGAACATTTCTTTTAATTTATCTTCATAACTCTTCTCGTCGTCTATGTTTATAGGTTTACCATTTGAATTCAGGATTAAGAAATATCCATAGTGTTTAGATGGGTCATCTATGTCTGCTATAGGAATTACATTACTAGGATTTAATTTCTTAACAAATGCTTTACTGTATTCATTTTCTAATTCTATGTATTCGTCTATAGTTAACATCTGGTCTATTATTTTAAAGTCCTCTAATCCTTCTGATAATCTATTCAGACTCTTATCTTTATAGTTTACAAAATCTTCAATGACTTTCTCGGAGTTTAATAATGCATAATTTTCAGTAATGTCTAATAATCCAGGATTAAGGCCTAATGCTTTTAACTCTTTTTCAGAATCAGTGCTTATTTTATTAGCCTTTCTAAAGTCAATAAGTTTACTACTTACTTTATTATCGAAGTATGAGAGCGCGTCTTCAACACCAGCTGATAATTTTCTTTCCATTCTTGTCAGTTTCTTATGTATATCTACAAGTATGTCCGGAGGCAAAATCAATTCTATATATGCTCCTTTTGTAAATATACTCTCCTCTGTTATAGTGTATAGTTTATCCTTAAACTTGTAATGTGTATCCACGTGTTCTTTAATAGAAGACATAATGCTATTCACAACTTCATTAGGTAGTATTTTAGTTTTAAGAGTAAGACTATAATCACTATCTATCATAGTGTTTGCAGAAACTATACTACTTGTCATAATTTCTATAGCTAAACTTATGTTAGGGAATAGATTAAATATATCTTCGTTTAGATTTAGTTTTTCTTCAGTATCTGATACTATTCTATATAACTCACTTATGTCTACGTTTATAGGTTCTTTTTTATCGAGTTCTCTCAATATTTTCTTAGCGTCTATATGTTCAGGTACTAATTTTTTACCCATTTTTATTCTCCTTTCTATATAAATTAATTCCGGTTAATCAGGTAATGGTTTAGCTTGAAATTAACGTATAAGGACTAGTTATGATTGATAATTCTGTTAAATTAGAAAAAATGAGTCTGACTGAATATATTAAACGTTCTATTCGAATATCTAAGTCTATACATATCAAACTTGATACGTTAGCTACTCTTAGTAGAATCGTACAATGGAAGTTATTTAGAGAGAATGTCTTAGATTGTTATGGTAATCGTTATTGTTTAAATTTAGCTGGTATTCACTACGATAGGGATGTACCTGTTATGGTTTATGTACCAGACATACAAAAAGAGATGATACTTACCCCCGATTTAGTTAATGAGTATGAAATTCTAGCTAAGGAACTTAAAACATTTGGTAATTTTTACGATAATCTTGTCTCTAAGTATCCTGAACATATAACATATATAAAGGGTTGTATAGCTGGTGGTTTTACTATAGATAAAATAATAGAGAGTAACAACGGAGAAATATTATGGTATAATAACGAGTTATTTAATAGTGATAATAAGTTAGTAATGCATAATGTTCAAAACTTTATATATGATTTCTTAAAAAGATACGATAATGATAAATATGTTATAGATGAACTATATCCAGCCGGTTTAGTATCTAATCTTTATTCGGTATTACCAGCTGTTATACTTACCGAAAAACTTAAATATGTTTTAACTTCTAACGCAGATGATTTTCACATATTACAGTACTTTAGAAGTTATAAATTTATGGATGAGGATATAACTGTACTGGATAGGAAGACGTTAACTTGGTTATACGGTGCTTTATCTTATATTAAAACTAATATAGGTAAAAACGAGGTATTAGATATGTTACTGGATAAAGTATTTAACGATACTGGGTTAGGTATAGGTAAGACGTTAGTTGTTAAATCGAGACCTATAGCTACAACAGTAGAGTATAATAGTAATACATATATCTCGTATGATAGGAAAACACTTATAGAGAGAGTCAAGGCTAACGATAAGTATAGTATCAGTCTTGCGCGTAAAGAGACATTTGAAGATATCTTAGAAAAGGAATATTCACAGGGATACCTTAATGATTATAATAAGGTAACCTCCATATCTATGGAAGCTGACGAGAAATTCAGATTCAGTATCCCTACACAGGAAACATCGAAAGTATTAGAGATTGATAAACTTATACTTCTTATAACTGATGATGTCAATAAGTTCACTTATTTTATAAATTCTCTAATATATGAAATAAACAATGATTCAAATGGTTCTTATTTAATGTTCCATAATCCATCTGATGGTATAGTTTACAACTTAAATAGTAGACAAGTGTTTGCATTACTTCTGAAACTTATGTTTAATATCTACTATAATAAAGAAACTAATCCAACCATAGGAAATCTATATTATACAAACATCCTAGATGTTAAAAAGGCTAAAAACTACGAATTTGAACCGTTACCGTTTACAGGTAACAGTCTAAAAGATATAGTAAACGAAATAACTAATGATTTTAAAAACTTACCTAAGGATATAACAACTTTAGAAAGATTTAATAAGTATTTCGATATAAGTTTTAAAGTCATGGATAAATTCTGGTTTTACCTGTCTAATGTTAACGATGTACTATACAGTATGGACTTAATGTATCTGTTTAACTCATTTTTTATATCTGGTAATGTTGATTTAGTAAATGGATTAAAATTATCAGATTTAGAAAAATTAGTGAATTTTCCTAATATGGATATAGCAGAACCTTATTATAAATATACGTTTAAGAAACTGATAGAAACTATAATAGGTCGTAACATATACGACTTCGATTTATTTAATAGTAAGATTGCACAATTAATCAATATTTTTAAAAAGACAAATGGATATACAGTTCAGATATTACTAGACAATAAAATACCATATACGATAACAGGAGAATATCAGACTCTGAAACCAAGTACGGGTATGAGTTGTTTTGCATCGGTTATGGATTCAGATATAAGGTTATACGATAAAGTTGATAAACGTCTTTATAATAGGTTTATTAAAATATCTGATAAAGTAATAAGTAAAAACAGTCTGTATACTTTCAGTATCTATGGTAATTATCGTTTAAAGTTACAGAATATACAGGGTAGAAATATGATAGATACGGGCATCTGTTTTACTAATTTCGGAAATAGGTTACCTGACTTTTATAAACCTATATTCAACAAGACTACTTATATACCTAAATACGATATAGATGAATACGAAGTTGATAATACTAAAAAGATATTAGAAAGACCTGTTACTATAAGAAGCACAGGTGATGAGATAACTACAGGAGTTCTATCTAAATCAGACTCTACAGTTTATAAAGCCGATAACGGCGACTTGGACGTATATTCACCTTTAACTACAGGATATATTACGAGTCTATATAAACCACCTATTTATATTACTGATGAAGAGATAGGTGAACATATAAAATCCGATAAAGTCTATTCTGAAACAAGACCAGTTATACCTAAATTATTACAACTTAATGAACTAACTGAATCAGTAGTAACAGAATATAGTAGTTATTATAGATTACCTAAGATATTTTCTCCTGAAACTAACTTGGTAACTAACTACGGAGATACAATAAATGAAAACGAATCTACAAGACAAGTTGATGTTACTGAATTTAGAAAATTAAAAATAGATTCCACAGATGAATACCTATCTACAAACATATATCTAAATAAGGGTATTAATCCTCCTAGTCCGTATAAACCTGGTATAGTAAAAGACAGTCCTAAAATAGATGTACAGGACGGTATAGATAGAACTATTACAAGAGTTAAACCAGAAACTCTTAATATAGTTTCTGATAATGACAATATAACAACATATATAGAGAAACAGGTAACAGATGATATACTACCAGCAGGATATAGTCCTTCAGCTTCTGGTTATGATCCTAACGATGATATAGTAATAGATAATTTATCAAATATTGGATATGAATTACCTAAGAGATTAATCATAGGTGAAGTAGATGAAGTATCCGAACTCTATATAGGTTACAACGACAATAGAAGTCTAAAACATCTGACACCAGACATCATCTACCCTGGTAATGTTAATATGGATATTTCACAAACGAATAAAGACATAGATATAAAAACTATACCACCTGAGAAGTTACATATAACTAAGAATAATGAAATAACAGATACTTATCAATCTGGTAATACTGAGGTCATTCCAGAGAACCATAAACCAGATGCCTCCGGGTACGATCCTAATGAAGATATAGTCCAAGATAAAACTACAAATATGCCTATCGCCGATAATATAGATACACCTACCATACATGTTAATCCAGATGATGAGGTAAATGATATACCTATAATACATATACAAACTTAAATATCAACTCTAACGGGTTATAGCACCCGTTAGAGTTGGTTCTTTTCATTTACTTTAAAGTGCATAGCGTTAAAATATGCTTTTAATGTTTTAGTACTTATAACACCTTCAGCATAGTCTTTTAATACATTCATACTGACCTTGCCATAATGGAACAAAGAACTGTTTAACGCTCTCATACCTCCTAAATCCCCTCCTCTAAATTTTAAGAACTCTACGAGTGTATCCTTAACTCCCATACCTATTAACAATTGTATCTCAGGTAGTGTTACTTTGGAAGCTTGACTATCGCCTGTTACCTGTCCTGTTAACATATCTATTTTTCTGATATCAGTCGCAACACTTATTTTCTTCTCAATTGTTTGTCTTAATCTTCTTAATGGTAAATCTAGAACTTCATATTTTTCAGGAGTCATTACTCTTTTACCATCTATTTCATACTCTAATCTCTGAAAGAATTTAATACCTAACTTCTCTCCATATTTAGTTATTTTTGGTATGGTGTAATTTTTAGCTTTTTCAGGTGGTATAATAACCTGTAACAGTTTTCTTTCATTTTTAAAGTCCTCCATTAGTTTATCGAATTCTTCGTTACTCATTTTCTTAAACATTTGCTTATAAAGTTCTTCGTTATCCTTGTCAGTGAGTTCTCTTATATGTTTAAGTATAAATTCCTCTACTTTTTTTCTATTTTTATAGTGTTCTTTACCCATTGTTACTCCTTGTTTAAATAAATTATACTCTAGAGGTTAACCTCTAGAGTATGATAGGTATATACAAGTAGTCTATATCAGAGACTCTGCCTATGTAGTTTAAACTAAACTTGTTACCACTTACAGGTAGTATTGAATAAATATAAGGAGAAGTATCATCGCCTAATACTTTCTTCTTATCTATTTGTAGAAAATAAATCTCGTTAGTTTCGTAGTAATTTGTTTCTCCAGTCCTATTGTCAGATATTCTTTTTCTTGTTTTAATAGGATTCATAATTCCTCTAAGGTTTAGACTATATAATTTAAAGTTACTACTGTTAGTATCCGGTTCAGGATATGTTATATCGTCATATCTATCAGAAGATGTTGTTAGACTATGGTCTAGTATCTGATTATCTATATTAAGTCTTCTATTGTCTTTCAATCCTCCTAACATATATTTAGGTATAATTTCAGATCTTCTTACAGTGTTTATTAGAGGTATGTAGTCTAGGTTATAAGTAAAAAATAATTTACCTACATCTGAATCATAAATTAATCTTAAACTATACCCATATCTATTTAAAATAACGTTAATTATGTTAATGTATCCATCTTCGTCTTCTGATTGCTTATATAGTTCTTTACCAAAGTTAGTATTGATACTATTTGACTCTTCAAAACCAAGTTCTTCCAACATACTGTCTTCTATTACTATAAATGGTAAACTGTTGGTTGGATAGAACCTTATGGCTAAATCATTATCAGATCTATCTTCATTTACTTTCTTTATCCTAACTAAGTAATTGTTATTTGAACTCATTTTTCCTCCTTAGGAACAGTTATTAACATTAAAATACCGCTGTTAAGCATATATTTAAGTACCATGTCTTTCATATTTTCCAACCACACTTTTTCAGGGTCTTCTATATTCAAGACAGGTATAATGAATTCAGACATAACTTTATTATTGTGTACCTTACCTATAAGCAGAAGTTTAGTAAACGCCATGTTTACTAATGTCCTAAAAGCTAAGTTATTTAACTTACTTATTTTAGGATGTAAGTTATCTATAAGAGTCTTTAGTTTATCCTTATTATCGTCTGTCGAATTTATTTCATCTATAAATCTCATAATCTTAGCGTATAAATCATCTTCATTCTCTTCTCTCTCTATCTCCATAATGTTTTTTAATTTGTAAATCTCTTTTTCTAATTCTTTCTTATCCATTTTCAACCTCCTCTAACATTATTTTTTATACCAAAATGGAACGTATTTGTCGCTGAGCCAGTTCAACAAATCAACTGTGGATAAATATGGTTTAAGCTTATCCGAATAATTATCAATAGTCCACCAGTTTCTTGTATTTAGAACTGTATCTAAATCGATGTTCTTCTCTTTCATTTTTTCTAACATAATCTTTGGTAATTCTTTAAAATCTCGACCTTGTAGTAAATCGTCGAATAACACGCCTCTTAAATCAGGTTTAAAAGTATATAGTTGTAATAAGTCACTCATTATCTCTACTACTCTTCTTAATTTCTCATCTTCCTGTAACTTCTTTCTAACAGTTGTCCTCTGTAATTTAATATCGGGTAACCAAGTTAGCCAGTAACTTCTAGGACTTCCTTCCAAACCAAAGTCCCTTTGTTTAATGTAATAGAACTGCGTTAAGTCTGGTAATACACCTTCTGTTTGACTTACTATAATTTCTAATGTTATACCGGATTGTCCTGATTTACTTCTTAACAGCGTTAACTGTACTAAGTGTAAATCTGTATCTAAATCATTTTCTTTATTAGGAAATTCAGGTTCTCCTGTATTCTTATTTTTTAATAATTTACTCATATGTGCTATCCAGAAATGAGTAGTTAGGTATAGAGTATCTAGAGTTACCCCTTTTACTTTATCACCTGCCTTTAGATACTGTATAGATTTAGTAGGCATATTCATACCTGGACCAGATGGTATATTTATCTCTTTAGCCATATGTGCTGTTACTGCTATATACAATCCGGCTTTATTAGCTAATCTTGGTAGGTCCCCCACTAATTTGCTTTTATATAGGTTCTTTCTCATTTCTAGTGTATTATTATCTAAATTACCTTTCTCTAGCTCTTGAACAGTATTACTCGGTTCTAATTTAGTTAAGCTATCTATAGCTATAAAAGAAGGGATAAAATATTTTAATGGTTTATCTGATTTTATACTCTCTGTAAATGATGAATACTCTACTATCGAGCTTTTGTCTTTTATTTTATCATCAACCATACTGTATAATTCCTTAGCCCATTCATCTGCTAACATTTCAGACTTACTTACAAGCGTGAACTGTCCTGATTCTATACTCTCTTCTCCTAACCATTCTGTTTTTTGTAACTCTTTTAATAATCCCTCTGGGTTATGCAGTAAGCTGTCTTCTGTGTCGTATATATGTATAGGAGCTGGTACTGTTGCTGATATTCTATCACCAGCGGTTATTAACATATATCTTAATATTCTGGATTTAAAGTTGTTAGGTGGTCCAGCTATACCATCGAACGTACCTAATCCTCCGTTTACTATAGTTTCTCCTTTTCTACCTTTTACTAAGTTACCAGTTGGGATGTCCATAAGACATCCTATGTTTATTAATGGTTTAACTTTTATCTTTCTGTTACTTCCTAAGTTAAAGAATTTAGCCATATCTACTCCTTAAAATCTGTTTCTCAGTTGAAATACAAAGCCGATATATTAGTTTATCAGTTTTTTATAGGTATCGGTACAAATGCTTTGAAATTCGAATACACTTAATATAAAAGGATGACTCCATGAAGATATTTAGACTACAAGAATGGGACAATAATTCTGGTGTGACTCATATTGCTACTACTTGGCAAATAGCTACTGATAAAGAATTCACAAATGTAATAGATGAAGTTATAGATAGTGAAGAGTATAAGAATTTTTATAAGACTAATATAGTTGTGCCTGTAGGTAAGGTTTATTATGTAAGAGCTAAAAGGAAATTTAAAGAAGTTGAGAACGATGTTTGGATAGGTCCTAAACCTATTATATCTGAAGAAGCAGGTACTAACGAAGTTATTAAACCTCCTGTTAAAATAACTGAGCCTTATATTAAGAATATTACATTAGATTATGAAGATGGTTTAACGATAGAACTAGCTGATTATGAAGGAAATGTACCACACCGTGCTACAAACTGGATAATCAAGAACGTAGAGAACAATGAAGTCTTAGTAGTTAAATTAAACGATGAAGAAAATCTAACATCTTTAAACATTAAAAACGATGAGATAGATTTTACACAGATTCCGTATATAAAAGTTTATGTTTCATTTATAAGTAGTTTAGGTACAGAATCTCCTATGCATAGTGAAACACTTCAACTATCCAGAAAATATTACGAAATAATTGCTAATAAGAAAATAGTTCCTATATATGAGGATTATAAAGGTGAAATAAAACAGACTACTATAAGAGATATTAAATTAAAGAAAGCAGAATTATTCACAGTAGATGGAAAATATATCTGTAGTGGGGATGTTGAAGATAACAAGTTTAGTTTCAAGATGGGATGTCTAGTTCCTAAGAATAGTTATAGGGTTAGATTATGGTTATACTTAGATAATGACGAAACAACTATGTTTACAACGAGCTATACTTTCTTTACTAAAGGTATCGATGAAAAAATTAGATTCGATACTAAAAGAGGATATAACTATGTTGCTAAGGTTATAGAATCTAACAGTCAATCTGACTATCTTGTAGGCGGTACAAAACCGGATGATTTACTTAATCCTGATTTACAAGTCTTAACAGAGGAAACATACATAGGATTTATACCTATGGTTAATAGAAATAATAAATTAAGTACATATCTATTATCTAAAACGAACAATAAACTATACTTTAACAAGAATTTGAATATAGATATAAAAGAAACTCCATATATTAAATTCGAGTTAATGGATAATGACATACTTATTATAGATAAAGTAGACAAAGATAATAATAAGGTTTTAGAAACTTACAAGGTTAATCCTTATAACTCAACAATTGAATCATTGAGTACATTAGTTAGGGATGATGAGTTAGTAACTGATTTTAATACTAACACATATGGTGTTCTAAATAATGAATTCTACTGGGCTAGTATAGATAAGGATGATAAGACTAAGATCATAATTAAGAAACTAAGTAATGATGGTAAAACTATAACAACACTATACCATAATGTTATAAATGGAGATAAAGAAATTGACAATGTCTGTTTTGGTAGGATAACGAAAGATAGGTTTATTATTATTCCTATTTATTATGGAGACGAAGACGAGTTCTTTGGGTTTACCTATGATGTAAGTAAAAATGAAGTTTATAAATTATTTACAGTTCCTAAGGAAGTGAGAAACAAAAACGTATTAGGAACAACTCTGGATAATGGTAACTTTATTCTGTTTACTACTCAGCTAGACGATAATAGTAGATTATATTCTGCCGAGTTTGATTCTACTGGTAAAAATGATGTTAAAACAAATGAATACGCTCTTATGATCGATGACGATACAAAACTTGTTAATTTAGTCAGACTTAAATCTGGTAATGTTTTGTTAGCAGGTTTCAACGACAAAAAAGAATTTACAGATATCATCTGGAGTTAATCTCCAGATGATATTATATAGTTTCTGATATTTTTTCTCCGATAAATATATCGGTTTTATATGATAATTAAATCAGTTATAAAGGATTCGATATGGCTACAAATGCATATCCTAGGGTAAACGTAAGAGGTACTAATGATAAATCTTTAAGACAAGTACCGTATAAAACTACTTCATTACCACAGTTTTTACCGCTGGTATTCGTTATGAGTAGAAAAGGACCTACAACTAGACAAGTTGTTAATAGTTCATTAGCTATTAACTTATATGGTAAAGAGATATTCGACTCTAATAGTAAATATTTTAAACACACTAACCAGTTATTAAAGACTGTTTTATCTAATAGTGGCGTGGCTGTAGTTCATAGACTAGTAGACCCTGTTGTAAAAGAGAGGTCTAATATTACACTATATTTAGATATTTTAGAAGACGATATCGATGTATATAAAAGACATATCGATGGTTCTATAGTATATGACGATAATGGAGAACCAGTAGTCGATGAAGATAATTCTCCTTTTAAAGGATACAGAGTTAAATGGATAGTTGAATACACAGATGGTTCTGAAGAGTATGGAACTAAAACTGTTAAAACAGGAACGATGGAAGACGCCGATGGTAACAAATCAACGATGTATCCTATTTTTGAATTTAGGGCAGCTGATGTTGGTGAGTATGGTAACGATTTAGGATTCGCATTCGCTACTGCAGATATTAATAAAGTAAGTAAAGAGGATTTAGAAAAATTCAGAACATTTCCACTGTACTTCTATTATTATAGAAAAGACAATGAAACTAGAACACCTAGAGTATTCCCTAATATTTATAACGGACCTAATATCACATTCGCTTTAAATCCTAAAGCTAAACATCCTATAACAAACGAATTCTTAGATATTAGTAGAATTCTTGATAAATACTATACAGAAGACGAATATAAAGAAATCTTAAAACCATACTTCTATGCAGATAATGCTGATTTAGTACTAACTAAACTTTACGAAAAAGAAAAAGAGTGGTATGGTAAAGATATCGAAACAGAAGAGGGTACTGTTAATACTTCTGAGTGGTATGACTTTATAGAAGAAGCAACTGATGATGAGAATAAATATATGCTTAACCCAGTATCATTTAGAACTTTAAGCAGAGTACCTTATTTTGGATTCGTACACGATAAAGATGAAGCTACGTTATCTGATGGTATGGTGGATGTAACTCTTGGTAAAAACTTACCACTATTTATGAAAGGTGGTAAAGATGGTAAAATAGATGATGAAACATTTGAATCTTTAGTAAGAGAACAAATGGATTTATATTTGCAAGTAGATGGTCCATATATGGATCCATTAGTTAATGTTGAAACAGTACTTGTGGATAGTGGTTTCGGTGTAGAAACTAAAAAATCTCTTGTTAACTTCATAGCGCTAAGACATGACACGTTCTTGATTTTAAGTACATATGTTAAATCTGAAAGTGATAAACCGTTTACTTTAGAAGAAGAAAGAGCTATAGCCGTTGCTCTTAACAGTAGATGTCAATTAGCTCCTGAATCTGAAGAGTACGGTACTCCGGTTATGAGAGCTATGATAGTAGCAGGTTCTGGTAGAATTAAATCAGATGTTAACCTATCTAGATATCCATTAACACTTGATATAACTGAGAAATCTTGTAGCTTTATGGGAGCTAGCGGAGCTAAATGGAATAAAAACAAACTATTCGATAGAGGAGAATTAAACATAATTAAATCTATGATAGACATAGAACCTAAATTTGTACCTGAAACAGTTAAAGCTAACCTATGGTCTATCAATATGGTATATCCAGAACCTATCGATAGAAGCACATACTGTTTTACTGCTCTTCAAACAGTTTATCCAGATGATACATCTGTTCTTAATAGTTACTTTACAGCTATGGCTATCGTTTGGATTTATAAAGTTGCATATGAAGCACATAGAAGATTCAGTGGTTCTGTTAGCTTACCTGATAAAGAGTTCTTGAAAAAAGTTGATAGTTTCATTATGAGTAAGTTAGACGGAGCATTTGGTGATATGTTTAAGGTTGAAGCTACTTCTTATCTAACTGAAAATAACGAGTTAGAAGGATATAGCTGGAGTACTGATATTAATATCTATTCTCCGACTATGAAAACAGAAATGCAACTTACAGTTAACGCGGATAGACTTTAATGTCTATCTTCTTTTTTATTAAATTTATTTTAAGGAGAAAAAATGTTTGGTTCAACAGTAGCTTTAAATAGTTCTGAAGGTATATATGATTACAACGAGTCTGCTTATAATATCGTAAATGAAGATAATGCGGGATTGTATGGTATACCTAGTTCTAATTTATTAAAAGGTGGACAGTGGGGATTTTTACCACTTATAGGTGACGATAAAAATAGACATGCTTGGATGGCTGACCAAGCTTATATAAGAAGAGATATCATTCCTATTGTATTACAAGTACCTAAAGGATTTGAACTCCTACCTAACGGAGAATATTTTAAACTAGCTGCTAAAGCACTTATTGAAAAACACGCAAGAACTATCGAAGGATTAGATAGTAGCTTAACCGTTAACGTGGGTGAACATGATTTAGGATTAGATGGTGCCACATACCAAGAGCCTGTTAACGTTACAAGAGCTGCTTCAAATGTTACTATATCTTTAACAGAAAAATATGGACAAGCTGTTAAGAATCTACTAGATGTATGGATTAGATTCTTAATTATGGACCCAGATACTAAACAACCGTTGATTGCACAATGGTTAAAATCAGACGGAGATAATGGGTTATTAATCGATAACGGATCTATCGAAGTTCCTCTTAATAAAAACGTATGGTCTACTGAATATTACACAATGACATGTTTATTCATCGAACCAGATATTCTTAATGCTAGAGTAAACAATGCTTGGTTAGTTTCTAATATGTTCCCTAGAGCAGTACCAAACATTATAGGTAAAAAAGATAAGAAAGCAGATAAAGAAATTGAAGAACTCAGTATTGAGCTTGGTGGATTTGCTATTCATAGCTCTAACTTAAATGTTAGAAAATTAGCACAAGATTTCTTAGATAAACTACAACTATATAAATTAACAAATGACTATATACTACCGCCTGCTAAAGAGGTAGACCCTACTCTAGAATCTGATAAAGATATTTATTTCGAACAAACAGCTAAATCTTAGAAAATGACTAAATAAAAAAAAAAATATAACAGATACGGGATTATCCCGTATCTGTTATTTAATTCCTAATGCTGTAGTTAAATCCTCTTCTAAAGACTTAATCATCGTTTTGCTTACTTTACAACCTGTCTTCTTAATCATAGGTGCTTTAATGTAGGTCTTTTTAACAACCCTATCTTCTCCTGGTACTTTAAATTCTCTCATTCTCTCGATTTCGTAATGTACTGTATCGGTTTTGTTCACACCGAAAGGCATTTCCATTACGAAATCCTTAATGTTCTCGTCTTCTTTAAATAGTTCTTTAGCTTTACTAGCTGCTGTTTCTAACCCGGCTTTTAACAGCTCATCCTCAAATTTTTGAACCGTTTTCAGTGTCTTCTTAGTTAAGCTTTCATCGTAGGCTTTAGCGGCCTCGAAATATAGCTCTTCATTTTTAGGTTTGATAGTAGCAACATTGTCCTCTTTAATTACTTCAAACTCTACACTACTTAATATGTCCATAATTTTGTTTTCCATGTTGACTCCTTTAGATTTGTTTTGGTTTTGCAAATTAATAAGATACATAAGAAAACCCTTGGAAATCAATTTTTTTTTACTAATTATCTGTATTACTGTATATTTGACTTATCTAGGAATTACGTGATATGATTTTTAATAAAGGATATACAATGGCGCTTAGTAACGTGGGAGTCTATGATTATCCATCTGTTGGTAACATAGCTGATAAACTTAAACATACTAATAAAAATTTGGATAATAAAAAAACAAACTTTAATGGTTTACAAAAAGCTCCTTTATCAGACTTAACAGAAAATGAAACTAAGAGTGTTAAAAATAAAACAAATAATAAGAATATCTTAGAGAATGATACAGAGAGCGATAGTGTATTAAAGAAGCTTGAAGACTTTGTAAAAAACGCTAAGAAAGCTAATACAGAGATTAATAACATTAAAGACCTTGTAAATACTTCTAAAAGTGTATACGAGAAATTTTCAAATATAGATACCATAAAAAAACTAGCTGCTTCTGAAATAGCTAAAATGGTTCCACCTGATGTTAAAGCAGGTATAGATAAAGTAGTTGAACGACTATGTTCCGGGGCAGACGCTAGTTTTGCTGGTTCTGTAAGAGATAGTATTAATTTAGCATTAATAAGTACGGCTATAATCGCTATCAGCTGTAGTATAGATGATAAAGCTATGGTAGGTTTATTAAGGGATACGTTAAAAGGTGGTTTAAGAGACTTAGGTGTTGGAAAACATACTGCTGATTTAATAGTTAAAAATGTCGTTACTAAAGGGACTATAGATAGTGACACCTTACATTCATTAGCTAAATCAGCAATAGAGTTAGACAATATTTTAAATGGGTCTGATGCTAAAATAGCTTTAATCCAGAACGCAGTAGATAATACTAAAAGCTTAAATAAATCTAAGATTACTACTCTAGGTTCCGATGCTGTTAATATAGGCGGTAGTGAAATAATAGATAAACTTAAAGACATAAATATACCCGGTAATAACAGTTACTCCTATGCTGAATCTAATAAGTTAAAAGAAGATATAATTAACTCTGCTATAGTATCAGCTGTTATTAATTCACATAGTGAATCTGATAGTAGGATTGATTATTTAAATGTTAATGTTAATGAGTCTGATTTATTGGATATAGTAAATATGGAAACAGATACAGATGACGATATCGATGAAACCGTATTAAATTATGTAATATAGCATACTAGGAGTGAATACTCCTAGTATGCTTCAGAATAATTTTCATATCTAGTAGCACCTGGAATAAGAGTTGATAGCGGCCTAAATATCTCTCCTATCCTCATACCCCAGTAGGATGGTTTAGTTACCATACTAGATTCTTGTATCTCTCTACTTATTCTTAGTTTAGCCTTAGGGAAGAGATATGTAGTGGTATATAAATCTCTACCACAAAGACTTTGTATAAATCTATTAAGAGGACTTTCATCATCCATTATTATATTAGAAGATGAAACTAAATCATGTCCAACAGGTAGAGCTACAACTTGACTAAAGTCGGTTACGCTAAATTCTACTTCCACTCCTAATGGTTTTCTAGATTTATTAAAAGCTAAGTTGGTAGTCCCTTTAGTTATGTTTAAAGACGTAATCATACCTAATTTTATACTCTGGTATCCTCTTATAAACATACTACATAAGAATGGTGATGTGTATGACCTTCTACCTGTAGCTAATGGTAATGCCCCAGCCATTATAGATGCTAACGGTATATAGATATTTATCAATTGTGATATAGGGTTTCCATATGGAGATACTAATTTCATCTTGAATGTATGTGATGGTAGACTTATACTACTATCCATCCATCTTAACGGTAGACTTACGTTACCATCTCCCAGTAATAATGTAAGTATTTTACCTGTTACGTTAAATGTAGCACCGTCTAGTAATCCTACCGCAGTATCCTTAGCTGCATTAAGCATTGTTTGTAATCCAGGTATAATCTCTCCTCCTCCTAAATTAAACTTAACACTTCTTGCTTTACTACCTACTCCTTTTAATATACCTTCTAGTTCTAGCTCACCTGTCTGATTGCTAAATGAAGTAGTACTACTTCCTAGATATTCAACATTAAAGACAGCATACTGAGCTCCTTCGTAAGCTGTAGCTTTTGCGATTTCAAAAAAATTACTAGCAGGTCCTTGCTCATTTTGTTTAAAATGTAAATCTCCTTTATTATAAGTACCGTCGTCATTAGCAGATATTTTCTTAGGAGTTTTATCCTTACTAGTTTCAGGTTTATTTTCGTTATTATTATTGCTGGAGTTTGAATCGTAAAAATAAGAACCAGTTAAAAGGTCTTTCATTTTTTTCCAAAATGATGTTTCTGTAGTTGGAGTAGGTATATCTATGTTCCTTGACTTCTCTATTAACTCGTGTAAGCTTCCTAAACTATTCTCTTGCAGAATCTCTGTATATGATTTGTCCAAGTACTGATTTATAGCTCTTTGTGTTTTTGTAACAACAGCCATAATATCTATATTATTCTCATCTGTAATTAAGTTAGGCATATACTGTTTTAGAAAGTTTAAGTCATCTTTATCAAATTTTACAGGAGTACCTATAATATTGTCATTAGTATTTGATTCGAAGTACGGAACTAATATACCTAATTCAGTAGCCATCATTATTACTAAACTGTTAACTACGGACCAGTATTTAAACATAGCTGGTTTCATATAGTAGAAATCGAAGTTACCTGGACCTATTAATAAATCTTTAGCGTAACTACCTAACCAGATAAGAGTACTGGCTATAGGGAACGCTGCAAACATAGCTATACTACCAGCTAAGTGTCCAACCATATAAGGAACTGGTGATCTAGCACTATTAGCTATAACTGCTTCTTTGTAATCCACAGCTGATGTTAGGAAACTAAACACTCCGTTAAACTCAGGAACACCGAATTCCATAAAGCAGCGTATATAGTTATCATCTATTTTCTCAGAGTAATACCTACCCATACCTATATTACCAGTTACATGGTTTACTTTAACGTCGGCTCTATCTTTTCTTAATCCTTTTACTCTGGGATCAGTATACCTTGTAAATTGTGGTAAGTTATTTATACTGGTATTACCACCTAAACTAGTATCCGTCACTTTCATCTCGGCAGTAGTCCAGAATCTTGCGTCTTTTACTACTTCGTCCAACTGTTCCGGTTTAATCATAAATATATCTGAAATCCATTCAGTATCCAATACTGTTAAATCATCTTTTCTAACCTTATATACATCTCTATCATCTATGTATAGTTCTATATTGCCATAAAAATTTATATCGTTATTCATCTTTAAGCTCCTTGTTATATTAAGTTCATCAAAATCAAAAATATAGTCTTAAGGGATTTACTCCCTTAAGACGTTCTCTATATCGGTTACCTCTTTTTCAGGATACAGTATGGTACTGTCTATTGCTTTCTTAAAGAAGTTACCAAGAAGTTTACTAACAGTTGATTTATACGTATAATACACGTCCATTAACCCTACGTATTCAACAGGCTTAGTTTTTAAATCTTGTGGTTTATTGATGACAAGTCTATAGTCTTTAGTTAAGTCTTTTTTATATTTAGAAATAATAGATATAATAGTTTCCACAGGTAATAGTTTATCAGTAGCTGTTAATCCTGTATATTTACCAACGTTAGTAAATACTTTTACTAAATCTTCATATTCTATATACCAAGGAACTTTACCTTGCATTAAAAATAGGTCTAACAGATTATATACTCTGTCACTCTTTTTTACTATGTTGTTATTACTGAATATATCAGTATTAGCTTCTATAAATAACCTATAGTAAACATCTCCATTTATGTCAACTTGCTCTATTTCCACAGGTGTTATTTCTATGTGGTTGGGAATCGTCATAACTCCGTATCTATCACCCATTACGATGGCAAATACACCGGTTACTAAACAAACGTTACCAAGCTCTGCGAGGTCTTTCTTTTCATATTTTTCAGGAAAGACTATATATGTATCCTTTTTAGTTAATGTAAACTCATCTTTCATAATCAGATTACTTTTTATGTAATTTGGATCACGTTTTAACTTAGTTATATCTAATGTTTCCATATAAACTCCTTAGATGTTAGTTCATAAAAAAAGAGAGATGGTAGGGAAATTCCCTACCATCTTAGTCTATCTTGTTCAATACTCTAAATGTAAATAAACTAAATACTATCTCTACAAGTGTGTTCAAGTATGTAAAAATTAGAATATCATCGTCATCTTTAAATCTCTCTTCACCTGCTTTCATAAAAGATTCTATTGTTGCTAATATATCTGGTAAAATAAACTCTTTAACTATCTTATACGTAGTTTCTTCAACGTTAAGTAGTTCGTCTATAGATAATCCATTTACGTATTCTGTAACAATATCTAATAGGTTGTTTTTAATAATGTAAATATTTTCACCATACTTCTCTGTTAAATCACCGAAATAATCATTAAACGATCTCATAAGTTTAGTCAATCCTAAAATATATGCATCTCTTAACTCACTAACTTTTTTAACTAAATCTTTATAGCGTAAAGACGTCATATATTTTTCGTAATAAGAGATATTTGTTTTTATTTCGTCATCGCTTAAATCCGAAATATTTAACGCATGTACTTCTGTCTTTATAAATTCCCCTATGATAGCTTTAATTGCGTTTGGATATTTTTCCGTAATCTTAGCTAATGATTTATCTATTAATATAATCTCAGCAGGTAGTTCCGTTCTTATACTACCTACTCTTATAATTTCGTTACTTCTGATAGCTAAAAGTTCTTTATTATTTCTAATAGCGCTTACTGTTCTGTTAATGTATGATTCTATTAAACCTAATACCGAGTTTATTCTAGGGTCTTCGTCAACTTTTTGTATTAAATAAATCCATAATAATCTTAAAGGTTCTAACTTCTTAATAACACCAAGTGAAGCTAATTCATTTATTAACGAATATATGTCTGTATACCCGTACGATGATACATCTTCTATAAAATCTTCTATTACATCAACCTCTAAATCTGATAAGTACTCTTTAACTGTCGAATCGATGTTTAAATCGAATTTATTAATATCTATATTTTCAGGATTAAAATATGACATATCTAAATCTTTAAATATAGTAGTGTCCATATTTTTAACTTCCCTACTAAAATCATATGTATAGTTATTAGAATAACGTTTGCTAACTACTCCATACTCTAAGATATCTTCGTCTATCTGTAATATACCCATTATGGTTGTCTTAATTTCTATATTTCCGTTATTGTCTATATTAGATACAAGTTCTCTTACATTTTTAGAGAACTCATTTGTGAAGTTTTTAGCTTTATTCTTAACAGTCTCTAATAGGTCAAGCGTAACATCTGTTATCAGTTCTGTTAACTCTTTCTTAACAAGTGTTGCTAAATCAAATTTAATACCGCGTCTATCTTTAAAGTAAACTCTCTCTAAAGCTTCTATGTCAGTGGATATTAATTCAGGGTCTACTGGCTCTATAGTATATAGTGCTTCATTACCATACTCTCTCTTAATGTCGTCATCTATCCTTCTGAATTTATCATTTACTATAGCTTCTGCTGTTACTAAATACATAGATTCTAATTTAGTTACATCTATATTACTGGTTATCAAATGTTTAAATCTATCATCGTGGATAGATTTTTTCAACGATCTTTCAACTATGTCTGAAATATACCTTTTATAGAGAATGTTTCTCTCTCTATATGCATTCTTAATAGGGTTAATATTTACTATATTCAACACTTCTCCCATACTTAATCCTTTATATTAAGATTTCATCAAGTTAACCGTTATCATATATTCACACCGTTTTTCCTAAGTATTCTCTTAATATCGCCTAATTTTTTTCTTTTTATTTCAATCCTCTTGTTTATTTCTACTATAAGGTCAGTCTTTTCTATATGTTTATTTTCTTCTACAAGCTTTCTTTTATTACTTTCTAACAACTCAATGTCTTTTAATGTTTTCTTATACAAATGCAGAGGAAGAATATCCTGTCTTTTAAGATATTCTTCTAGAGTTACTCCATATAAATCTAACATACTATACATCATTTATCTCCTTTCTTTGTTTCGTTAAAATACATATTTACAGCATCTTTTGTTAGTTTCCTTAAGATAGTGCTTAATCTACCCATATATGTGGAAGATGTTACTATTCTAGCTATTATAGATTTAGAACTAAATATAGCTTCAATTTCTTCACCGTTCTCTGTTTTTACTTCATAGTTCATTACTTCACCTACTGTAGTCTTTAACTGATTACCGAATACAAACTTATCACCTGTAGTAGGTATATCTTCGCCTTCTATATAGTATTTTATCTCTATTTGGTCTTCTTCTAACGGAATACCTTTTACACTGTAACTACTATCTACTCTACCGTTGAATTTCTTACCTTCACTAGGGTCTATTACTGTAGACTCAGCTATATCTATTAATTTTCTTATAGTTTTATTAACTGTTTTCTTTTCACAGTTATAGAATACTTTTATACCTGTTACTTTTCCTTTATATTTAGCTTTAGGAGTTTCTCTTATAAAGTTTTGTAATACTTCAAGTTCTTCTTTTGTAAATTCATCTTTTTCGATACCTTCTACTTCACCTAAGATTGTGAATAATGGTGTGTTAGGTTCGACTTCTTCTCCTATTAAAATAGGATTGATTATCTTATCCGTCTTTTTAAGTATTATACTTCTTGTTTTAACAGGTCTTAGTTTTAACTTATCTGATAGCTTTTTACTTAATACGCAACTATCTTCTAATGTCTCTATGATTTCTTGTAATGCAGTCTTAACTATCACTCCTTGCTTAAATGCTACTCTTTTAGGATCGAACATGTCTGGTTCGAACCATTGTTTACAGTACGTTATTATATCACCTTTTTTAACCTTATCATCTTTTTTAACATTAGGAACTAATTCCATCCTCATAGTAGAAAACGATTCTTCTTTAGCGTACCAGTCTGATAAAGGAAACTTATCCTTCTTACCTGATTTATACTTAACTGTAACTTCAGTTTTAGTAATGTTAATTACTACTCCATCCTCTTCTGCATAACCTATAAATTTCCTATTTAGTTTATAAGGAAATACTACGTCGTATCCTGTCCTTACTGGAAATACTATACTTCCTTCTATAGGTACTAAATGACCCATTTGTATATTAATAAAGTTAAGACGCTTTGAGTCGTCATTTATTGTAAAAGGCATTAACATAGCAGGTGTTGATAAAATATTAACATATTTTAAATCTTTTTTATCTTTCTTATCACCCCTTATACTGTTTAATAACGGTGATGCTGATAAATAAGCAGTAATACCTACATCTCCACTATCTTTTACTGCTTCGCTGATGACACCTATGTCGTCTGGGTGAAATACCCTGGTATCTTTACTCATAGATTCTTTCTTTCTCCCACCTTCTCCTAGGTAAGTTGTATCTTCCTTCTGTTTAACAAATATAACAGGATTAGTATCGTCTAGTAATACACTAGCGCTATCTTCGTTTAGTGTTTTCCAAACAGTGTACGGGTCTACTGCAAATGTACCAGTTGAGAAGTTATCTTCGTTAGTTTTATTCGTAACACCAGATATCAAGTTCTTATATATTAGCATAGGTATCCTATCATAGCCTCTAATTAAATATCCTTTTAAAGATGATGGATGTTGATAATTATCGTTTAATAACATTTCACTAGCTCTTATTAATAATCCTGTAAAGGTAGTAGGTTCATTCATATCCTCTAATATATTAGCAGTTACTGGGTCTACGAATAGCGAACCTAGTAATTTAATCTGTGTAATTACGTTAATAGGGTAACCTAAATCGTATAAGAACGCTATAAAAGACGTATTATCTAACAATGTTTCTAAAGGTATGTTTTTTAATTCTTTCTTAAATTCGTCAAACCCGTGAAGTATGTTTCTCTGTAGTTCGTTAGTATATCTTATATTTATAACCTTATCCGCTAATCTTAAATTGTAGATATTTTCTTCTTTCATAGCTTTATCACTTATTTTTATCTTAACACCTAATGCTTTCTCAAGACCTTTGAGATTTAAGTAATACAACAATAGAAAAGCTACAGGTATATATTTTTTATATATCTTAACCATAGGGTATTCTACTTTTAAGTCCTTGATTTCAATAGACAATAATTGAAATAGTGTTTTATTAAGTGGTTTAAGTTTCTTATTGTGTAGTTCGTAAAGCTGGTTATTAGTATCTATGAAAATAGGAGTCTTTCCTTTGTGTCCTACAAATATTTTATTATCTTTTTCATATTTTTCTAATTCCTCCTCTGTATATCCAAGTTTTATAAAGATAGATTTTCTGTTGTCATAATCAAAGATAAAATTATAACTACCATAAGTAAATGATTTATTATATCTGGCTATTAAACTATACTCTATAGGGAAGTCTACTGAGTCTGTTAATCCAAAACCAGCTACTAAGTTTTTGATTTTACCCTCTTCAGACATTTTAACTAATTTTTTCCTTAATACATAACCAGCGTCATATTTTTTCATAGGTGCTTTATCTATGAATATTTTACCATATCCGGATGATAAGATTACTCTGTTCCAGCTAGTCTTTTTAATAGGTACATCGCTTCGTTGTTTTCTAAGTATGTATGTATTACCGGATATTTTATATGTTCCGTCTTCTTTTATTTTAGGTATCCTTATTTTTACTTTATGTGTTTTACCTACCAAATCTATATATTCTATTTGATAAGTTTCAGCCTCTCCTAAAACGCTATCTTCCAGTTCTTTTATTACTTCTATCTTCTTAGGAATAAAACCAGCTCTAGCTAGTGAAACTATACTTCTAAGGATGTCTTTATGATATAAGTTCTTAATATACTTTTTATCGAAATTATTAATAGGGTCTTTTAAATACTCTTTTTCAAATACAACCGATGAATCCGGTAACGTTATTTCGTCTTCCTTAAGTATTACTTCATCTTTCTCTATTTTTAATAAGTCTTTAAGTTTGATTTTTTTATCATCTATCTCTATGGTCATATTTTTGAGTTTTTCTAACTCATCTTTTGCTTTCTTAGTCTTCTTCTTAATGTTTTTATGTTTTATCTTCTCTATGCCTTTTTCTATATCCGATAAGTCTTTATTTAAATCACTGTCTTTTCTATCTGGTTTATATATATCTGATATCTCATCCTCTAATTCTTCTAATATGTCTCCTGATTCTGGATCAACATCAAGCGTCTCTTCTAAGTTTTCTGTTATGTCCTCGATATCTTCGTTTTCTAAGTTCTCTAACTCTTTTTCTAATTCTTTTTCGTTTATATCTATTTCACCAGACTCAACTCCTTTTATTAATTTATCTAAAATACCTTTATCGTTATCAAATCCAGCTGCTATATTTATGTTTTCGCTTATTTCTGTAAATGTGTAAGTTGGTGATTCTATTATAGAGAGTAGATGTTTATAAAATAGTTTAAGAACAAGCTCACGTTTGTACTTATTAGTTTTGATCCCTAGGTATGGTTCTATTTCTAGTTCTTTTATAAGAGACAGTATGAAATACAATGGAGTAATTGTTATCTTGTTATCAACCTCTAATATAAGAAATGTTTTCTCTAATGTATCTAAACCTATGTAGTTAAATATGTCATATATGTTATTTCTACCTGCTTCGTATATGATTTTAAACAGTAGATATAATTCCATTCTTTCCTGACTAGTTAAGTATTTCAAAAGACCTGTGTCGAGTTCTTTTTCAGCATATCTTAAGTATACTGGAAATGGTAGTAAATAACCAGGTATCTTAAAATACATAAAGAACGCATTGACGCCTTTCTTATAAGTATTCTTTTTAACTTTTAATAGACCGTCCATAGTTTTATCATCTATGCTGTTAAGGTACTTTTTATCTTTATCTATTTTGTATAGTAGATTAATCTTAGTATAAAATTTGTCTATTGTTTTCTTCATTTCCGATACTAATAACTCTTTACACCTATGTGCTTCTGTAAATAGGTTATAGCTTACTATAAGAGGGTATTTCCTTGCCAGATGTTCTTTCCATCTTACAGGTTTTCCTGGTATGTATATGGTATATGGAGTATCAGTCTTTTTCATATGCTTTTTAATTATGGCGGTTGGATTAGTTGTTATTAATTTACATTCATCCCCAAATATAATACTATCATCTATCAGGTCTAACATATTAAATACAATAGAATCATCCACGTTGTGTAAAATAGGTATCTTTGGGCTAGGTATGATATTATCTCTGTCTCTGTCATAGATTAATATACTATACCAAGGATAAACGAAATCAGTTTTAGCAAAAACTCTTGGTTTTAATAAATAGGTAGCTTTATAATTAGTTAAGTATTTACTAAACTTAACTATATCTCTCAGTAACAAAGTATTCATATTTACTCCTTATAGAAGATGATTTCAAGCGATTGACGGGTATTAAAAGAAAAAAAAAATACAGAGACTCCTACGTTAAGGAGTCTCTGTGGCTTTAGCATTTTTAAAATACTTGTTCAATACTATACTGAGATCATTTTTTACTTTTTTCACAGATTCGCCACCATCCACTAATATGTTCCTATGGTATTCTTGGTCCTGCTCTAGTGAAGCATATACCATTAGATCCCAGTACAAGGCATTCATTAGTCCTGTTAGCGCTCCCGCTATCTCAGCTGGTGTTTCATCGTAGTATTGTTCATCGTCGCTACCTATTCTTACACCTCTTAATACGTTATATTTATTAATTAAGGCTTGTAAATCTGATATAGACTGTATCCATTTTTCTACGGAAATTGCATCACCGGTTTTAGGTAAACCTTTATAAAAATCATAATCAAAGTTGATGTCTTTTATCACTCTGTTTACGTAATCAGAGTACTCGTGTATAAGACGATTAACCTTTATCTGTAACTTTGTTTTATATCTCTCTAAGTCTTTGATTCTTAATTTACATGTTCTTCTAACATTATCTTCTAGTTTGTTAATACTGATTAGTTCTTTTCTTTTCATATTTAGCTCCTTTCATAATGGTTTTTCGCAATTTAGTAATAAGTAACCGATAAATGTTAAAAATAAATATACCTTACCGTAGGACTATCCTACGGTAAAATGAATTCAGTATCTATTCCGTCTGAATCATATTTAAGATATCTAAGATTTCTTATCTTATCCGTGTCGTGTTTATTCCTTCTAATAAGATTATTCTGTTAATGTTTTCAACGTTATATCCGTTATTAAATTACTTACAGGGAATGCTAAGCTACCGTTTACGTCTATGTAATATTCTCTTTTTCCTAATATTTCTTCTACTTCTTTTTTAGCTTCTTCAGTAAGTATTATATTAAGGTTAGTCATATCTCCATCATAGTCTCCACCAAGTCCAGGTAACTTAGTAACGTGTACTGACATAGAGTTATAAAATTCTGAATCAAAACGAGGGTAGTTATTTATAGTAATGTATTCTAATCCATTATAAGGTTTAAATTTTACTTTTCTATCTTTTACAGTTACCTTTAACTTTAATCTACTAAAATAAATACTACCATAACTATCTATAGGATATCTTGTAACAGTAGCATATGCGTCTTTGACCACGTCATTTACTGCTAAGAAGAAAAGCTCTGCATAGTTGATAGGTCTAACGTACGGTCTTTTATCTTCAGGTACTTCAGTAATATCCCTATATAGTTCTATGGTATCTCCAGTATCAACGACTAAATATAAATAATATTTCTTTTCGATTGTTACTGGAGACAACTTAATACTGTCAAGGTGTAATTTATTTGTTAATTCTTCTAACCCCTCAGGACTTAGCCAAGTTTTTCTTTCTTTATCAGATAGAGGGATTTGTTCTAATTTTAAAGTCTTAGGATTTATTAAGAAAACATCAGTGGATGTTTCTGAAAATACATTATCTAATAGTTTTGTTTTTAGTTCATATAACGCTTTAGTTCCTAATCCTTTAACAAACTGATATAATCCTATCATAGTTTCGTTAAAAGATAAGACTGGTTCATCTGCGTGTTTAGTTTCTAGAGGGATAGAAGTAATAACGTTTCTTGTTCCATATGCTAAAGCTCTCTTAGCCCATTTACCCTGTAGAAATCCCTGTTTACCTTCTAGTATTCCTAATATATAATCATATAGACTGGTTACTGATCTAATTAATTTAAGTATCACTATGTTCAGAATAGGGTCGCTTTTATCAGTAATTGATTTAGCTAGTATCTTGGCTGTCTTGGATACTTTTATTATTTCTCTATAATAATTGTTTATTTCATTCTCCATAGGTTTACCATCTTTAACTATATAATCCCTCAACCCAGCTGGTAGTACTAACCATTTATCAGTTACTACATCTGTTAACATATACTTTTTAATTAGTTTTATCTTGTTTTCTCTTTCTTTACTATTAGTTTTTTCTGGTTGTAAACTATCGTAATATTTAATAAAGAAATTAAAACCAGTTTCACCATCGTCTATAGAAGCTTCTACAAAGTCTTTTAATTTAGGATCGAATTTAGCATATGCTTTACCCTCTATAATTTGTTTATAGAACTGTTTTAAAGATATAATAGTTTCATAGATAAGTGGATGTAGGGTTGTTAAACCTAAATCTATATACCCGAATTTTTCATTTCTCTCTGATGAACCTACTTTACCAAATATCTCTGTAGAGAATAATCCCTCAGGGTTAAATTCATTAGAGCTGGCTTGGAATATATCTATAGATTTAACTTCTCCGAGTAGTTTTATAGTATCCTTTGTTACTTTTAGTATTTCTAAGTTAAAAGGTACTTTATTACTGAATACATACTTATTTATGTTTTTATCCATAGGTTGTCCTTTTTATTTAAATTAAATCAAGCGATGATTTTCTTTAGAAGAAAAAAAAGACAAGGAGGTACCTTTATTAATTTATCGGTACTCTCCATTGTCCTTCATCTCCGTCCCAGTAGTCTACCCAGCTTAGAGAATCTGGTGTTTCAGCTATTTCATCAACTTCTGGGTAACCAAAGTATTTATGTAGAGCCTTAGTTAACCCATAGTTAGTGTCGCCTATTAATAGTTCTTGTACACCTAGACTATACTGGGACGATATAGTTTTAGCTGCTAGTCTGATTAGTTCGGCTATTATTTCAACAGGGACAAATGATCTACCCTCCACGCTATCAAATACTATGTACTTACCGCAGGATGATCTCCACGCCCAAGATTGTCCAACTATTCTACCCTCTTTATTTCTGATTACGTAAAAAGCACTAACGGGACTTTTCCATCCTGCTTTAGCACAATCTGCACCAGAGTTATGAAGATGCTGACAACACGCGGTCGCTAGACCTAGGAATGGACCCTCCTTGTCGTACGCGTTCATCTTTTCTAATGTATAACCTCTATACTCTACGCATACGTATGGGAGCGATTCGTATTTTTTACCAGGATTTCTTCTGAAGAATTTATCATAATCTTCAGCTTCATCCTGGTCTAAATTATATTTGGCACAGATTTCAACGATTTCGTTATCAATGCCGATATATTCTAATCTAGCGGCGTATTCTTCTAATTCTTTTCTAGATCTTGGTGCTCTTCCAAAGTTCTTTTCAAAATTCTCTAAGAATTTTATTTTCCATCTTGTCTCAGGATACGCTATTAAGAAGTTTATAGCGTCCTGGGATAACTCAACATCTTGTATCTGTCCCGCGTCGTGTATAAATATAGGTACGTATATTAGGTGTGCATACCTATCACCATAGATGGCATTAAACCACCTTTCTACATTATCCCAAGTTTTGAATATTTGAGCTATTCTAAACGCTGCTAACGCTGTTGCGTTATCGGTCTCATTATCTTTTGTTATTATAGAGTGTAATTTTCTAAATACTTTAAATCCACTCTTAGTTAATTTAAATGGATTCGGACAAATACCTGTTTCAAATCCCTTTGGTAGTCTTTTTATTTTTAATCTCCATAATAGTCTGTTTGGTAGAAACTTAGCTACTTCTTTAAGTGTTTTATCTTTCTTAGATAAATATAAATCCCAGTTCAGGTCTTCGTACCTGACTGGTTTATTATCTAAGAATTTATCTTCTATACCATGTATTAAGAGATAGAACGCTTTGACTGATACCCTACCAAGTAATTTTTGAACATACTTGGTAGCTCTCAGTTCCCAACGATGATTATTAGGAAAGACGTTGTTCATCCTTCTCCAAAATCTTAACCTGTATTTGTACTCCTTAGCGGTTTCGCTTCTATCAGGTATAGATGGATAAAAGATGATAGCATCTTCGTCGCCTAGAGACTTTTTTGTAGCGTGAAATAACTCGTACAAATAAAGTCTTAATTTCCCACCTAACTTAGCCCCACTATTATAGTAGGCTTGTACTATTTCTCTTACCGGAAAACAATCTATACCATAGTCATCTATTTCTACCCCCACATTCTCGGCTACTTCTTCAACGTAGTACCATAATTTAGGGTCTACGTTGTAATCTATAGCCATTTCTAATAATTCTTGGTTTCTTAGGTTTCTTAGTTTTTCTCTTCTACTTTTTCTAGTTATTACCTTTTTGAAGACCTTATCTAGTAGGTTATAATAGTCTAAGACCTCTCTAAGTGATAGATATTCTATATCGTTGAAGATATAGATATCTCCGATAACTAATATATCAATAGGTCTTAATATACCTCCTCTAACAGGTATATTAAGTATCTTTGATATAGAGTTAAAACTATAGGAATCGGTTACCTCATTATTTATCTCTTTTGCTTTAGAATAAAATTCTCTTAGTAACTCTATTAACTCGTTACTGTATTTTTTATTTCTTAATTCTTTCATTTTCTTCTCCTTGTGTTTTTTTTATTACGTTTTACTAATATATAAACATAATTAATTAGAAATGTTATAATAGCTTATACGTGTATCTAGGTTTTTGGTTGAAACAATATTTAATAAAGGATAAATAATGGCTGAAAGTTTTGAAGATTTTGATAAGGAATTAGATAGTTTACTTGGTGAAGCGAATAATATATCAATGGAGGATGACATAGACCCTTCTTCCAGGGAACCAGTGGATGTAGCTAAAATAGTTACTAAGGAGGTAGTGAATTCTTATACCGATCCAAGTTTATTAGCTAGTAAAATATCTAACATAATAGAGAATAATCTACCAAACCCTATAAAAGAAGATATAAATACGTTAAAAGACGTCAGAGATGGTATACTTGAACCATTTACTAAAACACTGAAGACTATAGGTAATACAACGGGTAATCTACTCATGGCTGTTACAGATATCTTACCAGAGATACCAGGCGTTAGTTCTACTGCTAGGAAGATAGCTGAAGCTTTTATAAGTAAAGACGACGAAGGAAACGATTCTGTAGAAGAATCCGAAGATGATAAAGTAGTCTCAGTTGTTAATGAGATATTCGGAGAACAACATGTATCTGAGAGATTGAAAGAAAAAGAAGAAGAGATAAGACGACTAGCAGATACAGAGCTTAATCTTAGAAACGCTGTTAATTTAGAGTACATTAAAGGGTACCTTGTAGGAGACCATTATAAATATATTAAGAAAAGTTTAGAACTACAAATGAAACAAACTCTAATCTTAGCTGACATAAGAACGAACATATTAAACATAGGTAAGGAATGGAGTAAGTATATAAAAGCCATAGTTAAAAATACTGCTTTACCAGATACGGTAAAATTAAATAGTAGTGACGTATTAGAACATACTATAAGACAGAAAGCTATAGAGACAGGTATTAACCTTATAACTAAATCCAAACCTATAGAGAATCTAAAAGAAAGTTTTGCTAACTTTATGACTGAAAAAGCTAGTAATTATTTACTTACTACAGAGATGGCTAACGATGCCTTAAAGATGATGAAAGATATGGGCGATATGGTTCCACCTGAACAGAAGTTAGCTATGATGGCTGAAATGTTAATAGATGATGTTGTGTTAAACAGAGTAGGGAAGAAAGTTATAGAAAAATCAGATAAATTTGGTTTACTAGGTAAAGTAGGATTTGGTTTAAGAAGAGTAACTAAATCACCTTCTAAATTCTTAGAAAAGATTATGCCTGAGAAAGTTAGGGAAAGTAATCTGTTTAGGGATTTTAACGAAATATTAGACGAAGCCTTTAAAAACAAGGCAAGTTTACAAAGTATAGATTTAGGAGAGAGTAACATCAATGAAGCTACTCATTTTGACATAGCTACTAAGAAATCCATAACAACTGTTATACCAGGATTGTTGAGTAAGATATTAGAAGAATTAAAAGCATTAAGAACGGGAAAGTTACCTGATGAAAAACAAGAGTTAGTTTTTGATTATAAAACTAATAGATTCGTTACAAAACAAAATCTCTTAAGTAAAATTACAAGCGAGATAAAAGATAATGTTAACGAATTTAGAGATAACTTAGCTAATAGGACAAATAATATTATTTACTATTTCTTTGGTGAATCTGGTTTAAATCCTAAAGATAAAGCAGACTTTGAGAAAGGTATTTTAAATCTTGTATTATCCGGTAAAGAGATAGACCCTTTTAGATGGATAGAAGACCCTACTCCATTAAAAGTCTTTAAATCTAATATAAGACGTAAAATAGTTAATAGAATAAAAGAAATGATGGATAAACCAACCGTCAGAAATCTAAGAGATTTGGAGTATATTACTAATTATTTAGAAGGACTTAGAAACTCTGTAAAAATACAATCTGAATCTTTACAGAAATTCTCTAATTTTACAGATATATCCGGTTTAGAAGAATTAGACCTTATTTCTAAAGATTCGACAACTATAGAGTCAGGAACAATAGCCGACTTATTTAAAGGTAAACATAAATTATTACAAGAGACAGAAAACGCTGTTAATACTCCTAACAGACTATCTAACACTAGAAATACTGTTGGTAACCAGATAAATTCAATAGACGTTAATCCGGAAATAGAAGTTAACATACCTAACAATATAACAGTAGTTATTAAAGACATAAAAAACAAAGCTCTTGACAAACTTAAAAATTACTTTAAGAAGATAACTATAAAAGCTGAGGTGAATGTAACACCTATAGTTAATGCTATAAGAGAATCAAGTACTAGTATCATAAACGCTATAAACACAATAAGCGATAGACTAAGTAACAGTATTAGAGTTATAACGAATTCTCGTTATATCAGACATTCAGACAGAAGTTCTAGAAATACAGTATCTAGAGTCATTAACACTGGATACCCGATTAATAGACTAGGTTACCCTAATAACAATAATAATAGGTTTGTTAGCGTTAGGGAATCGATAAATAGATTAGATTACGTTAACAGTGGTAATGTAAATACTAATCTTCTTAGTAGAACTATTAACAATAGACATATACTTAGTAGATTAAGTAATGTCAGTAATAATGCAGTAACCAAGATAGTTAATGCAACTAGTAACTCATTAGTGAATACAGTAAGACCTATAAATAATCAAAACTACTCAGACAGTGAAATCATAGATGTTGATGTATTACCAAACAGTAATGAACATCCTAAACTCATTACGAATACAAAACAGACTACTAACATTAATCCACTCATACGTAGAGCAAGTATAACATTAAACTTACAGCGAGCTGTTATAAATGTAAAAGAGGCGAATATTAAAGGATTAGAGAAATCTATAACAGCATTTACAAAAGAATTTACATCGTCTGTTAAATCTGTATTTGAGAATGATATTAAAGATAGTATCACAAACACATTCACTAATGTAACAACTACTTTAGAAGAAAACTGGAAGAGGCTACAGAACACACAATTAGAAGACTATAAGAACTGGTTAACTACATTCTCTAAGGATTTATCAGAAAACATAAGTGAGAAAATCGCTACTATTAGAAATAGCGAACTATATAAAGAGGTAAATAACAGAATATCTAAATATAAAACAAATATATCAGAATTTACGAGTTCTAAACTTACAGAATTTAAAGAATCTAACATCTATAAAGAGCGTATTAATCCTATTATTAATAAAATAGCTAATAGCGAGTTATCTTTACAAGCACAGATTCTCATAGAGGATTTGAAAGATAATATCATACCTTATACAGAGAATATAGATGGTAAAGAAATACCTTACTACCTGATAGCTATAGGTAAGCATACTGTAGCAGTACCTGTAGAAGATCTCAAAAATCCTATAAAGTTATTTAAAGATTTAAAAGAACAACTACCAGAAGATGTGTTTTCAAATGTGGTAGAGAACGTACAAACAAAAGTAACTGAAAAATACAGAACCATAAAAACGAATGTAACTGATATTTATAAAGACATAAAAACACGAGATACCGAATCTCTAAAGAATAGGTTTAAAAGAGTAACCGATACAGTATCTTCTAAAATACCTTTCACAAGTGAAAAACTAAATGAAGTAGTTGAGAGTATTAAAGAATCTGAGTTAGCTAAAAGACTGGATATTGAAACTATTAAGAAATACCTACCAGGGGATATAGCTGATAGGTTATATAAAACAGATGACAATAAAATAATGTTAAAAACAGATACTGGAGAGATAGAATTGTCTCCTAAGAAACTAATAGATATATTAAAACGAGAAAACATTATAGACCATATACCTCTTCTTAAAGAGACTACTAATATAGATATTAGCAGCTTACTTAGTGATGAAGATTTAGTTAAGTTAGGATATTATACAGGAGAATTAAAAGATTACACTAAGAGCTTCTTAGATAAGACTATCGATACAGGTAACAAAGGATTAAAAGCAGGATTAGGAGTATCGTTATTTGAAGCAAGGAACATAGGAGGATTAATATCTAAAGGTTTATCTGGAATAAAGGATAGATTAACAGGTAAGGCTAGAAATATAAAAGGTATTATAAATAAACATAGACCTAAATTAGAATTAGTGGAAGATGAAACTATATCACAACTTAAGTCTCTTACTGATGGTGATCCATATGACGTACTTACTAAGATAATGATAAGTCTAAGAGATATATCAGTACAACCGGATGATAAAGATGAATATAAGTTATTAAAGAGTGTATTTGATACCATAGACCCTACTAGTATACTCTGGGAACTTACAGTAGGTGATAATGAACAAAGTTTTAAAGAACTGAAAGATTTACATATCCTTGTTAAGAAGATGAAACCTGAGGAGTACGAAGAGTTATTAAACGATCCAGATTATGCTAAATATATTTTAGAAAACAGTATCGGTGAAAATCTGGGAGAAGGTATCGGTAATATAGAATTATTTAATAAGAAAGTTCTAACAAAGAAACATTCTAAGTTTATGAGAAAAGATGATTTAAGAGACATAGCTAGAAAACTAAGAAAGAATGAAGTATCTTATTTCGAGTTAGATAGAGAGACAGAAGTTAAATTTAAAGAGATGATCAAGAAACAGTTACAAGAGAATAACGACACGTCACTTACTAAGGAACTATTGAAAGAGATATTTGGAGACAACTGGAATAATAAAAAACTGACTGCTTTAGACGTCTTAAAACTAGCTACTACTGGATATTTCAAAGGAAGCTGGTGGACTGGTAGAAATATACTAAGACCTATGTATAAGCAAGCTTTTAAATCATTAGGAGAGATAACTAAGTTTGGTGTAAGAACTATGCTAACTGACGTATTAGGATTAAATCCAGCTGTAGCAGAAGGTATCATAAAGGTAATGGAATTTCCTTTTAAAGTAGCTGATAAGATAGGTAAGTCTATTTCTGCTACTATGGAAAAAGCTAGAGACTCTTTGAAAAAGGTATGGGGATTTATGTCCGATATGGTTAAGAAATTTGGTTCCGGTATGTGGAAGTTAGGAATGAAAGTATTAAGTCTTATAACAGGTAGAGATTCTGAAGAGTTAGATACTTATATAAAAGGTAAGGCTAAAGAAGTTAAAGATAAAGTAACTAATACTAAAGCAGGTAAGATAATAGGTGGTACGGCTAAATTCACTGGTAGTCTTATAAAGAAAGCAGCTAAGTTACCATTCGAGACACTGATTATAAACGATGAGGATTTATGGTTAAATAAGAAGATGGGTGATGTTTCAGAAAAAGTTAAGAAACACTTAGAAGAGGTTAAGGATGTAGGTAAGAGGTCTATGAGAATGTCTTATAAAGATATAATAAAAGAATATCTAGGAGATGTAGAATTACCAGGATTAGATACTGTAAGTAATGTCATAGGAGGTATTATGCCTGATTATAACGATCCTACTGAAGTTAATAAATATACAGATACCGATGGTAGGGTAGTTATGGAATCAAATACTGAAATTCTAAAATCTACTAAAACTAAACTAAGAGACAAAGTAAAAGACTTATTGAAAAGAGAAAAACATATTAAAAATGAAGAAGAGACTGAGGAAAATCATAGAGAGAAAACAGATAAGACTAAAACTAAGAATAAGACTAGAACCGATGACAAAGAAATCAAACATAATGATGACGTAGAAGTTGATAATAAAAGAACTAAGAACAATAAATCTATACTCTCTAATGTTGTAAGTGGTTTAGTTAAAGCACCTGTTATAGCGGCTAAGGTAGGTAGGACTATACTAAGACCTACATATACAACACTTGGTGAAGTAGGTATTAAAGGTGTAAAAGGTTTAGCGAATGTAACAGGATTAACGACGACAACTAAAGATAAATTAGAGAATGAGAGAGAGGAAAGAACTAAAGAACATGTAGAAAGCTTAAATAAACGTCTTGAGAAGATCAAGCAACTAAGAACATACGAGAAAGCTGATGAAAAACAGCAACAAACTACTAAAACTGAGAATAAAAATGATTTCTTAAAATACCTTGGTCTTATTTGGGGAGGTATTAAGTTAATTCCTAAACTATTAAATAAACTAATTAAAGGTATATTTGATTATCTACCTAAGATAGCTAAGTCGTTATTAGGTCTACCGTCATTATTAAAGAATGTAGTAACGAAGACTTGGGACTGGATTAAAAATATATTTAATAAAACTAAGACTTTAGGAGGTGTTGTTACAGCAGCAGAGAATACATCTCTGTTAGGATCTATAGGTAGTTGGTTAAAAGATAAAGCTACTACTGTAGTAACGACGGTTAAAGATAAATTAAATAGTGTAGGTGGATTTTTATCAAGAACATGGGATAAAGCTAAATCTGTAGTAGGAGGTATGTTAAATACGGTCAAAAAGAAATTTACGTCTATCATCACTAAGATAGCTGAGCATTTACCCGGTGTAAGTAAAATACTACCTAAATTAAAAGCAGTCTTACCGTTTATAAATAAAATACCTATAGCAGGCTTAATAACAGGTTTAGGTACTGTTGGTTACGATATTATAAAGGGACAATGGACTAAAGCAGCAGTCGATTTAGCATCTACAGTGTTATCACAAATACCTGGTCCCGGTACAGCTGCAGCGACTGCGTTAACAGCTGCTACTATGAGTATGGGAGATGATAGCGATGTATCTAATACTAATAAAAATGAGACTACTAGTATACCAGTTACAACCGGTGAAAATAATAATACTATAACTATGAACACGATACCGGATATAAAACCAGATAAAAAAACTATATCCCCTATAGAAACTAGACAACCAATCATAAACATCAAACCTAATAATTCAGTCACTCCTATCGTAACTAAACCAAATATACACATTAAAAATGATATACGAGATTTAGAAAAGTTACATAGTAGTAGTGTAGAGTTAGTAGACGTAGCTAAAAAATCAACGTCCGTACAAGAAGAGATGTTGAAAAGATTAGATCAGTTAGTAGAGATTCTAACAGATAAAGGAAATGATACTAAACATAACTATGGACATACTAAGCACAATACTAATAGGCATTACGAATACGCACCAGCACCTGCTGTTAACATAAGAAAATAAAAAAATAACTATGGACGAGTTATCTCGTCCATAGTTTATAAAATTCTTCTTTTGTTAATTCTTTGGCTCCCCTCACGCCTTTGAGGACAGGTTCTACTACTTTATCCTTAGTATCTTCTATAGCCTGTTCTTTGACGTGATTCTTAATAGCTTTATATTTTTCTAATTCTAAGTCTTTTATTGTTTTGTATACAGAGTCTTCCGTATCCTCTTTAAGAACTTGTAGGGTATTATTCATATATCTTAATACCTTCTTTGTCATTCTTGCATAGATTTTACCCTTTTCATAACTAACCTCCTTCTCGATAACTCCACTTATTATTTTATGTGTAGGAATTAGATATACGTTATCAAGGTCTTTTAGTATACCTTCTTCCATTTCTTTAAAGATAAGTTCCACTAACTCTCTATGCGCAAATATACTATCTATAATTAAGTATAACATAAGCGACTTGTAGTTTGGAACATTATGTGTTTTTCTTTCATGTTTTTCTATTTTACTGTATGTTAAGAAGTAGTAACTATTTAATAGTTCAACAGGCATTGTGTTACTATTCATATATACAAGAGCTTGTTTAACTGTTTTAACAGGTCCTAAAAAGCTGATGAAATATCTAGGATACGTGATAGATAGGTAATCACCTAAGTTTAATTCTCTGTCTTCATTTTTTATTTTAACATCAAGTACATTATTTTCAAAATCTTCACCTGGGATGTAGATATTGTTAAATGGTAGATTTATTCTTACTTCTGTTCTATTCATTGTTAGCTCCTTTTCTTAAATTTGTTTTGCAATTTAGTAAGATAATAACAACTTTATTTCTTATTATTTTTCTCATCTTTTTCTTCTTCTTCAACCGTACCTTTTTTATAATCATCTGCAGTTATTTCGATTTCGTGCGCAGATGTCTTCATACCGAAATCTATCTCTACTCTAATTTTAACCTTTTTTACTCTTAGTATTTCGAAGAGTAGAAATAGAAATGTTTTAAAGCTTATTCTGGAGTCAATTACTGACTTTATTATAACAGACTTATTTTTCTTCTTAGGACCTGGTGTCCTCTCATACTTGTTAATATTAAATAGTAACTGGTTTATTAGTTTGTTCTCTAATAGTATCTTCCTCCATAGTTTAGCTAAGATTCCGTGCTCATCACTAGCAGTACCTTCGTAACTTAGTTTTTTAAGTTCCTCTAATCTAGTACCCTTACTCATTTTTGTCTCCTTTATCGTCGTATAATAATTTTTTGTAAATTAAGAGATATACAGGTGCTATTAGAAATACGTCGACGACATCCTTGTCTATATAAATCTTATCTAATAGCGATAGACGTATATTCAATTCTTCTTTTATTCTTTTCTCTAAACCGTTTATCGTAATAAACGTCTTTATCTTTGTCGATATGTCTGTATACAGGGCCCTGTATACTTCATCATTGTTGAAGTATATTTTCGAATATTCCCGACCGAGTTCATTTATTCGGTCTATAAATTTTACGCTTGTATAATACAAGCTGTTAAGATTTAAGTTTTCTACAACATATTTAATTATACCTTCCTCTACACGTGTTAATAATTTCTCCGCTTCTTCTAGAGCGTCTAATATAATCGGTTTAATATACATACATACTTACCTCCTTTCATTATTTAATAAAATCGGAAGAATGATTTCTTCCATATTAGTAAGATAATAATTTAAAACTTTGAAAATTAAAAAATCTTGTCCCGATTCCATTAATTCTTTAGAGATATAGAACAACTCCACAAGTCCTATATATATCTCTAAATATTCGTGTATTGATTTCTTCCAGTCGATAAACTCCCATCTCTTTTTATCTATAAAGAAATCGTAATAATATATCTCTTTCTTTGTTTTATTAAAAACAGAATTAGAGATAGCTTTATTAAAATTATATTCAAGAAGATGATACACGTCTTCTATGTAATCGTCTATGAATGCGTGGAAAGTATTAATTTTAATTCTCTTGTTTTTACTCTCAGGATTAAAAACTTCATAATCTATTTTGGAGAGGTATTTTACTAATAATTCTCTATACTTGTAGTTATTCTCATTTTTTAATTTTAATATCTGGTCTAATGGACTCCCTCTTACTAATTTCTTCAAAAACGTTAACATAATTTCTCCTTGAATAACTATTTACATTAACTAATACCCGGTATAAACTGAATTAAGTTCAATAGAAAAATCACCGGTAAAAAAGGATTACCTATGGATTTAGAAATAATTAACACACCAGATACAGAGTTATTCTTACCAGAAGAGATGAGAATATTAAATAAGACCCTTAGTATAAGAGAGAAGATAGTGGATGAATTAACAAAGGATGGAGTACCTGTTAATAGTAGGGACATACGTGTCTTAAACGAAGTACTAAACGCTATGGATGCTAATGTTTTAGGTAGAGTAGATAGAAGACTTAAAAAACAAGAAGATGATAACAATAACAATGTCACTGCTATGGTTAAAGAACTACTCATTAACTTAAGTAAAAAAGAACCCGTAGATGTTTCTAACGAATATAAACAGATAGAAGTAAGTGATGAGATACCTATAGAAGTAGTACCTGGTGAAGACAAAATAGGCTATGAAGAAATATCTTTAGAAGAGATAAGGGGTAACTGATGAACGTTTATAATTCTACAAGGACCATTTATAATCTTAAACTTCAAACCTGTATGATGTTTGGTATAAACTATTATCCTTTACCAAATACAACTCTTAATGAAAAATTTAACGTCTTAGAACATTCTCAGTTTGAATATATAACTAATGAGAACTACAGATATCCTACCATATCAGGTGTTGTTATAGGTAGAGGAGGTAAAGAAGTAGTTAATTCTAATTTATTAAATTTAAAAGTGGGTAAACATAGTCCTTTAGACGCTGCTTTATACGAGCATATACCTTTTATAATAAGACCAGTTAGCGACGACCTTATATCTGAGACAAGAAAAAACTATAGACTAAGAGTAGAAGAGAATATAAAAGGAACCAGATATGCTCTCTACTATATGAAAAAATTAGATATGAGTAATATATGGTATAGACCAGAGATACTCTATATAGACTATTCAGAGGTTATACCATCAGCTAAGATACTTAACACATATAGAGACGACATTTTATCACCAAAACCAGATAAGAACAACGACTTAGTTAATCTTGAAAATACTAAGTTTGCTGTAAATGTTATAAGAGTTCCATTCCAACTAGATAAAGACGAACTAGAGGAGTTATATAATGTAAAAAATATATTAGAGTTAGAAGATACGCTTATAACGGAAATAGGATTCTGTACCGGTATAGATTATGAGTTACCAGACGGTAGTCTTGAATCGGTATTTACACAGGTGGGATTTTTTATAGATGTAAACTTAGACTTACAAGTATTAGATTCTCCTAACATTAAGTTCGATGTTGAGTTAGGAGGCGGTGAACTGATACCGTTAAGGAAAGAAGATGAATCCAGTAAGAACTGTCAATGATATTAAAATTATGGGTATAGACCCAAGTACAAATTTTATAGGAGTCTCAATATTTACCATAAATCCTGAAGATTTCGAAATAACCGATGTCCATACCGAAACATTAGATTTATCTAATCTAAGAATACCTGATTCCATAGATAAACATACATATAAGAACATTTATATCCATAATCTTTTTACCGAGATATTTAACAAGTATTATATAAATATGTTAGCCATAGAAAGTGCTTTTATAAATATTAGAAAGATTTCATCATTTTTACCGTTATCAAGAGTTATACAGACTATAGAGTTAGCATACTACAATACTTATAAAGAAGCAAAAATTGTTAAGTTTGCACCACTATATGTTAAACGGATGATGAGTAATGAATTCTATTATAATAAAAAAGGAACAGAGGATTCTGTTAAGTCTATGGATTTCATACATAAGTTCGTTGATGTATCAAAACTAACAGAACATGAGTTCGATGCAGTAGCTATAACGTACGTTTTATATAACAAATTAAAAAATAGAAAAGAAGCTTTAATAAGTATCTGGTAAGGAGTAGATATGACATATATACCGTATATAGGAACAAAAGGATTGTTTACATTTTCACCTCCTGTTAATGAGCATATCCCGGGAACAGAATTAGTGGTACAAGGGATAAGGAGTATAGAGAATCTGTCCATATCAGGCGTAGATGTCTATGAGTATGTATATAAACCTTTAGGTATACCCGAGACTAATTACAAAAACGATGTAATTAACAACATACCTATAGTAGAGTTTAATGATTCGGATGGCAACTATTATGCAGTACCTGTTAGTTTTATATTAAGTGTTCCTGATATAACAGGAGTTAACTATAGGAAAAAAATTATTGCTATAGACCTGGATTTAATAAGAGATAATGAGGATTTGTCATATTTTCTAGATGAACTAAAAGATTTAACATTACAAGAGCTAGGTATAGACGCTACTGTTAAACTTATAGATGCCTCTCCTGTTATTAAAGTAACCAGGGAAGATAGTGAGTTATTAACTAAAAAAAGAAAAACTAAAATGAAATCACTAAGGTCTGTTTTTGTTAGACTTAAAGAGTGTGAGAAGATTAACAAGATACTAAGTAAACAAGTCAATATTTTAAGTAAACTAGTTAAGGGGTAACTACCCCTTAACTAGTGCTGTATTTTTTACATTAGGTAGATTATAATGTTCTCTGTCTAAAATAACCAGTTCAGCATTAGGGAATCTAGTTATTACGTCGTCATTGTGACTTGTTATAAATACATTACTAAAATCAGTAGCTATATCGCTTATATAGTCATATGCTTTCTTTCTATGTATAGGGTCCATAGTTCTACCGAATTCATCCAGTATAAGTGGATAGTTAGTAAGATTTAACATCTTCATAGCCACTAACCTAAATGCTAAATCTATTACTTCCTTCATACCGCTACTTCCTTTACTTATATCAGGTATGATGTTTACTTTCTTAACCATTAGTTTAAAGTTAAAATCTAACTTATCCTCGTCCAAATCTATATGTTTAATTTTTAAATCATAGTCGAATATGGAGTCAATTACTTTATTTAACTCATCTATGAAATTGTTTATGTAATTAAGTAGTCCTTTAGCTAATATACCGGTCTTAGGTGATAATGCTTTTTCTAATAACTTTAACACCTTAAGTCTATTATTTAGTTCTAATATATCATTCTTAATGTTAATAACTTCATTTTCTATAGTTTTTATATCTGATAGTTTAATGGTTTCTTGTTTCAATAAGTCTTCTACTACTCTCAATAGTTTTTTCAGAAACTCATTCTTCAACTCCTGGTATTCATTAATTCTGTTCTTACCTAATACCTTCAATCCTTTTTCTAATTTAGTTAAGTATAATATTTTATCCCTGTTTGCTTTTTCTATAGATTTTAAATGTTTCAGCTCTTTCTTTCTGTTATTAAATTCATCTACTATTTTATTATAGTCTTCACTCAGTTTTTTATATCGTTCTAAAAGGTTTTCTTTATTGTTTAATTTAAGGTCCTTTATGTTGGATAACTTATCTTTCAGTTTTTTAAGACTAAAGTATTTAAGTATCTCATTGTTGTAAGTATTGATGAAATTGTTAAGTTCTGTAAGCCTTAGCTCTATGTCTCTATATCCTTCCTCAAATGTTTTACCATTTAACCATTTCTTAAACAATTTAAGATATATGTTATGTTCAGTTACAAATGATTTAATATTATTTATGATATCTCTTTTCCTCTTAATAGTTTCTATTTTATTGTTAAGTGTGTTTATGGTATCATCAAGTTTTTTAAGATGGTTAATTAACCTATCGTGTTCTTCTTCTAGTTGTTTGTATCTATCCCTACTAAATCCAGGTATTATAACATTACCACATTTATCACATACTACTTTATTCTCTTTTGCTTTATTCATATGTTCTAATTCAGTTTCAATCTTGATGAGTTTAGATGTTAATGATTCTTTATTTTTTTGTGTATTTATTAAATCCTCTTCTAATTTAGGTAAGTCCTTTGTATCAATATCTAATGTTTTTAATTCACCAAAGAAATTGTTTAATATATACAAATCGTCTGTTATATTGTCTAACAGATAAAGTATGTCATCCATACTTAATTCTAAGTCTTCTACATACTTCTCGTTAAACTCTATTAACTCTTTTTCGAGTTTAAGTTTCTTATTCTCTAGCTCTGTTACCATCTTTATGTTGTCTAATAACTCATTTACCATTGTTAGTGAATCGTGTATAGTCTTCTTCTTGCCTTCTAAGTGTTCTATCTCAGAGATTAGGTTTTCTATTCTACTTTCTAAGTTATCTACATATTTAACATTACTGTATCTCTCATAAAGCTTTAAATACTCTTCGAGTTTATTTAATAACATTTCTCTGTCATATGTCTTTATATTTGTTTTTATGTCAGTTAGAATCTTTCTTTTAGAATCTTCCAAAACAGATATGTTTCTTTCTATCTCTGCTAGGTTAACGTTTTTCATCTCTTCTAACTCTTTAGACTTATTAAGTAGTTTACTCTCAAACATCTTTATAACAGAGTTTATTGTCTTTATACGTTCTCTTGTTTTATTATAAAGATTTAATCCGAATTCAAAGTTGGTATCTGATAAGATTTCAGTCAGCCATACTTTCCTCATTGTTGTAGACATATTAGAGAAAGATATATCTCCTATTAATAACTGGTGTATGTGTTTGTTTATATTAAACTCTTTTTCTAAGATGGTTTTAAATGTTTTAACATTTAACGACTGATTAAGCTCTACACCATCCCTTGTAATAGAATAACTGTTATCATCTCTGGTATAAGTGATAACATACTCACTGTTTCTATGTTTGATAACTAGTTTCTTATAACCGTTCTCTTTATATTCATTTTTGAGGTTCTCAGCGTTAGGTATAAGTTCTTTTAATAAAGATGATTTGCCCATTCCGTTACTACCTATTATTATCTGTATTCGTTTATTAGGTTTATAAGTGATTTTATCTACTAGGAGGTTACTCATTCTCTTATATTTATTTAATGTTATTTCTTTTACTATCATATTCTATCCTTATTAACTGTTATTGTTTCAGTAGATGTTAAGATTGCTTAATTTATGATGGAAATTGATACTTTGAATTAACGGCTTCAAGGAGAATAGGTATGTATATAGGTAAGGATTTATATACTTCCTTTAGGAAGGATTATACGAGTATATTAAGACCATATAGTATAGGTCTAGTAGTTGAATCGAACCAGAATCCAGGTAAATGTGATAGTGTTGTAAAAGTTTATCCTATAGAAGAGTCTCCTTTATATAAACAGTCGTATGACTTAGAGGGTTTAATAATAAACTATATCTTAGATAACGGATTAATGTCTAAAACCATAGATAAAAATAAATTAATGGAGTTAATACTTAAACTCAAAGAACCTGTAGAAAGGAAACTCGATATAAAGGTTTATCCTATTAAATACGGAGATGTAGAGGAATCAGAATTAGTAATAGATTCTAGTAAAGACTATGAAAGAACAGAACCTATAGAATATACCGTAATAGAAGATAGAGTAGTAGAAGCACAATTTTTAAGGACTGAGACTTCCGGAACTGTCTCTCCTCCCTGTTTGGATGTAGGTGATTTTGTTATGCTATATAAGTTAGGAGAAACAGATATCTATTTCTGGGAAAGATTATTTATAAAAAATAAATCTACCTCAAGCGGAGAAGTAGAAAAGAAACTATGGATACATTCACATGGCTCTGATTGTAATGTAGAATACACTAATTCAGTATCTATCGTCAATGATCCATCTAAACCATCTTTTAATTTAAATGTTTTTATGGATGGAGATAAACCGAAATATAATGGACTATTTATAGGGTATGGTAGTTTATATTCTTATACAGATCATAAAGGTAATTTCCTAACTATAGACGCCGATGTAAATGCAGGTAGTTGCGAGAGTACCTTTGAAATGTATTCGACCTGTCATATGTCAATGATAGCTGATAACGATATCTTATTAGCTACTAAGAATAATGAAATCACCATTAACGCAGTTAATAAAGATTTAATTATGAACTCTAAGAATAATACACAGATAACAAGTAGAAATATACTAATTAAAGCAGATGCTAATATCACGATAGACGCAGGAGCTGCTTTAACCATAAAAGCTACTGCTATAAATATCGCTGGCAATACAGTCTTATCAGGAGGGTTTTTCCCAGATACCGTATCACCAGGTAGTTGTCCTTGTTGTTGTGTATGTAAATCAGGAGGTGGTAGTGCTGGTAGCGTTAAAAGTCCTAAAAAACTAAGTGTTAAAAATCCTCCAGACTCTATGGAAACACCTAAGAAATCATTAGACGAGACTATAAATAACACAAATAACCTCTTCAACGGAGTTAACACGAAAAATACATCAACCATAAGGAATCTAATATCTAAATTAGAAAACGCTATTAAATCCATTAAAAGATCTCTTGGAATATAATTAACTACAAGTAGGTGATATCACCTACTTGTAGTGTTTGTTTCCTTGTACCAGTTATTAATGGATTTTAATTTTAACTTATATTCCTTTATAACGGACAATAAGTCTATGATATAGAACGTTAACATATTCTCTCTTGTAATAGGTCCTGATTTTATATATTTTTCCTTATTAGGAGGTTCAGGTAGCGCTATATCATCATTAATTAATTTCTTAGGAGGTATTAGTTTTATTTTCTTAACTACTCTTACTTCTTTTATTTCCGTTTTTGTAGCACATCCTGTCATCATTATTAACAATAGAAGACTACTTATTATTACTCTCATCGTTAACTCCTTTTACATCGTTATACATTATCCATATACTATTTATATGTATTTTACCCGTTTCTATGTATTTATGTCTGTCTATCTTTATTACGTTATTAGTTGTTTCCTTAGGTTTTATAGTCTTTATCTTTTTAACTTTTTCTTCTTTACTTTTAATTTTCCTTTTTATTTCAAAATTCTTCTTAATTATTTTAATCTTTTCTTCTTCGTATTTTGTTATAATCTTTACAGAAGTTTCACTATGCTTTTTAACTTCTTTAATAGTATTAACTAAATCTTTGTTCTTTTCTTCGTAAGATTTAGTAACGTTTTGTAATACAGCTATTTTCTCATCTTTGTTCTCTATTACACCGAACATTTTTAGAGTACTATAGATACCGTATATAACTATAGATAACATAGATATAGTTGCTACTATAATGATAACGTTTATTATACCTCTCCAGTTATTTAGTTTAATTATCTTGTTAATCATTCTTATCTCCTTCTATACTGAAATTCACAAAATACTACTATTTTTAATAGTGGAATAATTACTGGAAATAACGGATAAGGAGTAGTTATGAAGTATATGATAGCTTATGTAGATGGTTCTGCAAAGCCTAATCCAGGTAATACAGGATTTGGAATACATATCGTTATAGGTGAAGACGGTAAAAATAAAAAGAATATAGATTCTAAATGGATAGTCAGTGATAAAGGATATGTTAATAAAAAAGAAAAGGGTAAGGTACCTGAAATAAATCCTCTGTATGTAATAGATGTATATGGTAAGAATGTTAATTCTTTAACCAGTAATCAAGCCGAGTTAGACGCTATGATTTATGTATTAAAATTAGCGAATGAAAGACTTAATAAAGACGACAAGCTGATAGTTCATATAGACTCTGAATATGTTTATTACTTTGTAAATAGTTATATTAACAACAGAGAAAACAACTATAATAAAAATACCGAATATTTGGAAACATTAAAAAGGATGTTAGATAAAGTAAATTATGATTTCGAAGTATTTAAGATAACAGCTCATGTAGGTCATCTCGGAAATGAAGAAGCAGATATTTTATCAAACATAGGGAGACTTATAAGGAAACCAAAAGATAACGTAAATATAGACAATCATTTATTCATTGTTAACGAGCATCAGATGGAGTTCTATGAATACTGGGGATATAAACCAGAAATGTCTGTTTTATTAGAGAAGTACAAACAACTACTTATAACTTTAAAGAACGATTATATACTGGATAATGGTAACCTACACTGTATAACTAATTATAAGAAATCAGACCTTGAAGAAACCGGTAAAAAAATGCCTGAGGTTAATTACACTATTATAAAAACTAATAATATTCCTAAAGAGATACAACTGGTTGTCGATACTATAAATGATGGTTCTGATTTATTAAAACCAACTACAATTATACTACAGGAACTTTTTAACAAGAACATATCAAGAAGATTAAATATGTATGATATTAACTATATAAGAAAGATAAGAACGATTAAAGATATGGTAGTAACTAATGATAATACTATGTCGATATTAGCTACTGAAATTTATCCAGAATCCCTATCTTGGTATACAGTTCAATATTTTAAAGAGTTATACGAGATAAGAGATATGATTGAAAACGATAGTGAAGGTATTGTTACTGAGGATATAAAAAATGTAGTCTATGATAACATATCTAACGATATAATAAAGTATAAATTTAAAAATGGAGTTAAAGCTAAAATAAGATTTAAAGTAGATTTACCTGAACAAGCGTTATTTAAGAAGATTAAAAATAACGTTACCGATGTTGTTGTTTTTTATAAAGAGAACGAAAACGCTATGTATGATATAGGTTATTACATTAAGTTGGATAATGGTGAATGGTTAATAACTATGGGTAAATACAGAGGTATTTTATATAAACGATAAGTGAGGTATCTGCCTCACTTATCTTCACAATCTATTATTTTTTTATAGTTAGGACAACGTGTCCTTAAAAAAGCTTTTATCTCTTTTAGTTCTTCTAGACAGAACTCTGTTTTTAGTTTTTCTAACCTGTCTTCGCCATAGGTTCCTTCCCGTTTGGCTTCTTCAAGTTCTTTCAAAATTTCCTTTATTTTCTCCTTATCCATAACTTATCCTTTCTGTATCAGAATTTAAATAAATTACCTATATCGTTTATGGTACTCTTTATACCATCTATGGTTAGTTCAACTATTTGTTTAATGTTACTAGGACTTCTTTTTTCGATATATGCATCGAGTATTTTAAATATACCTATCTCCATATCTACAGTAGTACTGTATAAGAAGAATAACATACTAACCATACTTATTAAGTCTGCTAAGTCTCTTATATAAGTAGATAACACGATTATGGTATCTTTATCGTGTTTCAATTTAGTATCTTTTTTAACGTTCATTAACTCTAATGTTTCATCTATGTTAGATACAAGATCTTCGTAATATCTATCTATAGCTTCTATTTTTTCTACACTATACATCACTCCTAGTTTAAGAGTATCTTCAGAGGATTTAATTAAATCACTCATATTTCTAACTACTTCTTTTAACGGTTTAACATCTTTTACTGACTTTTCATCAATAATCTTTTTTATTGTCTTTTTTATGTTACTTATATCTTTCTCTAATAGCTTACATCTGTTTTCTAATTCATCAATATCTATAGTTTTATTTCCTAATTTATCCACGGTTATACCATTATTACTTTTGAGTAGGTTAAATAACTCATTTGCGTACTGGATTTCATCTATTACTCGTTTAACGTAGCTCGTGTTAGCAAGCTCTTTATTTACGGTGTGTAAATCTACTTTTAATCCTAATAATACTGGTACTTTTAAATCCTTAACTTCTAAAAAGTTTATAGATGAGTATTTATTCTTACTATCTATAAAATCCTTTAGTAATCTGATATTATTTTGTCTTGTCTTATATATGGCTTTCTCAACAACGATCTCAGTAGTAGCTATCCAGTCTAGTAAACCTTTATACGTATCATACATGAACTCTTCTATTGTATTAACTATAGTAGCTATATAGTTAATATCTTCTAAACCAGCGTCTATAGGTTTCTTACCATTTTGTAAGAGTATAGTATTAATCAACCCTGAATATCTTATATCCTTGTATTTACTACTCATATCTGTCAATTGTGTAAAGTTAATGTTTTCCATTACTTTCCTTTATTAGGTATTTAATCATCGTATTCACGGTAGATTCGTATAAAAAAAAAATAACAAGGGATATATATCCCTTGTTACAAATCTTGAAAATTCTCACTTGTTGGGTCTTTACCTTCATTTATAAATTCTAAAGCACAATCCCAAGCATCGAGTATAGTTACTTGTTGTCTTGTTGTTAAATCATTTTCTGCACCATAGAAATTAACTTCCCAACCTTCATCATTTACCTCAACTACGCCATCTATCACTCTTCTATACATATCCTCTATGTCATTAGGGTTGTCAAGTCTAAACGAATCGTCATAACCAGATATAGCAAAACTTTGATATAGGTTCCATAATACTGGATTAGACATAATCCAACCAGCCATAACTAATCCTGCTTGGTTTATATTATTACAATCGACATAATGGATACTGTTCTGGTTGACATTACCTGTTTTAATAATCGTATCTTTGACTTGGTTAATTATATCGTTACTCTGGTAAAAGTTTAACAGCTCTTGAGTTTTATTTAAGAACGACTGTCCTATATCTGTAAGTTTATTTTGTAAACTCATAAGTGATTCTTGTGCATAACTTAATAACCCTGGATCGAAATACGGGTTTATTATATTTTCTACACCGATTCCCTTTGGTACTTCTATTACTTTAGCTTGTATCATATCTACCTCCTAATGTTGTTTATCTAATTCTAATAATTTCTTAGCTACTGGGTCATCCTTTACCTCCTCTGTTTCACTAGTTAAATAAGAAGCAACTGTTGGTAGTATCGTAGACGGTATATATAGTAACCCGTTTATTTTAAAGTAATCCAGATTAATAATTCCATAATGCGGTTCTAAAGTCTTGGCTAAATCAGCCATTTTGTTATCTATTAGTAATATTAGATTCATAGCGTCACCATCATAATCTCCATTAGGGAGTTTTACCACCATAGTAGATAAACTAATAGTGTTATCCTGTAAATCTGTTTTAATCTTTGTTATTCTTAAATATAACGATGAACTTTGTAACAGAGACGGATTCCTTTGGAATAAGACAGGTATTCCTCCTTCAGGACTTTCTTTTATTAACTCCTGAAATATCTCATCTATTTCTTTATCATACGTAGTCTCAGCAGCGAATACTTTTTCACTTGCTACCCTATAATTATATCCTCTTTTAGTTAACTTATTGATCAAATGTGGTCTCAATAACTCCACTGCTATTATCCATGGGATATGTAGTTCATCGTACTGGTGTTTACCAGAGATAGCTGTAATAACTGCCCTAGCAGTAAAATGTGCTCTAGCTCCATATATATGTTTCCTCACTAACTTCTTTTTACCTGATAAGTTCTCTCTTACGTATTTGTTAAATAAGTTACTTGTATAACTTATTATCTTAGCCGTTGTTATCTCATATCGTTTATCAGTCACCTTAGATTTGTTTGCAGTTATTATAGCCAGCGTTACTATATTGTTAACATCTCCCAGTAAATCAGACGTGAATATTTCTTTATTAACTTTCTCCTTAATGAAGAAGTTCTTATCTAATACAGGTATATAATCGCTGAATATCTCTGATTTATGATTCTTTATTAGATCTGCTAATATCTTTAAATCTAACTGTTTATCCGGTTTATTAAACTTCGAATTGTTTTTTAGAACATCTATTATAAGTTCAAGATTTTCTATTACATTCTTATAACCTCTCCCTCCTATAACCGCTGCTATCGTGTGTAGAAATGCAGGAGGCTGTTTCGGGTTATACGTCGTATCAGTTAGCCAACGCATATAGTCTTCTTTACCCATTAACTGGTTAAACATACCCCATACATATGGAGATAAGAATGGTAAATCATCTTTAAACTTTCTAATCCAGAATAATGGTTTTAAATCTCTAAACCTATCCATTACTTTAGTACCACATTTGTTGCAATACTCGCCCTTAAGATACATCCCTCTTAGCTCTCCGCATAAACATTTAGGAACCATATCTAACTTCTTATCGTAAACAACAAACGTGTTATTTACTAAGTCCTCTATACTATCGATAGGTAAATCATTAATTATGATTTTGTTTTCAGTTTCTAAGAACAGATTATCTAAATCTTTAAAATGTTGGATAATAGGCATAGTTAACTCCTTTTTGTTAATTTAGTTTGTTTGTATTTATACTATGATTCATTCATGTCTTTGCATTTTAGTAAGATAACAATATATAAAGTTTAAAACAAAAAACTATCATAGGGGACTACCCTATGATAGTATATCTTACTTTTTCAGATGTTCAGTATTTCTAAGTTAATGAATGGTTTTATATCCTCGGAATTCAATTTTTCAAACTCTAAATCACTGATTGTGAATTTATACAGTATCTCACCATAGAGAATAAGATATCCATAATAATAAAAGAAATCACCTGTTTTTTCTAATGTTAATAAATCAGGGTTTAGTGAAACATCTGTTATATGTTTGTTAAATCTTCTACCGCATTCTATGGTTCTATTAGCATCTTTGTAAGGTATCGAAATAAATACTGTTTCTTCACTTCTATCCTTCCATACTAGTCTGTATTTAACATATTGTAGGTAAAAGAATACAGTTACCAACTCACTCAGGATAAACCTTTTCATATCTTCTAACGTAGGAATATACTTATTAAAAATATTATAATTAACGTCTCTTATAGTTATACCATTCATATCTTTTATAACTCTTAATTTATCTGTTATCGTTATAGGGGTAGGACTGTTACTATAAAACAATTCTATATTATCATTATTTACACTGTATTCAAATATGTATTTGTCATCTATGTTAAAGAGAGGTATTATAGAGTTAGATGTAGTTGTAGTCTCTGTCTCCGTGGATTCTTCTGTTTCAGAAATACTTGATGTCTCTATTTCGATAACTGCTTTATGCTCCTTATCGTATATGACTCTTTCTGGTATATTAATAATATCAGTACTATCAGAGTAATTCTCAAAAGGATATTTGAAACCAGTATATAGAAAGTTAGGTGGTTCTAGTGTTCCGTTATTTACATAGAAACTAATAAACGGGTCTATTTCTTCGTTGTTTAACGAATTCTGTACTGGAAAGTTATCTTTCTTTAACGTTAAGAGTCTTTCTAAAGACTTTTTAAACAATTTCCTTATTATAGTCTCTTTAGACAGACCTGTCATGATCTCCATGTCTTTTAGGTAATAATCAAAAAACTTCTCTCTTATTTTAGTATCGGTTATTTCATCTCCTCCATAATCTATCCAAGGTTTAGGCATATATGAACAAGGCGTAAATCCTAACACAGAATCGTTTTCATCATCTGTTTTAATTTTACTATTTCTATAACTGATAAAATCTGACATCGTACCTCCTTGTCTTTAAATCACAATAAAACAAAAAAAAAAGGTAGAGACGGGTCCTTATCTGAAGAACCCGCTGAATCTACCAAAATTCTGAATATTGTAGTTATTGCCGAATCCAGGCATAGCCCCGAATTGTGCGTTAAGCATAGCCGCTGTAATGCTGCTAGTACCGAGGCTAGCCATATCGATGAATGCTGTTGTCTGGATAGCATTAGCGTTAACAACTGGATTAATCCCGATGCTTTGTAGTTTAGTAATGAGTTCACTCATAAAGCCTGGGTTCATCATTACCCTTACAGCTTTATTTTCAACTTTAGCATCGATACCTAATTTTAGTAAAACTTCTAGTTTCGTAATGAACGGATCGATACCTGAAGTCGCAGGGTCCTCATTACTTAGCAACCATTTTTGGATTAGGTTAATATCATTTGTTAATGAACAGATAGTGGATAAGTCAATTTCTCTAATATCTCTGATATTACCATTCGCGTCTACCCATGTCCCTACTGGAACTTCAATAGCATATGTAAATACAGTTCTATTTTCGAAATTAGAACCAGTCAACTGTTCAGCAGTAGATACGATAAAATCATTCGCAGACTTCCAAGCGTTTCTATCTACTAACGCTGCAAATACCGAAGTCTTGAAATACTCTCTACCATTTAGTTCAGTTTCAAATGCTACTGCATAATTATTCACAATGAACATTTTGCTCAAGAACGCAAATGCTTTGTCAATAGTGTATTTAGTATCCTTTAAGTTAACTTTCTTACCAAACTCTTGAGCTTTTTCTACGTTAACAATATAATTCAAAGCTCCGATATTTGGTTTATTGTAGAGAGCATTCAGTAAAATGTTTTGGTGACCAAACACAGCAGTGTTGGCAAGGTTCAATAATGTATATCCTAGTGTAGGGTACTCAGTGTCTATATCGTTAACTATGATAACTGGTACCCCTTTTCTAATGGTGTTACCCATTATATCTTTCTGTACAACTAGTGCCTGTTCTATATAACCAGTCACATCGCCTATATTTCTATTATAATTCATCATCGTAGGCAGTTGGTTATTACTTTGTTTTCTTAATTGTAGTTTGATATTAAAATCGAGGGCAGTTACTCTGCCAAGTCTGTTAATACCATTTCCAACATTCAAAACTACATCTTCAAATAGCTGATAACTTTTATCCTCTACTAACTCACCTGCGTATAGGTCTACGAAATCTCCGTCTGTATATAATTCGTACACAAACGCGCCGTTATATACATCCAACGCAACGAAGAAACCTATTTTATCAATATCTGCCTCACTAGGGATGATTTCCCCATCTACATATGTAACTTCTCTATCAGGCAAGTTTGTCTGAATTACTTTCTCAATTTCACCTAGTACGATATCGTTAAAGTAGTCACTAGGCATAAACAATGCACTCTGATCTTTGATTTTAACAAATCCTCTTTGAGGATCGATTTCCAAAACTTGTCTAATGTCTACTGGGCCTCTGCCAGTAGCTTCTAATAGCAACGGTACATAAAAAGCCTTTTTAGTTTTATTGTTAAACAATACTGGTACAATAAAACTATACGGCCACCCATTATACGCGCCGCTTGTATTATCAAATACAAAGATTTTATAAGAGAATTCGTTTTGTTCTCTTAGGATTTCTGCTAATTTATCTTTGATTTTATTAGTATATTCGCTACCCATATTAAATTTCATAAATTTTGAAAATATACTTGATTTCATTCCGAAACCTCCTTTAGATTCATTTTCAACTCTTGCAGTTACATTTTCTTCCATTCCGAAACCTAATTCTACTTTATTTTCAACTGTTCCTTTTTTAACGTTTACAGCCATTTTTGACTCCTTTTCTTAAATTTGGTTTAATTTTGCAATTTAGTAAGATAACAACATTTGCTGTTGGAAATAAAATTTCCTTCTACCGCTTCTACACTCTCGCTTTAAAGCGAGTAAACTCAATTATTAGTGAAGGAGTTTCTTCAATAGTTACCACTCCTTCATATGAATTAAATAGGACTGTTTGTATTTGGAAATAAAATTTTTATAACTTCAAGGAGTATACATGTTAAAGTTAATGAGTTATTTCTCTATGTTTGAAGATTCCATTTCAGAACCCCCAAGACAACTACCTAAATCATTACCATATTTTGTATCTAGTTACTATAACAATCTGTATGAGTTAGAGTATTATTATAGGACAAGAAACTTCTCTATAAAGAGACCTAATCCATTTATATCACTCATACACGATATGAGTATTTATATGGATAAGGATGTATTTGAATTATACGATATATTAACAGAGGTACATATCCATTTAAGTAATAAGTTTGGTTTTGTAAGTAGTGCTAATATAGGAAAAGGATTAACAAATGTTATATTTGACAATGTTGCTGAAATATTTATAGTAGAAGAATATGACGATGTAAATCTGTTAGAGTTAGAAGATAACTGGAGAGATTTAAAACCTATAAAAGTTATTTCTACTGATAACTTAAACTTAATCATATCGCATCCTTATGGTGTATCCCTACAAGCATCATTTGTTATTTATAAAGTAAACATCGTCGAGCTTGTTTTACAGTATAAACTATGGATGATCGAACGAGTAAAAAATAACGATAATATAGATATAGCTATCTACTTACATCAATATCCTTTTTTAAGTATTATAGACAGTCTAAACAAATATACTTATTATAACAATTTGTTTTTTTATTTAAATAACAAATACGAGTTGGAAACATTATACGATAAAAACGTAGGCGGATTGACTAATCTTGATAATTTTCTGTATAGAGCTAACAACGAGTATAAGAAAATAATACTTAAACAGAGATATAAAGACTACTATGATTTTGCTAAAAGAGTCTTGATAATGGATAAAACTATAGATGAACTTAATAGATTTGTATCTTATGTGGATAATGAGAATATGTGGGTATATATGTTGGCAATGCTTAATAACTTATCCTCTATAACTGATTATATAAAGAAGGATAGAGAATTTACTAACGATATCTTATTAACTATTTTTGACTATGAAAAAAGAAGTATAAGTAGAAAGCTTGAACCTATAGACAGGATGTTAGTAGAATCTATGATAGAGAATATAAAAGAAAAAATAAAGTAACGGTAGGGGATAACCCTACCGTTACTTCTTGTTTATATCGTATAATAAATCTATCAACGGCTCAGAGGATATATGATAATCCCCTGATTTTAAATTTAATAAATCTACAAAACTTTCTAACCAGCTTAACCCGTCGTGGATATCGTTGACCTCTAATTCAACACTAAAATGAAGTCTGTTACCATGTATTATATATTCAAAACAGACTTCGAAGTCTTCTGCTATTTTTTTGTATGCCGCTATGTGTTTTATTACGGTAGTATGACTTTTTTTGATGAGTTCTTTAAACTCGTCTTTTTCTATTTCTCTTATTGTTTTAAAGACGGTATGTCCCTCTATGTCGTAATATTTAACGCTATCATCATTTTTTATTTTTCTTACTCTGTCGTAACCTTCTATATAATAGTCGGTTACTATTTTATTTTCAATTCTTTTAGCCATAACGATATTCAAAACTTCAGTCACCTTTCTAATAACTTTAATGTTCTTATTGATATCCGGTATAAGTAATCTAAATTCTGTTCTACCTATATCAAAGTCATCGGTATTCTCTACGTGAAATATATCCGGATTAACTACTAGATTTTTTAAACTTTCAATTGCTCTTTTCATTTCGACTCCTTAATTTTTTTTTGTTGCACTTTAGCTATATATAAATAAAAAAAATAGAAATACAAATGGAAAGAGGATTATTTCAAAAACCCTCTTTCCTTTAAGATTCTTTTAAACTTCTTTACAAAACCTTTCTTTATACACAGCGCGACGTCTTCGTCGCAGAACTCTGTATTATGACTACAGTTCCCCTCGTAGTAAATGACCGGGGAATACCCCTTACAGTGGCAAAGAGCGCAGTAACGTGCTCTCGCTATTTTGAAGGTATCCTTGTATAGATGCCCATAGTTTAATTGTAAAAAATCGTAGGCTCTATATATATCGCTATATATAGAGTTTATATATCTGCTTACTAACCTTTCGAGACGTATTGAGGTAAATATTGAGTCCTCTTTAGTCTCTTTTCCTATTATAGACGCTAGAAGAATAGCGTCCTTTTTGTCTCTTAACGGATATATATCGTTATTTATCATAACGCCTAATTCATTCTCGTTTACTACGACGAAAACAACGTCATTTAGTTTATATATTTTGTTCATTTTTTTCTCCTTTTTAGTATTATTGCATCCCCATTACGGTTTACATCATAGTAGAGACATTCCCCTATTCTTTCTTCACGACCATACCCGGCGTAGTAATATAACTCGCCGTTCTTCTTAAAAAATCCCGCCCTGCTAGATAGAGCAGGAATTACTTCAAGGTCCGTAAGTTTGTGGTTTATTAGAATGCCTTTATAGTCTCCCAGATTATAAAGACATTTCTCACCTTCAAAGATATAATTAACTATACCCCTACTATAATTATAATTAATTTCTTTAAAAGGAATATTCTCTTCGAATAATCTTCTCCTTTCATTCTTAAGCTTTATCTTTTCTTCTACCACTGTAAAATTCAAGTACCCCTTTCTCTGAACCATTTCCTTTATAATATCAAATTGAAATTTCTCGAATTCATTTTCGAGCCTCTCTAATAGAAGTAAATTAATTTTTTCAATTGTAACTTTAGGAAGACATTTGTTCTTATAAAAGTAATATCCAATTCTGAATATACTAAGATCCTTTTTGGCAAAAGGAGATATAAAGTAACCATAAAATAAATTAATAGCCTCCTTATCATTTTCCAAAATAATACGTGAAAACAATTGATAGTTATTTTGCAGTTTTTGTTCTCCCGCAAAATAACTATCATATTCATGACTTGTGAAGTAGTCGTTTGTAAGTCCTCCCTTAAAGAAATCTAAAGTAGCGTTTTTATCTGCTACTTCTTTGAAAACTCTTAAATAAGTTTCTTTTATTTTTTCCATATTTTCTCCTTATATACCTCCCTGTCTTTCCACATCTCTCCTTCGTCGAGGAGACTTTCTAACTTCCCTACTAACAACGGGATGAGTCTTAGTCTCCTCCTTCTCCGGGAGAGCAGTACTTGACAGGGAGGTTTTTTATTTTGTTACAGTTTAACTATATATAATTGTTTTTTTTGTACAAATTATTTTTTCATTTAGTGTGAATTTATTTTTTCAAGGAGCGGACTTATGTTTAGAATGTTATTCATTATTCTAACACTATTGTTAATTGTTTTTGACTTATCACACGCTAAGTGTAATTTGGATGTTAGAAAGGATATACCCGAGAATGCCAGAAAGTACTTACCCACCATGTATGAAGAGGTATACAGACTAATAGGTAAAGATTTTAAATATCCTTACTACTTTGGTAGTTTAATAGAACATGAATCGTGTATCAGTCTTTGTTGGAAAAGATGTTGGAATCCTAAAGCCAGACTTAAGACTAAAAGAGAGGAAGGTGCAGGACTGGCTCAATTAACGAGAGTATGGAAAAAGAATGGTAAGCTTAGATTTGATATTATAAAAACTTTAAAAAGAAGATATAGAAAAGAGCTCAATGAGTTATCCTGGAATAACGTTTACAATAGACCAGACTTACAAATAAGAGCTATGTTATTACTGTGGAAAGGTAACTGGTATAAATTCTCTAAAAACATAAATGATTATAATAGATTAGCTATGTCTGACGCTAGTTATAATCAAGGATATTATAGAACGTATAGAGATAGAATGTTGTGTAAGATGACTAAAAACTGTAATCCTAATAAATGGTTCGGTAATGTAGAAAGGACTTGTACAGCTAGTCATAAACCTTTATATGGTAGGAGGAGTCCTTGCGATATATCCAGACATCACGTTTATGACGTTTTAAAGGTAAGATTAATGAAGTATAAAAAAGACTGGTTAATAAACGATAGATATTTATTCGTAAAATCTGATTAATATTATAACAACATATGTCGGGATGATCCCGACATATGTTATTTAAATAACCATTTTTTAAATGTATCTTGGTATTTTTCTTTAATTCTTTTAATAGCGTCTAAAGCACATTGACCATCTTCACAAGCCGACTCTATGCCATATGATATTTCTGAAATTACCTTATCATCTATTTCTTTTATAGATGCGTCTAGACTATATTCTATACCAGCACCAGCCCATTTACTACTACCACTAATACCCGGTTCATATACATAATCCCATGTAGATATGACTTTAATGTCCTTCACAATAGTCCTACCTATAAAACTATCCGTAGTTACTGATCTTATACTGAAGGCAACATTCTCATCTGGGTTATCTAAGGCTTCTTGTAATATCTGTTTTTTAGGTCCGGATGGTTTCACCCAACCCCATACATCGATTATAGGTAGATTGAATCCAGGTTCTCTTTTATCCGTGTTAACGAATTCTACTTTCTTAATATGCGCACATACGTTTTCTAGGTCTAGAAACATCACGGCTTTTACAAGTTCTGTTCTTAACTTAACATTACTAGGGTCTCTTCTTAATTTTTCACCTATCTCTCTTATCCTTTCAGGATGGGATACCTCTGATCTTAAGTAACCAGATGTGAGTCTTTTGTAAAATATACTATTTGGACCAGTTACTTCATCTAGATTAGCTACCCTATAGTATATACCAGATCTATTAAAAGTATTAAACCTACCTAATCTTATTTTGTAATATCCGTTTTCATCTTTCACATACGTGTTCTTCACGCCTTTTTCTATGGCTTTTGTAGCAATAGTTTTTACCTTTGACATATTTTACTCCTTATATAGTATTAAATCATCGTATACTCGGGATATCTTACACAAATGGGTCTACTAACATTTTAACATAATCACTATAGGATTTATCATCGTTCATAAAGAGTATTTTACCCATATATTCCTTTAAATATGTTTTATAGTTTTCTATTGCGTCTTGATAACTATCTATAATATTCTTAATAATAGATAACTCGTGTCCTCCTACTATTATCCCTTTATTTATGTCTATGATTAGAGTATTATAAATATAAGCCTTGGTAGCATATATACATAGCTGTGAAAAGTAGTTGTAAAATCTAGGATTAAGGTTGTTCATATTTCTATCATTTTCTATCATAACTCTTAAGAATCCTAATACTATAGGTAGATTCTCATGTACTAAGACTGTATTATTGCCTATGAGTTCTAAATCTGTAGTAGAAAATCCTCCGGTACCTATAGTAGTATTTATAGCAGCATTAGCTGTTTGTAATAATCTATTACCATTTTGATATGGTGTAATAGGACCTGATTCGAATACTATCGCCAAAGGTGTTATGATGTTTCTACCGTTAAGTAATTTAGCAGGTACTTTTATAACTGTTTCCATTACGTAGGGATTAGGTGTCACATTTATTATATCGCAATATTCTAAAGGTATAGAGACTTCCTGTCCTCTAACGACGTTTAAATCTGGTAGTACTTTAGCATTGATTACGTTATCAGTTATAGATTTATCTAAAGATATAACTTCAGCAGTGTAATAGTTGTATCTGTTAACGAATGCTAAGTTAAGTATATCTCTAGGTATCTCAAATTTTATATCGTTTAAAGCTTTAGTTATAGCATCCATAGTTTTTCCTTTAAAAATAACTTCACGTAAAAGAAAAAAAAAGAGAGATATTAGAGGCTTTCTATTGCCTTCTGATATCTCTCTTTTAATCTTCTTAAGTATTCCTCCTTGGCCAGGGTTGTATATTTCCCTAGCCTTTTTAATTCGGCGTCGGTGAGATCAGAGACATTGATTATTCTATATCTCTGATCTTCATCTATAACAACGTCCGGGTTCAGTAAAAGAACGCATGCAGTGGTATCGTACCTATCACTAGGTAACTTTAACAGTTCATAATCTTCCACCTCAGGGGTTATTAGTATACCCCTGAGGTGGAGGAATTGGGCATTCCTCCAGTCATAGGGGTCAGTTAAATCTAATGTGAGTAAACACTCATCTTTTTCGAGATTCCATAATTCCAAGATCCACCCGTCGCAAGTACTATCCTGATAATAATAACCTGTCAAAAATAATTTTCTCATATTCATCTCCTTTTAACCTCTCTACCGTTCCACGTCTCCTCTTCGTCGAGAAGGTCTTCTGACTCCCCTTATACCACCGGGGTTAGTCTCGACCTTCTCCTTCACACCAGAGGAGCAGTACTTGGTAGAGAGG